AGCACAGACAGAAGCCGCAGATGCTAAAGAAAATGCTATAGCAGCACTTACTCAGTTAACTGACATAGCTTCAGATAGTGTGCTAGATCCAGGAGAAAAAACTAGTGTAATAGCTGCTAGAGATGTGATAGTAGCTGAGAAGGCGGGGATAGACACACAAGCTACTGCATATGGAATTACAACTGAAAAAACTACTTATGACAATGCTGTGGGTGCACTAACAACGTACTTAGCAACATTGACTAGTCCTGTTCTATGGAGTAATCTATCAGGTAATACTACAATAGTAGGTACTACCTTTAGGTCTAAATTTAATAATGTGTACACAACAAGACAAGCACTATTAGATAAAATAGCTATTATTGCAAAGAGCCTTGTAGATACAGCACAAAGTACAGCTAATAGTAAACCAAATGTGTACTATCAGACTACGGCCCCAAGTAGTGTAGGAAGAGTATTAGGAGATCTATGGTTTGATAGCGATGACAAAAATCATCCGTATAGATGGTCTGGTGCCGCATGGGCAAGTATTAGAGATCTGTCAATAGCTGATACTGCAACTGCTTCAGCTAGCGCTAATACTGCAGCACTAAATGCTATGACTGCTGCTCAAGCTGCTCAAGCCACTGCAGATGGTGCAACTACTACGTACTATCAAAGTGCTGCACCAACAGGATTAAACTCTAGTACTGACATAGGCGATATGTGGTTTGATACTGATGATAACCAGGCATACAGATGGAGTGGGACAACCTGGCTAACAATTCAGGATAAAAGTATTGTTGTTGCTCTTGCTGCTGCACAAGATGCACAGACCACAGCTGATGGAAAGATAACTTCATTCTACCAAACTGCACAACCTACAGGAGCCAATATAGGAGATTTATGGTTTGATATTGATAATAAGAATGAAGCGCACTACTATAACGGTATGGCATGGACCACGCTTAGGGATGGTACAATTGCAGATGCATTTTATGCTGCTGAGCTAGCACAGACAGAAGCCGCAGATGCTAAAGAAAATGCTATAGCAGCACTTACTCAGTTAACTGACATAGCTTCAGATAGTGTGCTAGATCCAGGAGAAAAAACTAGTGTAATAGCTGCTAGAGATGTGATAGTAGCTGAGAAGGCGGGGATAGACACACAAGCTACTGCATATGGAATTACAACTGAAAAAACTACTTATGACAATGCTGTGGGTGCACTAACAACGTACTTAGCAACATTGACTAGTCCTGTTCTATGGAGTAATCTATCAGGTAATACTACAATAGTAGGTACTACCTTTAGGTCTAAATTTAATAATGTGTACACAACAAGACAAGCACTATTAGATAAAATAGCTATTATTGCAAAGAGCCTTGTAGATACAGCACAAAGTACAGCTAATAGTAAACCAAATGTGTACTATCAGACTACGGCCCCAAGTAGTGTAGGAAGAGTATTAGGAGATCTATGGTTTGATAGCGATGACAAAAATCATCCGTATAGATGGTCTGGTGCCGCATGGGCAAGTATTAGAGATCTGTCAATAGCTGATACTGCAACTGCTTCAGCTAGCGCTAATACTGCAGCACTAAATGCTATGACTGCTGCTCAAGCTGCTCAAGCCACTGCAGATGGTGCAACTACTACGTACTATCAAAGTGCTGCACCAACAGGATTAAACTCTAGTACTGACATAGGCGATATGTGGTTTGATACTGATGATAACCAGGCATACAGATGGAGTGGGACAACCTGGCTAACAATTCAGGATAAAAGTATTGTTGTTGCTCTTGCTGCTGCACAAGATGCACAGACCACAGCTGATGGAAAGATAACTTCATTCTACCAAACTGCACAACCTACAGGAGCCAATATAGGAGATTTATGGTTTGATATTGATAATAAGAATGAAGCGCACTACTATAACGGTATGGCATGGACCACGCTTAGGGATGGTACAATTGCAGATGCATTTTATGCTGCTGAGCTAGCACAGACAGAAGCCGCAGATGCTAAAGAAAATGCTATAGCAGCACTTACTCAGTTAACTGACATAGCTTCAGATAGTGTGCTAGATCCAGGAGAAAAAACTTTAGTACGTAAAGAGTGGGAAATATTAGTTACTGAGCAAGTATTAATAGCCGACCAGGCAGCAGGTCTAGCAGTAAGTGCTATAGATTATAGAGAGACCTTAGAGTACTTAGGTACTTACTTAAATGCGGGAGTTGCGTGGTTAGTTAGTAACCCTATAGTTCCTACATGGCTGGCAGATGTAAACTTGACGACTAACACACCTATAAACCGCAGCACCTTTAGAGGTTCATTTAGAATGTACTACTCAGAAAGACAGTTGATTCTTAATGCTATTAGTACAAAATTAAAAGAAATAGCTGATAGTAAGGTGCTGCCAGCTGATGTGGCTACCGCTATCAATACCAATATCACTACAATTGATGGTGGTAAGATTACTACAGATGCTGTGTTCGCTAATAGGGTATTTGCTGAGAATATAACTGCTACTGGCACTATTACTGGAGCACGCATTAATAGTGGTACTATTACTGGAGCACGCATTAATGGTGGTACTATTACGTCTACTGATTTAGTTAGTTCTACAATTAGGGTACGTGATTTGCAGGTAGTTACTGATGCTGGGTACCCAACAGTTGCCATAGGTACGCTGTTCTTTACTAATACCCTCACCAGTTATAGTGAGATGGTAAGTTACACTAATCTCTATGCGTACAATGCCACGTCAGTTGTTAGTACGTACGGAACTCCTATCAGAGCAGCATCATCACTCATAGGAACTAGTATAAGTATATACAGCCCTATTCTATTGTGTATTGTTACGAGTAACATGGGGACGAAGAATGCTATATATGTTGCGATATATATTGGCAGTACGCTACTTGGCACTGGCAGGATAAACGGTAGGGGAGGAGAGGTGGCAGGAATTACTTTCTCACGTACTACCAGTTATAGTAGGAATACTGAGCAGTACACTGACTCCATGTATGTTACATCATTCACGGGGGCTTTTACATTATCTGGGGAAGGACCCCTAAAGGTGGTAGTAACATGTAGGTCTGCTACGATCCAACCAGCTAATGTAACTGACAATAGAGCTTTACTCTCAAACCTATAGATGGTAAGTCACATTGTAACTATGGTATAATTACAACAACAGATAAAAGGAACAAGATATGTCACAACGAGTAGTAAAAGAAACACTACCTAACTTAGATGTAACCACAATCTATGAGTCACTGATGGAAACATCTACAGGTAAGCATAGTGCGTACATAAAGGCTAAAGAGAGCCTACTAGAGTACTTCGGTGCTATAGAAGGTAATGCATCTATAGATGGAGTAGGTATAGGTAACCAGCTCTCAACTAGAGAGAAAGCGGATATGCTTGCTAAGCTAGTTAGTGAGATGGCTGTGAGCATTACAAATGCTGCTATGCAAACTGCTGTTAGTGTAGCTAAGGAGAATAGAGATGCTCCATACGTGCTTACTAAGTTAAGAGTTGATACAGAAGCTGCTCAAGCTAATGTGCTCAAAATAGAAGCAGATACCACAGCAACTAATAAAGCAGTTGAGAGGGCAGAAGTTGATAAGCAACTTGCTGTGATACAAGGGTGGAAGGTACAATCAGACATGGTACGTGAGAATGGACTAGTGCTTGCTAACCTACCAGCAATAACAGAGACTAAATTACCTACAATAGCTATGTCGGATAAAGGGTCAAAATGGGAGCAAGAACAGCAGGTTAAGATGTCTGTGTATGCTACACTAGCTAAAGCTTATAGAGAGAGTGGTGTAATTACATGGACAGTGGACAACACTACTAATAAGATAGATGTAATTACCGACCTAGCTCCTAATACTCCAGGGCTCACTAAGGCTCAAGAAAATGTTGCTATTAGACAAGAGATAGCGTTCGATGACAACATGCGTCAGCACGTTGCAAATAGTTCAGCAAATATGGTTAGTTTACTAACTAGTACAGATAATATCGACAAGACTACACCCGCATTTACTGCGTGGTCCTTAGCTGTTGATTACTTAAATGAAATAACACCTGCACCATAGATAAGTAAAGGTAGCTACGATGTATATGACTTTTGATATAGCCTCCCCGATCGTAGGTGATTGGGTTAGTAATCTGCGGTTCAAGAATACATTTATGCGATACTTCCCCACTAAATTTATAGAAGGTGTGGAAGTGTTTAGTGAGATATCTCTACACCATACTTCCATAGACCAAGCCACGATAGACGTACAACCTACTAACATAAAAGCTATATATAAAATGCTAGGACTATCAAATGATACATTGCTTGAATATGGACAAAGCGAGATAGATGAAGCAGACTTATACTTAAAACCATATAACATAGCAGCACCTACACTCACTACTCAAGATGTAGTAAGCTACATTAATAACAATTCAGTTAAGCGAGAGTACACAGTTGTGAACGAAGGCTTACCCACAGAAAGGTTAGTGCATACTAACAAGGAGTTATCAGATGTGTCTGTTGATGTAGTGTTTACGACTAGATTATACAAAAATGCATCTAAGGTTCTGCATACTACAGGCGTGCATAGCATGACAAGTTCAGCTATAGCAGAAGTAGTACTCGGGGGAGTCACTGCTGTGTCCAACACATTCTTGCAGTATCTCGGTAGCGGTGGGCGTGGTGAGCGCATTCCTCCACATATGCCATTCTTATTTCTGAACGGACAGATAGAGTATGACACCAACTCGTCTAAAGTAGTATTCGCAGCACTACACGATACTGAAAATACACTGTTTACTAGAAGTGCTGATGTAATTAGCCAAGAGGTAATTAGCACACACTCGGGGAGCCGTCCCGCATACGATGTACTTGCAACGGTTAGGTTTACATTCGCTAGGGAAGTAGATGCCGGTGATCCAGCAGGCTCTGCTGTAATACAAGAAATACTTGATAACTTAAATCTAGTCCCTAAAAAAGTGGTAATTACAGATCCCTCTGATGGTACTACATTTACCCTGGCCTATTATCTAGGAACTACTGTGAAGTCCAGTATGGTTAACCAAATTGATGATTGTAGACATACCATACAGCCTGTTATTGGCAGCGATTTGGTGCTGGTACCAAATGATGGGTCCCATAGGGGCTACATAAAAAAGGATGTCGCGGCACTGCTTACAGGGGAACAGTTCGTTGGTATGGTGCAAGAATCACTAGATGTCGATGTATCTTGTCATCGAGAGGGAGGGGGATTCTTTATATTTCTATTAGCAGTGGCACTTATAGCAGTGGCGATAGCACTGGCAGTACCATCTGGCGGTGCTACACTTAATGGGATTCCAGCAGTAACTGCTGGGTTGGGTGTTGCGGGGGCAGAGTTAGCATTCCTCACTGGTATAGCTTTAGTGCTTACACTAGAGACTCTGGTATTATCCGCTATAGCAGTAGCCTACCAACGAGCTGGTGGCACGTATCAGGCAATGATGATAGGAAGCGTTCTAACAATAATAGGTATGGCTCAGCAGACCTTTGGGATTCTGCTTATGGCAATGGGTGTAGCACAAGTACTTACTAAGCTAGGCGAACTCGCAACTGCAGAAGCTACAGCGACGCTGGTGTCAGAGCTAGGTGCTTCTGGGACTGAGTACGTAGGCACTATAACAGGTGATATACTAGTAAATGGTGTGGTACAACCAATAGCACCTACATTAAGTAACTATGTTACTGCTACGATTGAACTAATGCTGCCTAATTTTGGTGGGTTTACTAATATGAGTACACAAGACCTACTAATGGCTAGTATAAAGAATGTTACCACAGTAGGTAACTTATACTTAGCATACGTCGCACCTCATACTGACCCAGGCACCATGCCAGATCCAGTAGAACCAGTCAGTACAGAGGCTGTCTTGTTGACACAGGTGTACTTAGACGATAACTACTGCTACGAGCTAAACACTGTAATGGAGTTAGCTCCATATAACATGACGGAAGGGCTGATTGTTAACTCATTCAATAAGTACTATAAAAATGGGTAGTTAAACTAGAATACAGTTTAACTCTGGTATACTACAAAGCGTATAACTACGATAACAAGATAAAGGATATAAAAATGAACTCAGAAGACTTCCTAAAAAGTAAAACTTACGAGGGTGCAGCTGCTGTAGTGGGCCCATGGAGTCCCTCAGTTAATACGCTGACTGATGGTGTACGTAGGGATATTGCCTCTATTAGCAATATTAAGCAACTAGGAAGCACTCCTATATATGGCGCTGGTGCTCCTAACTCTGCAGTGCAGGGCTTAGGTGTTGCTAGTATGAAAGATGGTAACTTGTACTTTGGAGATAAACTTGCTACAGGTGACCAGGTATTTACCTGGGGAGAGGCCAACCCAGAACTTGCAACAAAGATAAGCGGTGCGCAATTTGATGCTGCTGGTAATCAAGTAGGTGGCGGATTTAGAGGTAGTACCACAGATAAAGGGCCAGGGTGGGGAATGGGAGGTTATGGGGGACTATTACTAGGTGCTGGGCAACTCGGACTGGGCGTACTCAGCTACTTAGATAATGAGAAAACAGCTAAGAAGAATAGAGCCTTAGTAGACCAACAAATAGCTGCAAATAAATACGTAATGGATAAAAGTGTTAAGAATGATGCAGCAGGTACTGATGTGTATAACAAGGTGTTTGGTGATAGGTATGGTAAACTATAACACTATTCATGATAAGGATAAGATATGGCATTAAGACAGGATTTTAGTAGAATGGCCCCAAGTAATACTGGTGCTGGACTACAAAGCGCGCTAGATAATATAGGTAACATCATGGCAGCTAACCAAGTTGCTGCGGACAAACGAAATGTACGAGACTTAGAGCGAGCTAGAACCAAGGTACTGGATGATAGAGCTACCGATATATACAATAAAGGTGTGGCCGAAGAAGCGATAACAAAGAATATATTTGCAGGTGCTGCGAAAGGACCACAAGCAAGAGATAATTGGTTAACAAATGCAGTCGCCAGCCCTGATGGGCAAACATTCTTAGACTCTATATCATTGGAAGGGTTCACCAAGGGAACTGCTGAGTACAAAAGACGTTCAAAGGCGCAAGAGGAACTAGGGTCACATGCTATGGACCAATTAGAGTCTCAACCAGAGATGTATAATAGGTTAACTAGACAATATGGGACATCCATGAAAGGGGTTGAGGCAGCTGTGGTAGCTCAAGCTGCTCAACAAGCTAAAGAGGATGCATTACGTGCACAGTACGGAAAAGAAATAAATGATATAGAGCGTAAGAGAGCAGAATACTCGCTAGGAGCTATAGATAAAAAAGCATCTTTGATGAATAGGGTTGGCGGCACTGTAGTTGGTGGAGATGGTGAAACATACACTTCTAGCGGAGGAGGTAAATCTGCTAAGTTCGACCTCCAAAAGTCTAAGGAGTTGGCTGATAGCCTGATAAGTGGTCAAGGTACTGCTTGGTACAACCTAACGGATGAAAATAATGCCCCCGAAATGCGAAAAATGCTAACTGCAGCTGCTAATACAGGTGGACTAACTCCAGCATTACTAAATCAAGTAGCTACAGAATTTACGTTGACCAAGAAGAAATTAGGTAAAGATGAGATCAATCAAATGGGTAAAAGACTTGCAGAACTTGTTGGGCAGTCTGGGAAAGGTACCACTACTAGACCGCTTGATCTATCTGGTGTGGATGCGCGACGAGAGATGGCACATAGACTAGAGGCTCAAAAGTTACAGGCCCAAGACAAGTTAACTAAACTGGGAATGGGATACAATGAGCGTATGGATATGCAAGCAAGAGAAAAACTAGCACCACTATTCGCTGAGTATAGTCAGCGGGCTACGGAGAATGCTGTTCCACTTATGAGGACGCCACAAGTAATTACTAAAAAGGGTTCTAACCAGACAGTGACTACGGAGAGTCTAAACGCTAATGGTGGCGCACTTACACCAGAACAGTCGGTTGACCAATTAAACGTAGATACCAGTGCAATTAAAAAGGGGTCTGACGCTACTACAGCGGCAATAGCGAAACAAATTGCTTCTATAGGAAAACCAGAAACTGTTAAGGAGTACGATCAGTTAGAAGCCTTACGCACTCAATTACAAAAACGTAAACTTGCAGAAAGATTGAATAGTTCTGTAACACGTAGTGGTTTAGGGCCTATGTCAGAGTCTAATAAAGCGTTATGGTCTGGGCTAATAGATGGCATAAACAAGGGACTTATTAATACACGCAACTTACCTGCCGATATACTAAAAAGGTACATGGAATTGAATAAAGATGCTCGTAGGTATCTTTCTTCTAATGAAAGGGGAAGACTGGAGCGTAAAGAAAAGAATGCCTATGCGCATGATGTCCTATATAACACTAACCCGAGTGCTCCTCTGGTTAAGTGATACTATGTACTAAAGCACCACGTAAGTATATCTGTGATATTATACTGTAACTTATAATATCTACAGGATACCTACGATGAGCATACAAGACGCAATAACACAATTGGCTGGAGCGGATGTAGCTTCATCACTAACAGGCTACACAACCCCAGAAGGTCAAGCACAAATTGATGCATTGAGCCTCTCACAACAGCGATCCCTACTACAAAAAAAGATAGACAAACTCACGCAGGCAAGACAAGCTAAAGAAGAAAGATTAGGGCTCACGCGAGGGCAGCAAATTGCGCAGAGAATAGAGGCTATAGACAAGTCCAAGTATTCACCTGCGATGCTTGAATCAATTCCAGATGCTGATAGTTTAACGATGATAGGTGCAGCTAGTGGTAATAGGCTTGCTGGTGACCCAACAATGCCTAACAACTCGGCAGGTTGGGTAGATGCTCCAGAATCGTACCATGGTAAGTTCAGTGAGTCAGGTAAAGAACAAGCCAGAATAGCAAAGCAAATGCAGCAATATGGTGTGACCACACCTGAAGAAGTGTATAAGTTAAGTGAGACTGCACGACTACAAACGCTATATGATATGATGGGCAGGCCTGTAGGTAAAGATGGAAAAGAGTGGGTTCCTGGGCCAATTAAGTATGATGCAAAGAATGATCCATTGATACTTGGCTCAAAAGAGCTACCATTAAATGTCCCTGTTAGTGTGTATGATACAGGAGAAGAGTCATTTGGGAGACAGGTACAATATGTAGGAGATGAAGGTAACACATACGTGCAAAATGCAGAGCTAGCTAAGCAAGGCATGCTATATGAACCAGATACTATAGTAGCGGATACCTCCCAGCTAGGTAACAAGAGTGAGCCGAGTATACAGGAGAAAGCAATAGAAGCACTTCGTACTGGTTCATGGATAAATGAGAAAGAGGATGCCACATTTATAGATAAATCTGCCAATATTGGAAAAGGTATTGCCCATGGCATGGCTAGCGTAGCTGCATCTATTTCGGAAGCCCCTAAGAAGTTATACGAGTTATTAGGTAGTGATTATCTAGAGCCTATAAGTGAATTCGCTAAAGAAAATCCTACATATAGTAAAGTTGTGAAGTCTGTAATCGATACTATGGCAGATGGTTCTGCTGTTATTAATGCACTTGACAAAAAGTACATAGGCTTTGATGATACTAGGGTTAAAAAACTGCAAAAAGAGTTTGGAGATGCCTATGATACTGAAAACTACATAACTGGTATGTTAGGGGCAATAGTAACTAACCCTGTAGGAGCTGTTGAGCTGGCATCAGAAAGTTTTGCTTTTAGTAAAGCTATGGCCGCTAAAGGTATTGTAGCTGTACCAGCTGTACTCGGTACGTGGAGCGATAACGCTACAGAGGCTGCAAAAATATATGAGAAAGAGTATGGATTAAAACCTGAAGGTGAAGCTCTTAGGAATATAGCAGCACTCAGCGCCTTAGGTACGTTAATGGATATGGCTCAAGCAAAGTTATTATTTGATAAATCAGGTGGCACCGCCCTAGCTGCTAAAACTAACGCACTCATTGACTCGTTAATAGCTAAAGTGCCTACTACAGTCGCACAAGTAGCACTTAAGGGTACTTCAAAGCTGGCAACTCTTATTGGTACAGAATTCACACAAGAAGGAGCAACTGAGGCTACAACAGTTCTTGGTGGCACGCAAGATCTAGATAGAGCATTGCAAGATAAGTACATTAAACAAGTCTACAAAGCTGCAGCTGGCGGGGCAGCATCAGGTCCTGGAATGAAGGCTATCGACGTTGCATCAAAATATATTCCTGACGCTAACACATTAAAAGAAATACCATCTAAACTAAGATCTACACTGACGCCAGCTTCACAGTCAGATGGTGATTATGTAGTTAGTGCTATGGCGGAGAGCAGTTTACAAGACATAATGAGCGCTTCTGAGCATGAAGGTGTGAAGAAGGTACTTAGTGGGGAAATACCTGCCACTGAAGCACACCATGCATGGGTTGATCATCACATAACTGCACTGAATACTGAACTAGATAGTATGCCTGATTCTGTGACCGCTAAAACACGTGATAGTGTAGTAGATGGCTTAGCTAATGCCGTAGCAATGAAAGCTGCAATGGCTCGTGGTAAAGGTACAGCACTAAACAGCAGACCACTTGGTGAAATAGAGGCTGATGTAGTTGCTGAGCAAAGTAAAGACACTCCAGATGAAAAAGCACTATTTAGATTAAGTGTAGAGAAGGAAATAGCAGGGCTACCAACACAGTCACCAGGCACTGAACGTGTTAGTGTATCAAAAGAATCAGGCATGAGTGCTGTACAGAGTCATGCACTCAAGTTCTATGGTGGTAGAGTAGATGGGCAAGAACGAACTGGACTACTAACGTACATAGATGCACTAGAGAATACAGACCCCGATAGTAAGTTGTATGAGTACTTCAAGCAGAGGCTAAATCACTTTATAGATACTCAGAAAGTAAAATTAGATAAATTAGAGACCGCTAAGAAAGAGTATGATGAGAAGCTAGCTACATGGGACCAAACTGGGGAGGCCCCTTCCGTTGAGCTAGGGGATGGTAAAGTGTATGATGGTCGTTCCGAGAAAGGGCTATTAATTCCACAGCAAAAAGAATTTGGCATACTAAGCAAAGTAGGCGCTAGGTACATAGGTACTACTGATGCTTCGGAAGAAAGTGATACCTCTCCTGTTAGTAACGATACAGTACAACAGGATAGTACAAAGCAAAGCAAAGAACAGTCTGCTGATTATGCTGAGACAGTCAGTGGTGAGCCATCATCTGCGTACACTACAAATGATGATAGCACAGTAGGTGTAACCACAGCGCGAGCTATCGATGAGCTAGAAAGTGAGATATCAAGATTAGATAGAGAAACTATAGATGATTCATCACTAGCGTCTGCTAACCAGACTAAGATTGAGGGTATACGCAATAGGATAGCAGAGTTAGAAGGCAGCACACTTGTATCTGAGGGTGCTAAACAAATACCTGTTAATGAACCGGCTCAAGAGATAACCTCTATTACTGAGCGTAATACTGAAGTAGTAGATGCAGCTATTAATAAGGCACTAAAAGGTATAATGCTAGGCAAAGATGGTAAATTGAAAGTGGCATTTAGAAACTTTGCCAAAGCAAATGATATAAACTTAGAAGGATGTTAATATGCGATGCCCATTACAAGAGATAGCTATAAAGTACATAGCAAAATACCCAGAGCTACCTGTAACTAAGAAACTTAGCAGTGCACTGCAACTTACTGCTAAAGATGCTGACATGCAAATTGATAGTCAGCCCGCAGATTCTAGTAGTTCAGTAGAAGCGTATGTCGGTGATAAACTAATTAGCAAGATCTCACGTACTTTAGAAGACTCCCAAATACAGGATAGTACTCCACAAGAGGTAGAGCGCTTATCACAATCAAAGAGGGCTGAGCAAATAGCAGAAACTAAATTAGGAGAACAACAAAATGAAAGACAACCAGAAAACAGAACAGTTACATCAGGAACTACAACAAGCCAAGGAAGAGAACAAGTTAGTGACAATATTACTAAGCCGAGCGCAGAAGGCCACAGACAAGATAAAGCAACTACAAAAATAGTAGAGCCTGCCGAGGTAGAGTCAGAACTCATAATACAAATGCGAGCAGAGTTAGCTACAATTAAAGCTGATACCAATATGAAGTTAGCGTTACTTCATGAGTTGAGTGTGCCATACCATAGATACGGTATAGCGAAGAGCGCACAGTTAGTGGCTACGAAATTACAGGATAAATATGCTAATGAGATTGACGCGCTACGTAAAAACCTAGCTAGGATACCGGAAATATTAGATAAACAGTTAGCCACTATTAAAGGCAGAAAGCAATCGGATAGCACACAACGATTACGCCAAGAAGAAGTGGCCGTCAAACAAGCGAATAGCGCTACTAATAAAGTTACGGAGAAGTTGAAGGAAGCTACTAGTGTGGAAGGATTAGCTAAACGTAAAGACGACTTACGCAGTGTAAATAATATGGCAGCATTTACGGCAGAGTTAGAAGCTAATATTACTAAGAATAAGAAGCGGATCGAGGCGTACAATGTTGCTATAGACACACAAAAGCAAGAAGAAGCATATGAGGCATCAATTGGTGGGCAACTAATAGACGCAGTAGATACGAATAAGATGAAAAGTAAAGAGGATGTAATTAGAAAGTACAATGCAACTAATCCTCTTAAGGTTAAAGTGCCTATGAAGGCTAAAACCATATCAGAGAATCATGGGCTAGGGACACACTTTACATTCAATGGTAAAGGTGTTGACACCACTGTAATAGGTGATCTGCTACAAGACTTGGAACCACTTAACACTAAGGAACTGAAGCCACTTAAAAGCACACTGGAGACAGTAGGTAAGCTGATTAGCGCACTAGGATCACTAGAGCGTAGTGATAAGATAGCTACAATGACTGAAGATTACCATATCGCGTACGACCCAATGGCACCAAGATTTGGGAAAGGATTCAAGAACGTAAGTAGACTAATGATGAGTGTTGCAACTAAAGTAGTCCCTAATGGTAATACAGTACTCAGTCACTTCGAGATTAACAAAGATGTAAAGACAGCGATAGCGCTAGGGTTTGTGGACTGGCTCGGTACAATGGCTGCGCCAATGCGTGCTGAGGTTAGAAGTGAAGCTGATACTAATAGATTACTTCAGATAGACTCAAAGACTAAATCCACTGCAGAGGAACGGGCTAGAGTCGCTGATATAGATGGTACAGTACCAACTGCATCTGACACACTAGGAGCTGCTATATGGGACTACTTGGGGTTAAAAGCTAAGCGTTCGACGGATGTAGTGAATAGAGATCTAATGCAAGCTAATATGAAAACCGAGCTAGGATTACTTGCTATGCTGGCCGCTGAAGAAGCTGGGTTAGTTACCATAGAGAAAGGTGTACTACAAACTAAGTTATTCGGTTATACAGCTCCTGTAGGTGCTACAATAGCTACATACAAAGTAACTAGTGGTGTACAAGATGGAACGCTCAATGATGAAATAGCAAATACTACTACAGGTAATGGGGTAATCAATAGTAGTATAGTTGCAGGTAGTCAGGATATAGCTAAGAATATACTAAATACTGATATACGAGTAAGTACTGGAGTATACTGGAGTGCAGAAGATACTAAAGTAGATAGAGATTCTATACTTAATGAAGGGCTAACTGGTGAGCTAGACGCGACTACTACTGAGATGCAGAGAGATGCAATTGAAAAACAAAATGCAGATGGTCGTGTATTCAATAACAGATTCACTGATGGATTAAAAGAAGTAGGTATTGGGTACTTTGCTAAAGTGATGGGTTATACTGAGGGTGTCGATGCTACAGTACACAAAGAAGATAGAGCTGCTACACATGGTAAGAACTTAGGTATACAAGATCAACTAAAGTATTACCAAGAAGCACTGTTAGAGAGTGAGAAACGAAATAACGCACCTATGTATGCTAAATGGTACATAATGAGTAATAATAGATTTGGTATTAAGTCAAACACATTCAACTGGCAAGATAAAAAGCTGCATAGACATTCCGTAGAGAAACGTAAGGTGCTAATAGCTAAAGACAGTGTAGAAGAGCAGGTATTCAAGTTAGGTATAGCGCAAGCTATGGACGTAAGCATTGATAAGCAAAACTATGAGAAGTCAATGGAGAAGTTACAGAGAGTTACTAATGCATTAGATAAAATACTAGATGCTTCTCCAGACAACAAAGTTAAAGTTGGGTTCGAGTATATGGTAAACAATGGCATGGCCGGTGAACCTGAGTTAGCATTGCTTGGACTAGTTGAGTACATAGCATACAAAGAATCTAGAGATGCTGGAACTAAGTTCTATAGCGGAATGACTATAGAGACAGATGCAATCACGTCTGGGTACATACTGAAGATACTACAAATGCCAGTATTCACTAATGGGGGGAACAGCCTAGACATGGGCAAAGTGTATAGAGAGCTGGCTAGAGGTGGAGTGCTAAAAGAAAGTGAGAAACAGGCATATGGTGAATGGAGAAGTACTAAAGGTAATAAAGACTCATATGAAGTACCTGCTGAGTTGACTACTACTAAACTAAAAGATACTATGGTAAATTCGACAGCTATTGTGAGAGTTAATGTAGTAATGGACTTATTAGGTGAAAACTTGGATAAAGGCATATCTAGAGGATTTATGAAGAAGCCGTTCATGACATTAAATTATGGATCAGCTATAACTACCATAATTGATAGTAAGGCTCGAGAAGCCGAGGCTAATATATACAAACTACTGACTAAAGCGCATACTGATACAGGTGCTAGACAGGAGTTAGTACGTATAATGGAAGTGGCTGGTGTACATAACAGTGTAATCCATAGGCTCAAACAAGCACACAAAGATAAAGGGATGCTAGAATTCGATATGGGTGCTAAGAACATACAACTGGTTAAAGATGTGGTAATAGCTGTACTAAAAGACCCATTGACTGAGATGTTCAACGAGCAGTATGGGGATTTCATTAAAGCTACTAAAACAATCAATAGCTCATTCCAAATGATGTTCAGAGCTGCTGAGCCAATGATAAGAGCTAGAATGGATGCTAAGTTAGAAGAGCTAGGTGCATACATAAATGGTAGCCCAAGATCCCTTACTAATAGTGAGATTAAAGAGGTAATGCAAGACTTAGTAAATGTGCTACCAATATTCAAGATGGCATTTGCTGATAATAGTTCAAATATAGGGCTAATAGCTAAGCGCGGTAAAGGACAATATGATACTAGTATGGACACCAATGATCAGGCACAGGGTACGATATATGGTGTAGGTGATGGAAATACGCTCAATGCAAGTACTACATTATACAAAATGGTTGAGTCATACACCGGCGGTGCTCCAATAACAGTGCACTTCATGGATGCAATGATACAAGCAGCTGTACTATCAAAGATAGAGAGTATAGGTGTACATGATGCTAACATACTAGATGTAGTTAATGCAGTTCCAGGAACAAGAGCATATAATGAAGCTGTAGCTAAACTAGCCGAAACATATAGCTTAACAACGGAAATACTAAGTAGCATGAATAGCACAATGAATACCATAGGTATAGAGGGGCTAAAAGAGTTAGATAGCAGGTATAAATCCGAAGCAGTCGAGTTCAACCTGAACAGGGCACTGAGTGCTAAGAATGTAAATGCTCAAGTAGCTACAGCTATCCGCGACGATATGCGTGAGATAGTAGAAGCGCTGGTTAGTGATGACAAAGGCTGGCAGTCAATACAATTAGAAGCCCTAAGGGAGGCCGGACTAGGTGAATTCGTTGAGAACTTCAATGAAGCTGAGTTGCAGACTGCAACTGCTATATACACTAGCATGCGTGACCTACAAAGACTCAGTGAAGATGGTCGATACGAGCTGCTCAATAATAAGTCACTATACATAGAACATTCAGCGTTAGCAGTGGATGGTGCTAGTGTAATTACAGAAGCAAAAGCGTACGAGAAACAAGTTCCAGAGGTTAAGTTGAGCGACGAGTTCAATATACCAGAACCTGTAGAACCAGCAAAGGCTAAGACTAAAGAAGGTATACTATCTGATATAGAAGCTATACATACAGAGTTCAATGCTACTAAAGAAGCTGATGGAACTGCAGGTATACTTGGTGTACTGAATAAAATACTAAAAGGATGCTAATCCATGGCATGTGAAATAGATAAAACAATAGAACAATTCAAAACCATACTAAGCAGATCTAAGACTACTGATGTGCAGCGTAAGTTAGTAACTGCTGCACTGGGCAAGCTGGAATCGTTGGTTGCCCTGCGAGATAACACAAGTAATGAAAGTATAGTGGAACAACTGGCTAAAGTCGACACAGCTAGAGTAGTTGAGGGTGTGAAACCATATAATAAAACACCACTAACTGAGAAACCACAAGATTATAAGCAGTTAAAAAGCCTCAAAGTAGAAGTATTTGGTAAGTATGAAGGTAGTGGGTTAGATACGGGACAGTACTATAAGGGTATGCGTAAGGTAGTAATGAAATTGATAGGTCCAGAAATTAAGAGATCTACTGAGCTATCTGCAGTTGCAATTAAAAATATAATTATGGGACAACCAGCTGTTGCTGCGGAATACTTACCGTATTCCAAGATAATTCAATTCAATAGAATAAGTGGTGAGCAGATTAAGACAGAGGTAGATAGTAGGCTAGTCAAAGCAGTAGAATTAGGTGCTTTACCAGCGGTAGAGAGTACACCAGAGCTATCTAAGAAATATGTTGATATGGTATCTCGCGTGCTACGTAGTAATCAGAATGATCATACAGTCGTGCATGAACTAATACATGCTGGCTCATTTGAGTTTATGCGAGAATTCCCAGATCATCCTGCAACAGTAAGAGTTAATGAGTTATTTGAGCTAGCTAAAGCTAATATAACTAAGACTGTTAACTTCAACTACTGGAAAACTAGTACAGATGAATTTCTAGCGGAGGCATTAAGTAACCCACAGCTAATAGGCGAGCTAATAAAGTTAGAACCTACTGCTAAGTTAGATAAATTAAGTAATGTGTTCGAGACATTAGTAGACACATTACTAAAGATGCTAGGATTGAAGGGTAAAGAATTGACTAATGCATTCGAGTACATGCTAGATGGTTACATATCAATGGTAGAAGCACAACAAGCGCAAGATAAGCGAAGTTATCCAGAACTAGAGGCACTACTAGGTAAATTAGATGTAATCGTCACAAATGAAGAGTACTTCAATAGAGGACTATCCACTGAAGCTATTCAAGCAATCAAAGATGCATGTAAATAAGGACTAATAATGAATTGTAACATAGATAAAATAAGAAACATATTAGCTGGCGAAGGACTATCAGGTAAAGAACTAGATGACAGGGTAGAAGAGTATAAACAACTCAAAATACAAATGTACAATGATGCAGCTGATTCCGCAAGGGTTGTACGTGAGACCGCGTATGGTTATAAAGCTAATGGAGAGAAGTTTCATAAGATCGTGGACATACTAGGAGTAACTAAAACTACTTATGGTTATAGTATTAATGTTAACCCTACTACGAAGAATGGGGTCGACAAGATAGATGTCGATAGCTATGGGCTGAATATAGGCAATGGTAAGTACAACTTTACAAAAGGTGTACTAGATAGGATGGTCAAAGAAAATGCTGAGCATGGATTAGTAGATGGCACAACACTATACAATCAAAGTGGGACAACACAAGAATACATAGATAGAGCATTCATGGATGCAGATACGACTAATGATACAGTGCATAACATACAACTAGCAATGCAGAAAGCTGATCAAGAAGCACTAGGTGGTGACTGGGATGCAGAGCATAGTGAAGCACTAAAAGGTGTAACTACAGAGCTACAAAGACTATCGAAGACCATAGCAGGTATGAACATACTAGTAACTAAAGATAAAGTAGCTAGTATAGTAGAACCAATAGGCGAATTCAATCCTAATGCAACTGATAACAAGATCAGATTAATCAGAGGTAGTCTAGGTGAAGAAGCTAGAAATAAGTTCACTATGACAAATGAAGAAGCAATGACGCACGAGCTAGTACATGCTGCATTAGATTGGATATTCCATACTACTGACAAGACTGTTGGCCAGGCATTAAAATTGCAGATACGTGGACTGTACAAGTATGCTAGCAAAGTAGTAACTGTAGAAGATTTCATGCCAGAGCACAAAGGTGTATACACTAACATAGAGAAGCAGAAGGCCCAAGCGAGATATGATTATATATTTGGTACAAATAGTGAGATACAGACAGTAGCTGATGCTGATGCTAGACTACAGGAGTTCATGGCACATGCAATGACTAACAAAGCACTAGGTTATGCACTTAGTCAAAAGTTACCAGAGAACGTGCTAAGAGAGAAGGTAGACGGTGAAAACCTATTAGAAACGCTAAGTAGATGGATATGGAATGCATTCCAAATATTTGTAACTAAAGCTAAGAAGATCAAAGGTGAGAATCTCCTAGAAGAAACTACTAAGTTGGTGTATGCAATGACTGCCGTACAGGATAGATATGCTAGCAAAGCTACTCAGATGCAGGGTATGCCATTAGATGAAAAGATAATGGGCATGGTCAATAAGCAGACAGATAAACTAGATGCATTATTAGGTAAACCAGTTGATTGGATACTAGAGAAGACAGTAGGAGAGGATACGGGTACTATATCACCACGTAGTAAGCACACTAAAGCGGAGATAGATAAGATAATACGAGAAACACCAGGGCTAACTGCTATGTCACTAAGTAATGATCCAGTTATACAGATGGCATACAAGTCAGAGTTTATACGTGAATGGGTTGCTGAAGAAGTAGATGCTGGGCGTAGGATGGAAGCAGCTATATACGTAAATAAGCTGGGAGAAGCACTAGCTAAGAATGCTCCTAAACCGACTGATGGATACATCAAGCAAATGTACAAAGCCGCTACTACACTGAAGAATATACGTCATATGAATAAAGTAATGAAGCGTACGATAAATAATGAAGGGTTAGCTAATGTACAAAGTAAGTTATTACAGCAAATGGGATTGGGCGAGGGGTCATTTGCTGCCGCGGTAATGGCTGACTTCGTTACGGGACGTACTACGTTGGTACAAGCGGCGGATATGACTATGCAGTTCAGAGCACATATAGATAGATTGCGTGAGAAGAACTTTGAAGGTACACTAGAAGACATAGTAAATGGGTTCACTAAGATAAAGATCAATGATACGAAAAATAAGAAGTATAGAGAAGCGCTAGAAAGTGCTGTACTATCTATTGATTTACAGTCAGTTGGATTAGATATAGGCATTGATGGATTGACTAGATTAGTTAATAGTGATGATGTAATTGATGCAGAGATAACTAAGATAGTAGGCGAATTAGCTAAAGTTGGGGAGTATGCTAGCGAGATGTGGCAGCGTGAAGCAAAATCAGTCGCACAGTTCATGGTAACTGGTACCGGGTTGCGATCAAATGCTAGAAACATAGTTAATATGTATGGTCATGCCCAGTCGTTCCCTGAGGGAATTGGTAATCCATATAGTGATAGAGAGCAAGTAATTGATAAGCTAATAACACTATACGCGTTGAAAGAAGCTGCTGGGCGTGCCGAGTTAGCCGAGTTACTTGAGCAAGATCCAGATGGTGTAAGAAACTATATGGAAACTGCAAGAGGTATGATTAGAAGTACCGAAGAAGAGATGGAAGCAGGCGGGGAGCATGAGAACTTCGTTAAAGGGCAGACTAATGACCGACTAGACCCTAACAAAGATATACAGTATGCTCCTATGTATAATAGAGTCGATATGGAAGCACAAGGCTACGCATTCGTGAAACGTATGGAGATAGCTCTAGGCGACTTTGATAAGACAGCCTATGGCATGTTCTATAGTAACAATGCTGGTATAGGGAAACGTGTGGATGGTGCAGTAAGTTTGCAAAGACGTAATATTCCAGGATTACTACTAAGTGATAAGGTTAGGATGTCAAATCCACATCTAAAGGACAAAGCACTTTGGGACGTGATAGCTAAAGAGAAGAAGAAAGCTATAGATGTATACAGGAACAAAGGTGATGTGAGCATGCAACCAGTGTACTCACCATTAGGGGATATACAAGACTTCAGATATGTTATTAGTAAAGAAGACAAGGTTAGTAAGTTAGATATGAGTGTGAATGGGGTTGAGAAGTTAGGGCGATCATTCGGGCAAGTTGGCACAATGACAATGACTAATGAGCAGAATAGAAACCTAATAGATATAATTAGGAAAGATAGTGCGGAACGTGATACTAGTAGTGATATGTACAAAAACAATGCACACTTGTACATAAAGATTCAGCCTAAAGAATTTGATATGACTGATGAGGAAAGAGTTGCAGCGTACAAGCACGGTACGCTGAAGTTAGAGGATAAAGGTAAATATGGATTCAAGACGGAGGGTGAGGAGTTATGGGGACTACTTCCTCCTGATGCACGTAACTACATAATTGAGAAAAATAGAGAAGAGGACTGGAAGAGTAATAAGGACGAGAACATTAGAGATAAGCGGGATATTAAGCCAAGACGTGAATTATATGTACGTAGAGATTTAATAAACCAGCTATTCGCATATAATGAGCCAAGTATTATGGATATAAAGAAGATAGGTAAAATACCTCTTAAGGTATCCGCTAAGGTTGATAGAAACGTACGACTAGCTGAGAACTACTTCAAAGCATTTGTTGCTGTACTAAAAAGTAACGTAGTAGTTAAGATGCCATCGACTATATATGGGAACATACTGAGTAATGCTAAGTTCTTAGTGTACTCTGGAATGAGTCCAAGACAAGCGATTGATAACTTATCATTAAGTAGAAAGAGTTTAAAACAGTGGAAAGCTGATGAAGTTCTACAGCATAGATACGAAAGATTAATTGCTAGTACTGAAGGTAATGAGCGAGGTAAGTACAAGAGATTACGTGCAGATACAATTAGTAGCATGAATGCCAACCCATTGAAACCATTAATGGACGCTGGATTATTCCAATCGGTAGTTGAGGGCGTATCGTTAAGAGAAGATGATAATAATGTGGTTAGCAATGCAATTGAGAAGCAAGTTATAAAAGTTGTACCTCAAGGAACATTACTGCATGAAGTTGTCCAGACAGTATTCCTAACTAAGAAGTCAGCACTAGGTAGATTCATGGTAGGAGTAACTCAAGAGAGTGACTTCCACTTTAGAGCTGCTACTTATTGGCATGGTATTGCGAAAGGAATCCCTGAAGCTGAGATTATGAGTGATGTTAAGGAAAATTTCATCAACTACTCAAAGGTAATAAACTCAAAGTTCGTGCAATGGTTAGATAGAATGGGACCAGAAGCGTTCTGGAAATACTGGGCTAATATCCAGAGAGTACAGATAAATCGACTACGAAAGAATACATTCAAGGTACTAATGGATGTAGCCGCTCAGAAGGTTGGATTGTCCCCTGATGCCGGAATATATCATTCAAATATATTTCAATCACTCGGTAGAAGACTCAGCCCAATTGATAGTATGACCAACTTGTTTAGAGGTGGGAGTGATGCTCCAATCTTCAACTTCTTCGGCTAGTTGCGCTTCTAACGATTCGATTCGTGCATTGGCTTTAGTTAGCTGACTGGTTAGAGATGTTATCTGTTTGATAGCCTCTTTGTATTGTGTAAGTATCTTATCCAAGACGTACTATCCCTATGTCTGCACGCAATACATTACGTCTTAAGTGAGCATACTCTTCTTCGCGGATTGTTATAGTTTCTACTATACTATCTGCAAGTTGTTGTTTAAGTTGATTAGCCATCTGCTGCATATACCAGTTGTACCGTTGGGTATCTGTAAACTCACGTGCAGGACGTAGCTCTACTTGACATGCTAATCGGTTTATCTGTGGAGAAGAGTGTTCGATATGCATGGGTGCTTCCATCCCATCACGTACCAGTTCTGGTTTAACTAATAGCATAGATGTTACTATTATCGTTATGCCTAGCAAGGAGAATAACCCTAGTAACGCATGGAATACGTTAAAGTATAGTTCATAGTTATTCAATAGGTTCACCTGTAGGGTCACAGGCACGTAAAGCTACCCCTATACCTTTTGCAGGCTTTCTTGCTTTAGTGAGTACCTCGTAGTCTACAGTATACCATTTACCAATGTAACTATCTATGTTTGCAAGCATTACTCTACGTGATTCCAGATCACCCCTAGGCCTTACAGTAAACTCTCCACCTGCTGATTCACATATTAGTTTAGGGAAACCGTCTTTATCCAGCTCATAACCAGTTATGTGATACTCATTCTGAAGCATTTTTTTATACTTAAACACATCTGATGAGCGTTCATTATACTTGTATATACCAGTAGGATTACGTATAATAACTCCCTCACAACCACGAGATATTGCATTAATGTATATAGATTCAATTAATCGCTTATCTACTAATATAGATGGAATTACTAATACATGTGTAGTAGTGCAGTAATCACTAATATGCTTAAGCTTAGTGCGATGTACTGTATATGTACCTGCTTCATCAGGTAATTCAAATATACATGCTTGTACACGTGGGGATAACTCATTAGGCTTAGTAACAGCTGATTGTATATCCTGTAAATGCTCACCATGAATATAGAGTTCTACATTGAGTGAAGTTAGCGAATTAGTCTTCATTATATGGAGTATGTCAACAGTTAAGTGAGGAAGCTCAGGATATGATAAACCACCACGTGAATAAAGGGTCAAGGAGTCATTGTCTAAACGGTAGAGACCGTTAATGCCATTTAGCTTATCAGACACGTATACGTTATCTGCTACGTTGTGTAGTTGTTCTTGAAAAACTTTCACTTTCTGTGGTAAGTTAATAGCTGTAAAGTCAGCAGGTGCTTCACTTGGCAGATGGACTGTATAACCAGTATCAACCTTTTTCTGCCACTTCGCTTGTGCTTCGAGCAGTACTTGCTGTTTAGGCGTACGTTCGTTGGCGCGTCCTGCATTAGTGGTGGAGCACTGCGTCGACTTAGATTGCTCTTTGCCTCCTACTTGCCCCCATGTAACCGTGAACGTGTCATCTGATATGGTGATGGAACAGAACTGAGTAGATCCATTTTTGGTTGCTTTATATAGAACGGGCAGCTGCATCATGTAGTTCTTTTGAATGATGTGTTACAGAACCTGTTTCGGCATAGCAATCACATTGTGCTTTGTACGCCTCTTCGTGCATTTTAGTTAACTCTAAAATACTCTCTGCAATTGATTGAGAAGTTGTGAACCGTGCCCCTCTACCATGTATAGTAGTTCTACCCGCTGGTGTAACTAATACCCCTTTCATAGACATACCATAGCAACCACTCTCGTGTTCACATGGAATGCCTCCATTAGTTGGATATGGTATGTACTTAAGTGAAAGTTCAGTTATTACTGGTAGTTGTTGTATCATTGTTTACCCTTATTGAGTTTGTTGGGCTAACTAGTAACTCAAAGCCTCTGCTATCTAGCATCTCAGTTGTTGTAGCCACTAATGTTTTATCGCCAGTTTGAGTAATTCACGATTAGTGCTATGAACCGCATTGAACACATCATGTGCCTCATACCCATCAGTAAGTACTAAGTTACATACTGCTATTACATCATTACACTTATGTAGTAATGCAGTTACATATGCAGTTTCTATGGCTGTTAATCTATTATCGTTTATGTGCATAACTGTTCTTCCTCCACTTCTGCGATTTCTAGTACTGAAGATAGTTTAACATATCGCTTACGCCCACTTTCATAGAATACCTCTAGGAAAGTCTTATTGAAATAGTACGCTCTAACGTTATTATAGTTATGAGTTTCTACCTCTTTAGTTTGTTTTAGTATTATTTGTAGTGTCATTATTAATGATCTCCTCTAGTAGTGGTATAATTGATTCGTCTGGTATATCTGGTGTGTCATTGGTGAAATGAGAGTTTAGCTGTGGATATGAATGCTCAATAGCTGTAAGGAGTACGTCTACGCAGATGCTGGCACGCACATAGCCCTTATGATAGTCATGTAGCGTTGCTTGAGCATGTATCATAGTTGGTCTGCTAATAGCTTATACTCACCAGATGCTAGCTTAGCCTCTGTCTCTGCTGTCGATTCATTCAAGAACTGCGAACGAAACTTGGATGTCGTCTTAGAGAATTTCCAGTCTGCTCCTAGTAGGGCTTGTCCTGATGGTTCGATCACGACGATGAGTGAGTCATAACTATAGAGTAATCTGTACCCTGCTATGAATAGCTTGGTATGGTTGGAAGCTATATGTGTGATAGTTGCGTTAGCTAATGTTTGTAGATTCATTTGTTACCTTCTTGGTTAATTTGTGCATTTGCTTCTGTTTGGTTTTACGTAATTGTTGTTGATTATGGATGTCCTGCAACTCTAGAAATATTTCACTATGAGCCGGTTCCGCTTTCTGTTGTACATATTGTGTATAGTAAGGGATTGCGCCCTCTTTATTATAAGTGGTTTCAGTAATGTGTTTACTTATAGTCAATAGCTCAAATGCGGATGCTTCCATTACATCATCTGTATTTAGAAGTACTTCTACGTCTTTTATTAAATCAGTTGCGCTAAACCTATTAGTGTGTTGTTGCATTCTAGTGTGTAATGTCTTAGTCATTCCTATATAAACTTTACCACTTTCGAATGTTATTTTGTATACTTTATATAGCAATGTGTGCTGTTCATCTAGCCTCTTATACTTAGGATGCATTGCCCTACTAACATACCCATCACTTATTAACTCTTTCAACATTGCTGCCATGAACACACCAGTACATTCTGATAATTCCTGTAGCCTGTTCTGTGATTGTGTGGCTATTCTGATATTTCCGATTTTATAGTCCTTTTGTATGTATACAGTGTTATACCATAAATAAGCTAATATGTATACATATATAGTGTGAATACATGCCACTATCTACTACCCACGAGCCACCAAAATGTGGTCGCCGGGATTAGATTTATAGTAACGAAGCGAAGCTGAGTGTACATAAATCTCTAACCACGAGGGACTAGTTGAGATTAGCGAGTCAATGCAACTTAATTACTAATTTACTTAACAACTCGATTGTCCAAAATTTCTTGTAGCCGCTCTTCTGGTGGAACAAACCCAATAGGCTTAATTATCTTGCCCTCAGAGTCCTTAGCACCGAGCTTCTGCAGATTTGCATTATGCACGATCTGTAAGCCATCTACCATTTGGTGTGGTGTAAGGCCTAACTTGTGTAGTTCCCCAATAGCTATGTAGAGTCCATCAAGAAGTGAATCAAATGCAGATACTGGTGTAACTGGCTCAGATGCTACTGTACTTCTGGTAGCTACTATCTCTCTTGCCAACTCACGTGGAGCGTATGCTCCAATAGACTCAAGTGCTTCTTCGATTAGAAGTGCAGCGGCCTTATTAGCATCATACGACCCAGCGTGGTTGCCCCATGCTGTGTCGTTTAGATGTGCAATGTCTGAGAATAATTGGAAGAGCTGTTTTTTACTTTGCATCTGGTATATACCCCGTGCGAAGATTTGCAAGCGTAAGCAGTGTATGTGCCGACTCTGGGGAAATTGTTCCATCTGCAGATAATGTATTGATAGTTATGTCCTCTATGAGACTAATGATGTGCTCAGCCTTTCTGTAGTCTGCATCACCCGGACTGAGATAGTCATGTGGTACATAGCATGGCTCGGCTTGGCTTTCATTCCTAACTGTGCATTCGTTGCTACAGCATGCGCACTCATCTTCTGTTTCCTGTGTAAATTGCTTAAGCAAGTCCATTAGGTCTTCGCCCGATACTGATAGCATTCTTATGTTATTGTTATTGTTCATGATTTACCTTTATGTAAGTGCACGGGGAGTGCACTAAATTGTTGATTCAATAGAATCGTTCCTATGTTGGTGTGCTCTGATTAGTGCCTGAGTTACTGTGTTACGGGATATCTCTCCGTACAGTTTATGAAGTGTAATTGACTTCATAGATTGACTGGAGCGGTAACCAGATGCGGCATGCCATGCGTCCTTTCCCGTTAGTGTATTGCACGTTTCTATAACACAGTTGGAGAATTCTTTGACTTGCTGATGGTGCACATGCCTGGTATACCAATATCTATGATCAGTATCTGACCATTGTGATTTACAATCCACAGACATAATTTCACCTAGTTTCTCTGGTTTAACTGTATGCCCATGTGTAATTCCAATTAAGTTCTTACCAAATTGGTGATACATAAATACGGATGGTGTGTCGTGCACTATAACACGTGGTTCATCTTTAAACCAAGCTTGTAGGAAACACGTCACATATAGTGAAGAGTACGTATCATGGTTACCAATAGCAGAACGCCATCTAACTAGCTTATGCTTAGTTAACGCTTTCTCTACTAATGATACAGCTAGGTTTAGCCCTACTTGAATCATCTTAGCAAAGCGTGAATCAACATCCACACGAGTACCAGCTGTGGTTGTGTTCTGCTGTCCATTAGAATGATACCAGTCACCAGTGTCAATGATGAAGGCTTCTTCAGATGGGTAAGCTTGTATAACTAGCAGATCAATTGCTGATAGTAAGTCAGCTGTTCCTATATCAGAGTCGTAGTCCTCACCAACTTCCTCACCCCAAGCCAGTAGCCTAATATGGGCATCACCAATTGAGTACACGGACATAGTATCAGAGTGTGTTAGTGCTGGAGTAGCTATGGGTGTGGCTGCACGTATACGTGCTGAGTTAATGAAATCCTCAATTGCTTGTTGAAAGTAATGCAGTTCAGAGTTATGTTTAGCGTTAGTCTTGACCCATTGGATTTTAATGTTACCTTCACTATCATAAAGAGTGCTAGTACCAAGTAGTGCTAATCCGTCTTGAACGGAGTTGCCCGATTCAAGTGGAAGGCTACCATTTTGTCGAGCTCTCGTAATACGTGAAGTTATCCCGTTCTGACTTAGCTCTATACCATGCGTTAACAATATACCAGCTTGTATAGCTTTTGGTGATGGGCCGTATGTGCCTACAGCTTCAAAGAATTGTGGTTTAGTTACTTTCATTAGTTACCTTTAAATGTGTTAGAATAACTGCTACAGTAAGTTCTAATGACTGCATATTATCTATTCTGATATCGATACCATTTGGTAGACCATTAGCAAATCGTTCATGATCTTGCTTTAGTCTATTATCCCATTCTGTAAGATCAAATGAACCACGAGCCTTGGCACGAGCTTCACGAGTAGCATCATCTACATGGAGATATACTAGTATAGCCTGTTCTCCAAGCCACACTTTCAATTCTAGCCCAGCTAGTACTCCAATAGTTACTATTGAATCACATCCCTCAGGAATTGAGGTGTAAGCCGTACCGTAGTAAGCTGTATCCTCGACTCCATCAAATTGCGTTGTGTAACTTGCATATTCTATGAACTTCCCTGTATCTGCCATATTTTTGAATTCAGGCACTGTAATGAAGAAGTATGGGTTGCCCTCTACTTCCCCTGTACGCATAGCTCGAGTGCTATGTGGTGTAATGGCTGTAAAGTACCCTTTCTCTTGGAGAGCATTACTCACAGTATCTTTGCCGGCACCTGAGTGACCTGTTAGTATTAGTACCATAGACTACCCTTCGCAGCTGGAACAAATTGATGTATCTACTTTAACTTTAGTGGCCCCATTAAGCGAGCGTATGTAATATAATGCTTCTACGTCCGGGTTAATGAATGCTTCATGGTGGATATCTGAGATATCCTCTTCCTTAGCGTCTGCTGGGAAGTACAGATTAGTAGATTGGCCTTGGCCCCCACCCGTTGCGTTCATGGCTCGTTGAGCATCTGCAGCCATACGTATAATGTCACGTTGGTTGATTTCGAATGCAGTCCTGAATACAGCTTTCTCATGGGTAGTTAGCCAATCCTCGGCTTGCACAGATCCTTGGTCTTCTGCGATACGTTGCATTACTTCTTCAGTATACATTCCACGTTCCTTCATAAGAGCTAGGAATATAGGATTGATTCTGTAGACTGTGCCACCTGCTGTGTCAGACTCGTATACGTTGGCAAAGACTGGCTCACGACCTTCTGACGGACCCCCAAGAATTTCTGCAGTTGACTTAGTAGGCGGAAATGATAATCTATGTGAAAAGCGTAGCCCATACCCTTTCAACCACTCAGGTTCGCCAAGTTCTACAGCTAACCACTTAGATACTTCTAGTGTTCTATCATCTAATAGTTTAACTAATTGCTTGTTAAATATAGTAGATTGGAGGTCGCCGAATACCCAGCTTTGCTGTTGATAGTAAGTCGCTTCACCAAGCATACCAAGACCAATTGCTCTAGATTTCTCTGTAAATGCAATTGTGCGTTCAAACCCAGGTTCTTGTCTGGCTTTGATTAGCATATCCTCTATTACAGCATCAAGTAATACAGTCGCTATTTCCACAGCTTTAGTATCTTTCCATTCATCGAATTTAGTTATGTTCATGGATGTTAGTACACATGTAAACGAGTGGTCCTCATCACACATTAACTGTATCTCAGAACACAGATTAGACCCCTTAACTTTGAAGCCCCGATCCTTGTACATCTGAGGAGCGCTTTTGTTTACTTTGTCTAGGAAGAAGAAATATCCCTTACCTTTGATAAGTTTAAGACGAAGCATACGTTTCCATATATGATCAGCACGTGCTGGATCCTTATGAAATAGCTCCTCGAACTCATTAGTGATATTCCACCCGATGTTCCATGTGTCATCATCTGCTAGTAGTTGATCAACTAGCTCATCAAAGTCCGCATGTAATGGGTCAAGGTACATGCCAATGTTACCACGGCGAGAATTACCTTGGGAGATCTTCTTCATGGAGTTAACTAAATCATCTGCTGGGTGCATGATACCACTAGAAGTTCCGCCTTTGGAGATTGGTGAGCCTCGTGGGCGTACTGGGTCAAGTACAGTAGATGTCCCATAGCCACGTTGAGTTAACTGCTCAATCTCTAGGCGTGCAATGCCCCATGACCGAATCGAGTCTCCCAAGTGGCTTCCAGAACATGCTATAGGATGCCCTCTGTTGTTACCCATGTTCGTTAACACAGGAGTTGATGGGGATACGTATCCTTTCCACATCACATCCAGGAATGCATCATACCAGTTTAAGTAACCATAGTTAACTGGGATTTGCACTGCTGTGAGCTCCTCTGCACGCTTAGCTATTCTAATGTACATATCAATAGGTTTTTCCCCTACGTTCAAGTAATGCTTCTCTGTTAGCATCTGTAATCCAGATGTAGATAACCAGTTAGGAGCTAAGTTCTCACGTTGCAATTGTTTACGTTCATGTGATAAACGTTCGTATTTAGTCATTGCCATTATTTCTCCTTCTTTATAAGAGGTAGTCGTGACAGGTTTTCTGTCTTCCAACTACGTCTATAGCTGTTAGTTCCAGATATGAAGAAGTCGTGGATCTTGATAGACTTAGCACCTTTATAGAACCAGTCTGCTATAGGGTTATTTGTTATACCATATATAGTTGGCAGTTGCAGCATGGTAAGTACCTCATCTACTCGTGACCTAACAAATGCCTTAAGCTGCGCAGGTGTTATGTCGTTTATAGACTTAATATCCTTATAAACATAGTCAACAATAGCATCCTCGTGAGAGATTATCTCTCGCATTACGGTATGCACATCATCTGTATGTTGTTGTATGTCTATATGAAGTCCAGCTACTTTTGCCTCGTTGAGGTATGTGTTATGCAAAGATGCAGCTAGCATCCCATGAAGTACTTCATCGTTTTTGACAAAGTCTACACCAACTATAGTATTAGTTATTAAGTTATTACCATTGGCTTGAAATGATTTTAGCATAGCGAAGTTGCCAAATAATAATACTTGTTCAATACCTGATACTGTTGCAAGCGCTAATAACTTGTTACTGCTGAGATTGCTAGTTATACGTTTAATCATTTGTAGCTTATCACGTATAACTATGATTTCTTTTTGGTTTTGAGCTGTATCCTCTGGGTCGATATTCATCTCATCAGACATTTTCTGATAGAATGGTGCATGTACTGCTTTCTCTACGGCTGCTATCTGTGAGGCTACGCCATCAATTTCTGAATGTGGAAACCATGAAGCAATTTCTGCCCATGTGTCTCCAACTTGCTGCTCAGTAATAACAAATGAGTCTAGTGTAATACTCGCTAAGGCAAATTGCTCTGGAAGCATTCTCTGCCTAAAGTCGTTTACATCTTTCTCTACTGGTATTTCCTCAGCAGTCCACAAAATGTCTTGTTGTAGTTTGCGTATCTCTTCAGCTACCGGATATAGAATGCGTCCAAATAACGGGTTTTCTGTTTCTATAGGTAGTTTAATGCTCATGCTACTCCTCTAATGGTTTGTAATGAGTTGCAAATCGTGTCATCGGTGTAGCAGTCACTTGTTTAGTACATTGGTACAGTGCACTATCCTTAATTTCGTTAGACATGTTAGTTACCTGCAATTAATGCTTTCAATGGTGAGGATACACCAAACTTAACAACTGATTTAGCTGGTGATGTGTATGGTACACCATTTACTTCACCTGCTCTAGCTGCTTGAGTTGTAACGTAAAATTCACCAAAGTCCTGCCCTAAAGCTACAGCATTGCCTGCTAATAGCTCACGTTTAATGGTGCTTTTGATATGCTCCAGGATACGACCTGCTTCTGCTTTTGAGGAAATAGTTTCATATAAACTAATCTCTTCTACTAATTGTATTTTTGTAAATTTTGCCATATTGTGACCTTTATGTTAATTTGTGCTGTTGGATCATAGTAGCGGTTAAGCTACTAAAACTATTGGTTACTACTAGGTCTTCCGAACCCTTTGCGAGCTGCTGCGCCTCCAGAAAAACCTGCTGCTTTAGCTGCCCCACCATTTACTGCTGGAGTTGTTGCACCAGACTTCTGGGCTTCTTTCCAAGCTGCAACTGCTTCTGCATCCGTTTCTTTATAGATTACGGTAGATGCATACTTCTCAGTATCGCTAGCGAACCTAACTCCAACTGGTGTTTCATCGACAATCTCTGTAGATGATGCATTGTCAGATGGTCTGTAGAAACGTTTAACAGCAACACGCTCTTTGATTTGCTCTTCATATACTTCATACATGTATTGTACGAATACAGTGACATCAATATCAGTAAATTCTGGTATAACCATAAGCGTTTTAGTTGAGTTCTTAAATACCATTTCATACTCTTCAAGTTCGTTCTGTGCAATGCTGTATGACTCAAGATCTTCGATAATACCTAAGCTATCAAGTTGATTAAATCCGTATGCGTCTTTACCTGATTTGTCTTTGAGTAAGTTACTATAAGACATACCGTTTGTGAAAAAGTAGTTAGCGAACATTGCACCTGAGTCTTTATACTCGACTTCTACACATTTTAAGTGTGTATTGTATATGCCAGATGTAGTGATAAAATTACCACCTTCGTCACTTTTTGCTACTGCCGTTCTGTTTATAACTCTTGCCATTGTTAATTGGCTCCTTATTTGTTAGTGGCTAATGCCAAATGTGTTGAAGAATCCAGGCTTATAGCTTGAATTCAAATTCTTCTACTTCGGAATGTTTTGATTTAATCAAGTCGATGTAATCTTGTAGATTAAAATCCCCGTCTTTTGCTGTTTCACCATCTAGTGTAATTGGCATTGATTCAGGCACTTCTTCTATACTCAGAACACATCGTGCGGCTTTGTTAGAATCACGAAGAATAGCAACTCTTTTCTTGGCTTTAACTTCTACGAATACGCTGAAATCCACGACACTGAGAAAACCTCCGAGTTTGCCAAATTTACCCGAGTCTACTAAAGAGTATCTAGCTGTTTTCTCATCAAAGATTGAGTGTGAAATAATTACTAATGAGATACCATTGCTAACAATGTCTTCAAGGTAGTCAGTGAATAGCTTAATTTCACGATCCAATGCTGTGTATACTTTGAAGTTATCTCCATTAAATTTTACATTCAATGCATTGTATGCACTAGTGAATACACGTGATACTGAATCTATCGCGATAGTATCTGGGTACTGTCCTGTTTTAGCTTTATAAGCTTCTGCTGCTGCGTTACATGTGTCAATGAATGATCCCATGTCAACAAATTCGTTTATATTAATGTGTGGTATCTTTAGTGCGAAACGCTTACCATCATGTGATATAACGAATCCGTTAATCAGCGTGCTTAGTAGCTTAGTTTTACCTGAGTTAGGCTAAGCCTGATAACAGTACTTTAGCTGACATGAGGCACCTCCATGCTTGTGGTATATTGTATTTTCATAGTTATTTATCCTTATGAATTCTTATGTACGTGCAGGGTCTGCATAAAGAGTCAGAGGACATGCCGTCTACACGTCTTTCTACCACTACCCCACATTCACAATAGAAACTGCATTTAGTTTTATTTTTTTTTTATCTCTATATGTTTTAATAAACCTAGCACCTAATAGGTGCATCAGCTTATTATCAGTTTCTATTTTGTTTAGTGCTACTAATGCATCACCACCTGCTTTAAATACATGTTTACACCTATCTTGCATATCTGCGTGTGATATATGATCCTTTTGTGTACACCATTCTAAATTAGAGTAATGGTTGTTACTTGGATTATTATCTATATGGTTAACTACTTGGTAGTTTTCTATATTTTTTTTTTATAAATGTTTGTGCAACTAGCCTATGTACTTGAAAGCGTTTTACTTCTCCATCTTTAGATAACGTTACTCGCTTATAGCTACCTAGCATGTTTTCTTGTTTAAGAATTCTATTAGGTTTTCCATCAGATGGTGTTGAGTACACGTTTCCAGCTTCACTTATTGCATACTTACCTTCGTACCCCCATAATGTTCGTGTATATTATGGGAAGACTTAGTAATTACTTATAAGTGAAAATTTTGTATTGGTCTTACAAATAGCGGGTACTACATGCCAAGTTATTATTCCATCTTCATCCCCATTCCACGAACTAGTAGCTCTTTCTGCTTGTGCCGCTTGATGTGCTGTACATCCAGAATACCATCCACATTATAACCTAAAGTCCTGAGCAAGGACACTACGTAGCTCTGGCTGTTCTTGCCATAGCCGTATAGAACGTGATATAACTGATAACATGCCTTCTATGTAGTTATAGTCCTGCTCAGTAATAGATTCAGTAAGTACACGTACTTCAGTTGGGTATTGCTTAACAACTCCATACTTCTTCGTCTTCTCGTTAAACTTGCCTACTCTACCTACATTGTTTCGTGTAACGTAGATAATACGAATACGATCAGCATGGATACCACGTTTACTGTATAGGTATGCATATGTTAATAGTTGCAATCTATGCTTATATTCAATTCTGTCTGGAAGAGATGTAGCAGATGTTGTCTTGTAGTCAGTGATCGTACATTGATCGTAGGTACCAGTTAGATCAGTAGAAACTGCCCCATCTGTGTATGTAACACCAGGGACGATTATGCCATCATTAGACCCACCAACATAGATTGCTCCGTGAGATGGTGTTGCTGGGATGAGCTCTTCCATGAGGAACTCCTCAACGAATGAAGGGCGATTATGTAGTAAATAGTCATTGATTAGCTTAGTTCCCATAGTTGGGTAGTGCTCACGAATAATAGATCCGTCTACTTCCGTATTGATACCACACTGCTTATCAATGTAGTCCTCCATTTGCTCGCCATTTACTGTACCGAATCGTACGAATGATTCAGCAAAACCATGCACTACAGTTCCGAGGACACTCGCTGTAGAACCAGTAAAACTCTTCTCTCCTAGCATTAGTTCACGCCAGAATTCATTGGTGTTGGTGATGTACTTTGCAATTGATGAAGCAGAGATACGTATATCTCCTGGATTCATTAAGTTCTTGCCATCATAGTACTCAAGATCGATTTGGTTGGTTGTACTCATTGTGAGCTCCTTTTATAGTCTAGTGGGTGAGTTAGTGTGAAATAACTACATGTATTACATGTGCTACGTATGTGTTCGTGCTCTACCACATGGTTCGTGTATGGTGGAAACCCTTTTGCCGCATACGTCGATGTTTTTTAGGAATTCAGACATATTGGAAGTAGTTACGTCGCTGGTAAGTGCTCCTGCTCTAACAAATTCTTTATTTATGTAGGCACTTCCACATTTAAGGTATTTATTCATGTTTATCCTTATTTATGTACTAAGTACTTTTTGTGTATTTTGTACCCCATACTATTGCATTTATTGCGTATAGCTGAGATGGTTGTCCCCTCTGGCAGTTTGTCTGTAAGACGTTTAAGCGAATTGCGATATGTACCATGAGGTGAAGTAGCGCAGTCAGTGATTAGCTGTTCATGTGCTGTTGTCCATTTCATTCGGACTGAAGATGGCAATGGGGGTGGAGTAGGTTGATTGACTACAGTATGCGGAGTAAATGGGGTTGATTTATTTCTGTTTAATGCTGATATTCCATCCAGTGGTGGAGACGAGGCAGCATGTGTGTATCTACTAATACCAAAATTCATTGATTCTACTTTACTTTTATGTAAGTCGTCCCGTTCGGATGGTGTGCGCTCAGGTAAGGACATACTGAGCTGTTCTGGTAAGCTAGCGGTTAATTTACGAAGTTCAATTAGAATTTCGTTTAGTAGTAACTCAAGTTGGTACATTTGTTTTTATCCTGATAATATAGTTTATTGACTTCTTGCTTTGTAGCAAGTCTATAGTCATGCTTTAATGAATCGTATAACCACTTGCTGAAAACTATCATTAAATCTGTACCACCATGTCGTATAATGATTGCGGGAAAGTTACGTTCGTCCTCATACCATTTTTTCACTATAGGAGTGAGGTTAAATCTAGCGCTATAGTGGTTTGTTAGTCTACCGACAGATTGACAAGTACCATTGGCACTCCATCTATATGTATGTTTATGGTTATTTTGTGTTTTAACTATACCATATACCCATGCACTATTAGCAAACTTAAATTCACAGTCAAATTCTGGTTTGCTGAATTCATAGTGTGCTCCATCTTCTGCTGTTATTGATAAAGCGGTAGATGGCATATAAAGCGGTTCTTTAAGCCTATAAGTAAGTTCTTCCGAATATGTTTCAAAGAAAGTAATTTTTAAATCAAACCAATATCCTCGCAGAGGTTTATATTCAACTTCTACATCAGGATTAGCTATAACTGCATCAGCTATAATAGAGTGTTCTTTTAGGATTAGTTTATAATTCTTTGCCTTCATTCTAAATATAGGATTTGGTATTTTATATGGAAATTTAAGTGCTATACAATAGCAGTCATACCTACCAGTAGCATATTTCTCTTTCAGCTCAGCTATCTCGTCATGTGGAACTTCTTTAGTAGAACTTAGTTTTCCATCTACTAAATAGAGAGATTTTATGGTTTTTAAACCCATATCCCCAACTCTTCTTCCCCATATATAATTATCCCAATCAGTATCAGCTGAAAAATCAGAGCTATAATCATATAAATCAGCAATAAGCAAATTATAAGCCTCTTGAGACGCTTCTATATAGTAGCCGTTCCATCTACCGTCATACGTTGTAGATTTGTTACTCATTTGTTTCTCCAAATATAGATTTATCATGATAATATGCAATAGCGACTGCTTCTGCAAGGCCATCCTCTGCCGAGATAAACGTAAACTGATTAGGCGTTAGATTGCAGTTAGTTAGTAAGTTCTGTGTGAAGTTAATAGCTACCTGCTTATCGCGTCCTAAGTCAAGCGCCCTCTTCCATACGTGTGGTGGTACTTGTGTAATAGGAATATTTGTTAATTCAGCAATAGCTAATAGCTTGCCGAAGTTTCGGTTAGTTGACGCAGTCGAGGCAGCTGAATTACCAAAACTCATAGCAGGGGACTCTATAATTATATGTGCTTCAATGCTAGCAAGTGCGTCTTCTATGATGAAATCAACTATAGCATTACAATCTAATTCCTTGTGCGTCTTAGCTGGTGTTTTGATAATTAACTTGTAGGCACCCTTATTAGGGCCAGACTTGATTAATACCTTCTTACCAGCTTTGTCACGTGCAAATACATTAACTGCAGGTTTAGTTACGACTGTACGTGTTGGCATACGAATAACAGTTAGAGTATTGGTCTCAGTGTTAATTCTACATATTCCACCGTTAAGTCCTGGATCGATGCTAATTAATATCATTTATACTCGTTTATATTAAATTCAATTGGTGTATTTACTAACTCATATCTATCATTTAGTATTGATGCACATATATTAGTAAGGTTTCCTTGTATGGTTACACTATACGCTTCATGTATATGTCCTGATATATGATGAGTTAGATTAGGTAGCTCTAATTTACGCTTCTGTAATGAAGTTGAGCCTACATGCCGATCTTTATTATATGTACTGTTAGCACAATCTAACGTATGATATGCTGGATCATGTGCAATTAGAACTTGTGTTGTAAGTGGGATCTCTCCCATATAGTAGATAGTTCCTCTTCAGAATTCATAAAAGCCCAATCACCGAAATTATTACTACGAGGTGACCTATAGAAGTTAACTCCATCTATAGTGATGGATGCGTCCTGTAGGCAGGTAATTCCATATGAGTTGAAAAGCGCCTGCGTTTTGTCATACCCATAAGCTTCTATTTCTACTTCATGGTTACCTGCTATGCGTATCTTATATTTGAAAGGTTGTTTGGTTAGCCATTCTAGGAATGCTATAGTTTCAGTCAGTCCTAGGTCTCTACAACCTATCCAATCGCCAGCATGAATTTAAAATGTCTGCCGTGTATATGGATAAGTCTAGCTGTTCGTGTTTACCATGCGTATCATTGATTGCTGCACATTTCATTATGTTGCCGTGCTAGCTAGTATGTATTGGCAGGCTTTAAAGAACCTGTTAATATCATATGGTATCATGCACCCAGCAGATGATTTAGACTTCTTTGGGTTCTTTCCCTACTATTATCTTAGTAACTTTAATCTCATAGCATGACTCCTCAAATATCTAGTCATCATAGAAGTGTATTCTACATAGGTGCACTAGCTCATAAATGTTAATAGATTTATAGGTATACACACCGTTTGGTATGCTCTTAATTACAAAATCTCTTTTATCTAAATACCTAAAACATACAGAAGTCCCATCAATTTAAATCATTCATCTGTGGTTATAGGTGGACTACACTTGGTCTTAATACTGCTGCTATACCCAAACATGCTTTTCATTAATTCTGAGCCAGTAGCAGGAATCACATTAAAACCTAATACTTCACTTAGTACCTCTTTACTTATCATCATTTATCCTTCATAGTCCGTGGTGCGTACTCACCAAGACATTTATAGTTACGGTCATGGCCTACGAATAGGTGAACACGTTCAGATGCTCGTGAGATAGCTACGTATAGTATACGTAGGTAGTTATTAATGTTCGATGTGTCCATTATATGCACCAGGTCAGTTACATCTACAAAGACTTCTGGAACAGTGCTACCTTGAAGTGAGTGACTTGTCGCCGCAAATAAATGATGACAAATACTAAAACTATCTTTAGCAGCGTAGTATTCCTTCCAATTACGTTCGTCTGCTAAGGCTTGTAAGTGGTTCATAAATTGAGTTTTCACCTTTGGAGTATCAATTACACCTTTGTCAGTTAGAAGCGACCAATAAATACCACAATCCATTACATCCTGCACAACACAGATAGCTCTGTTAGGTATAATAGTTTTACCGTCTATGATAATAGGTGATGTAGGTTTAACTATATCCCCAATAGAGTAAGTATCTTCTGATTGTACAATATACTTTTTCACATTAGAATTATATATTTTAACTGTTTTATTCATGAAACACGCAAATACTTTAGATGGTTGAGCTGTGTTACGATATGCTTTCAGAAATTCACAGTGATTAGTATGCACAATTAGATTAGCAGATGTCTCTGGCAATTCTGGAAGTACCTTGCTATTAGCTTCAATAAGTGCACGGATGGTTAGTAGATAAGATGAAATATCCGATCTAGTTGAGTCCTGTCGCATGTTGATAGTTAGCTCATAGCTAGGGTATCTATCAAGATTAGCTGAGTTAGGAAGTACTAATTGGATAGGGTCACCTACTAGTATTATCTTGGACTTAACACGCGCTTCCTTGAGGTATACCATAAGTTCAGATGTAAGCATAGACACTTCATCGCAGATAAGGTACTCAACAGGAGGCCGTTCTTTAGCATTCTCCATTTTGAGTAACCTGTTACCACCATGTCCATCTGGAACTAAACGCATACCAAGATAAGAGTGAATAGTCATGGCTTCAGTTCTGGATCTGTATTTATCAGGAATCATGTTCTGTAAGGCTGCCACTGATTCATGCGTAGTACCTGTTAATGCTATAGTGATTTTGTTGTCAAGGCAGTGCTTAATGAATAAAGCAGTTGTATGTGTCTTACCAACACCTGCTCCACCTGTAAGGCGACAGATATGCGCATCTGAATTAAGCAGTTGTGATAGTACATCTAGTTGGTGGGGTGATGTACCAGAGATGCTCCACTGCTTAGTTGATATTTGTGCTGACTTACCAGTTGGTCGTTCGAATACGAATGGCTCAATTTGCATTATGTTCCTTTTGGTTTAAATTCTGCGCAACCGAAGTTTAGCTCTATACTGTGCCCAATATTAAATACTGTGCAAGTTTGTTCTTGTTGATGTGCACAGTTAACACAACGAGAGACTTCTAGATCGTTGCACTTAGCTCTGTCGTTCCACCCACGTGCATAGGCTTACCATGCTCGCACCTGTGATAATAGTGTGTTTTCTAGCCGTTGTTGGTCCATCGGTATCTCCCAATACTCATTTATCTCCTGTAATAGTGCTACAATAGAGTCAGTAGGTAGCCCAAGCTCACGGGCATGGTATGCTGCTCTGATTAGGTTACGAGATCCATTATCAACACATTCAAAGGCATATTGAAATGTACCAAAGCTATTTTCTAGTAACTTCTTCTTCTCTCCATCCGTTAATTCCTTAACTGGACCTGCGGTTACTTGAGCAGCTGCGAATAGTATGTGGTCCTTGATTTCCAATGGAGATTTATCTGTAACAGATAGTACTTCTCGCCCACCGTAACAGAATAGCACTTGTGCCTGTGGTAATGGATCATGCTGGACACCTAAATAAGAGGCTACTGACTTCATGAAATGCTTCCATAAACGAGGCTCGATTTCAAGAGTTGAATCCAATTCCACTGCTAAGTGGTACTTGTAGTTATTATTGTCATCAGAACCACGTACTAAATGGTGGTTAATATCTTGTAAGATAAAGTGCACAGAGTCAATTGATAATGTAGATGTATCTATGTCGAATAGTAGCCAATTAGTTGAGTTGATTAGATTCTCCTTTAGGCGTACTCCACCTTCGAAGATATAATTAGATATAGCACAGTTAGTTGACATAGCAATAGATATGTCAGCGAACGATGAAGATACGTTCTGATATCCGGATTTAATTATAGATCCAAGATACTGCTTATAATCATCTTTCGCTTTCTTCTGCTTAGCAGCTGGTAACGCATAAATAGCTAAGAATTTAGCAGACATGTCATCACGTATCTCCAGGTATGATGTATTGAATGCGCCGAGTTCAGTTTCCTGTGTAGATACAGGTGTGAGGCCCTCATAATAAATACCATCTTTAGATGCTGTATAAATGCCATTTACGTCATAGCTGGTTGCAGACTTAGCTAATTCGTTGAGACGGGCTTCTGCTGATGAGCTAACATACCCTAGTTTACGTAGGTTATGTATAGATAAAAATGCCTTACCATGTTCAGCTATAGTGTGCATGAAATCAGCGAATTGCTCGTACGATTCCTTGATTAGCTCACGTTCAAATAGCATGAGGTCGTTAGCGAATATCTCTAGCGTATTGATCGCTGCTACGTAGTGATGTGGTTCAATCGTTGACGATAAATCATAGATTGCATACACAGCAGATAGCTTAAGAGCACGCCATTGATAATGCTTACGCGCTATTTCAGATATAGGGTACATCTTAGGTACTAATTCAGATTGTTGTTCGTTATAGGTTAAGTATGTGTCGAATAAACGTACTGTGGACTGGGAGAGAGTAAGTGGTTTCGTAGTTGTACTAACAACTAAGTTATCTATACGCTTACTAAGCACATCCTGTGCAGTTAGTGTAGTTTGCTTAATATCCTCTTCTGCATCAAATTTTGCCTCCATAGATGAGTATGTAGTGATAGGTGTAGGTTCTGGGTTAAATGAAAAATTCCCCCTACGTGCTAATTGCGCAGTAAATGCTTGCTTAAACTGTTCTTTGACTTTAGGCTCGTAGAGAATAACTGATTCAGTGCCAAACATTAAAGCACTTACTGGGAAGCCAGTTATTTCACCTACTTGGTTAAGATCATCTTTGACGATTGTTGCAGGTATGTTCCCAAGATCATATGACTTAGCTAATAGAGTTAGAATTAGAGGCATGTCTTTGTTAGAGAGGAGGTCAGAGCCTACTTCAGATGTACTTATATAACCAGCACCAACGGACCCTTCTGCAAGCATAGCAAAATGCTGAGTCATTCCCTGGAGTGTACCAAGTTCAGGCATAAGTGGTCGAAGTACACGTAGATACTTATAATAGTTCTCTAGTTCATCTCCAGAGGCTAATGCTTTCTCCTGGGCAAGGAGTTTAGCATCAGATTCACGTTTAGCTTTGATAGTATCGTAACCAGACTTTAGCGCAATACGTACAGCATTAACAGATGAATCCTTAGCATCACCTGAGCGTGCTAGGATAGTGGATATCATATTAGTTGTAACTATCGATTTAGGGTCAAATTGGATAGGTTTACGTAGGTGTGAAGCGAATGTAGTAAGCTCAGATATGGCAATAGCTATCTTCATTTTATGTTTAGCTTTAGTATTTATACATGCGACTGCATCTTGCACTATTGCTGGTATTTGTGGAACTAACGCTCCTTTCTCACGAAGGTATTGCTCCTCCATTGTTATCTGACTCATGTATACCCTTTTATTTATCTGTTGTTAGTAATATATCTTTAGAAACAGTAAAAGGTACCCCTACTCTTTCTGAATCTGTGTATTTAGATTTAGATACTCCCCATGCTCCGGACTTAGCCCACCCATGTGAATGTGTAGCATCATTTGGATCTTGCGCTAATGTCGCCTTTTTGTATAATTGTAATAAACTATCTTTTAGCTCATTTACTGTTGGAAAACAAATATCATTATTAACTAGTATGCGCCAGTTTAGTATTTCCATTTCTTTAGCTACTGCTTCAAAACCTATTGACTCGAGTGCTTCTTCTATTGTTGTAAATTGCATGCGTGTATTCCTTTTATTTGTAATAGCTGTTGAATTTAGCTAGTGTGATGTTGTAATTAGTATCTAAGTTAAAACAATTATACCCTGTGTCTATTAGATTTTTCAATCTAGCGTATAGTCCTATATAGTTTTGACCTTTCACATCGTCTTGTAAAAAAGTAGTATCTTCATTCCAAGCAAAATTGCCTATACTACGTAAGTATGTTAATGTTGCTAAGTCCTTGTCATCATCTGTTTTCACCAGATTGTGTGTATTACAATCTGGACCATTTTCTGAGTGGAATATTAATAATTGTTCCATGGTATACCCTTTTGATTAATTAATTAATTATAAACTTACTAGAACTTCTACTCAACTACAGGTGCAGTAGTTACAAGCTATCCCACTCTGGGTTTGTAGAAGTTCTATAAGCTTATTTGTTGGGGCAAGTAATTGTTGCTTGCCGTACTACTTAATAACCGGGCTACATGTTTACCGGAACCTCTATGTTTATTTCTAATGTACGTCGTACTGTGTTAAACCTATCTTTGGCTTACCATGTACATGATAAGTTAATCCTAGTGCAATAGATGCTTTAGAGAAACCTGCAGATAGTATATCACATATAGCAGGAGCATTATCAGGCATTGCTTCTATATTAACAGCATCATGAATATTAGCGACATACCCAAAGTCTCTACCATGTATAAATCCTGCTGCAAGTAACTCTCTGTTAATTACTACTAGATAGTACTTCATAAAGATAGCACCTGCATGTTGTAATAAAAGATTGCCTGCAGAATGAGGTGAGCGAGCTTCTAGATGATGACCATATAAACCTTTTAGTTTATTAGCTTTAGCTAGCTTTTTAGTATTCTCTAGGAAGTCTTTAAGGCCTGCTGTTTTAGCTAAGAAGCTGTTAGCTGTTTGTGTCCCAAATATTGTTTGCAGGATTAATGTCTCAGTATATGGGATTAGTTTATCTTTAGCTATTGGAAATAGTTGTTTACCATCTATAGTAGTCAATCGTTTTTCAACACTTTTCTTTGCAGTATCATACTCAGCTTGTGTATAAACTAAGTTGTTAGCAGTTGTATTTGTCCATAGTCCCCAACCTATTCTAGTATTACCAGACCCATACAAATATCCATAAATAAACGTCTTCGCTAGATCTCGAGTTGGTAAGCCAGTTGCTCGCTGATTGATTGAGTGAATATCAGTTGGTGGTGACGCATCTTTATCCCCTGAATCAACTGATTGTGCATAGAAATAGTTATCATATGGCCCTAAATAATGACCAAGCATAACTAACTCAAGTGCATCCGCATCTACATCAATTAATACTTTTCCGGGTGCAGCTCGCATTAACTCACGAAATTCCTTTGATTTAGGTATCTGTGTAATATTTGGGGAGGAATGACTCATACGGCCTGTATTAGTTCCGAGTGTGTCAACATTTCCTCTAAAACGATTATCAGATGGAAGAAGTTTTAATAATGAATTATCCCCTTCTGATAATTGACCAAGGTCTTTCACTACTTTCAGGTAACGTTTAAGATCATCAGCATCACTAAGTTGCATCTCTGCTAATGTATCTGCATCAACCTTTGGACTACCGTTAGCTGTAAAGATAGTAGGTTCCCAATTATAATACTTCTTCATCCAACGTACTATTTTCTGCCGTGAACCAGGTTCAAATGCTACGTACTTAAGCGGACAATACTCACCTTCGAAGTACTGGTATACAAAACGCAGTGGGAATACTGACCATTTGATTGGTTTAGATGGTAGTTTGATTTTACCATTCTTGTAGTAAGTGTACTGATATAGCGGGCTAGGTTGCTGTAAGTTAAGATACCACATTTATTTATTTATCTCACGTATAGTATTTAATGCTTTAGTTCGTAAACAATGTTCAGGATGTGAAATATCTTGCATAGTTTTAGCGGATTCATTTTTGTTATAACTTGTTCTACTTCCACATAATGGGCAAAGTGAATAATAAGGCCCATTACTATCATCATCTTCTAATGGTTTGAATGTTTCGTCAAACTCTTCTACTGTGTACATGTCTTTATATGTTGTCATTTTATTTCCTCCACGTTCCAACCATATGTAAAATCAAGTTCATTGCTAATTTGATCACCTGCCCAGTAGTCCATATCTGCTCCACTATTGTATAGCTGCTTGGCTTTAGTTATTGCTTCGTATGGTGAGGATGCTTCGACATCTAGATTAGCAAATTGTGCTTCCGTTACTAAGAATTCAGGGCGAACTCGATACTTATGAAGTGGGTGGGTACTAGCTATTTCCTGCTTGCATGTGTTTAATTCTGCTAATAGCTTAGGATCAGTGAACCCTTTCTCGACTACAGTGTGGAGTGCTTCTGTGAGATGCTTGATGCGTACGTTGAGTCGCTTGTTCTTTGCTTTATTCCGCCTAGCTGATAGTGAACGTGCCATTGGTTAATCCTCGTCTGGGTCTGCATCTGGTTGAGATAGTAGTGCGTTGTTTAGTGTAGTAGGTCCTCGCCATACCCAGTATCCCCCTGTGAAATATGGATTATACAGCCAAGTCCTTACTTTACGTGCCTTAGCAGGAAGTTGCGTATGCGGGAATGCTACTATTTTCGGCAAATACATAGGCTTGTACTTAGCTAGTAAACTACGTTTTATAGTTAGTTGTTCATATAACAATGAATCACGTAATGCTTCAGCTTTTTGCTTATCAAAGTAGAAGCCATATTGTATTTGCTGTTGAATAATAGATGCAGTTTCCATCTCAATATTAATAACATGCTGCTCAGGATAATTAGGTCGAGTAAGTAATAATTTATACAGATCACGAGTTACTTCAACGTCCTGTTTATTGTATATACACATTTCTTCTGATAAGTGTGACCAGTCGTGGAAATCAATCTTCTCGTTACCAAGACGTAATCCAAATGCTTCTAATCCAAATGATCCTTGTAATTGACGTATAGATGAATCAAGGCTAATATCCCACCCTAATGATTTATCAATCAGTAGTAAGGCATCTTTTGTATATACTAGTTTAGATAATAATAATGTATCAAGTTGTTTAGCTACTAATGGAATACCAGATATTTGCTCAATGACTGGTTTATCAAATTTGATTGAATTATGTCCTATATTAATTTCACATGAATTAAGTATATTAATGCCTTCTAGTATTGAACCATCTGAGTATGAGGTTGGTTGAGATGTGAATACTTGTGGCTCATCGTCGTTGATTGCTATAGCTAATGAGTGTACGGTATTGATTGTACGTTGGCCTTCTAGTCGGTCAATTCTTGGTGTTTCAATGTCAAAGTAGGCTACGCTCATTTGTTGTCCAATACCCATTGGCAAGCCGCAAAGATTGCTTCTGGCTCTGTGTCTGCTGTAAAACCTTCTACTAATTCTTGTGGGTCTTTCAGAGTTATAATGTTGTGTGTTAATATGTGTGCGTATGCTTTTCTTTCTAAATGCCCAAAGTCAGGATTACCATTGTTACTTTGAATATACCAAGAACCATACCCACATCCAATAGACGTATAATTGACAAACCATTCTTTACATTTATGAGCTAGTTCATAGATATTAATTTCACCATCGTACATAAGGGAAGTTTTTAGTATGCAACCATTGCTAAAGTTATACCTAATTAAGTTGTCTTCAACTTTAATCCTAACAATAGGTACTAAATACATAGCACCATTGAACTCTTCTTGGTTATTGATAACTTCACTAAATAATTCTTTACTTATCATTGTTTATCTCTCTGTATTTATTTAAAAATTTAGCATTATGCAGTTCATAGCGATGTCTAGTAGCTGCAATGTAGCAGAGTTTAAGTGTTTCTATTTCCTCTAGGGTTCTATCTTCAGGTGGAATAATTAACACTTTAGACACTGCTATATTTATATCGTCGTCTAATGTAACAGAGTCTAGCGTTAAACCCTTGCTTGTGTGTGCGGTCATCAACACGTGTGGCGCATTAGACTTAACATGTGAATCAGCTGCTGTATATGCTGTTAACACCTCTTGTGGCGAGTACTTCATCAGTAAAGTATTTGCTGCTTGAATGGCTTTGTTAAACTCATTCTGCCGCAGTACGTATGTACGAAGAGAGTACGTAGCCTGTAATGTAGCGGAACGCCCCCATTCATCTGCATCGGCTTGTAAATGCTTCAGATTTTGGTTATACTGTGTATTGCCTGGTTTAAGGTAGATAAGTGCTAATGGCCATAGGAATAGCTGAGCTACCTTTGTCTTTGACGACAGGCGAAATGGTACACCTTGTGATTCCAGTTCGATCATTTGTGCGATTAGTGCCGAGTTCGTACGAGTAATATATGCGCTAGTACCTATCTTGTAGTTAGATGGATATTGCATTCCTTCAAATACCATGTCAGGTGCGAATGTGTCTCTACAGAATGCTTGTACAAGTTTAGCATCCTCTTCATTAACACGGAAGGACTTAGATAATGTTAGATGTAATCCTTGGCCCTTATAGTAGTCAAAGGCAGATACTAAGTTCATAAAGCCAAATACGGATTGATTAGAGTCCCCTATAATGATTTTTAGCTTAGCAGGAGATTTATTGAATATGTCTAATGAAATTTGTGTCATATCCCCTGCTTCGTCTGCAATGAGTATATCAAGTTCAGGAAGAATTATTGTTCCATTCATAACTAGAATGTGGTATAGTTTAAGATAAAACGAGTGTGTTGTATTTATTTTACCATTTGCAATTAATTCCAGTATAGTATTGACTGCTTTATACATAGGTGCTGACATTTTCTCTGATAGAGAATGTGAGTATTGGCGCAAAGATGTGTACTCCGAGATACAAAAATCATCCACATATCGGATTGCATCTGATACTAAGCGTGTTGGTATCTTAGCTGATTTAGGTATATCACGCCATGTAATGTAGTCGACTATAGGTAGTTTAAGCCCATATTCCTTGAGAGTCGCCCTAGCAGCTTTCTTGTGTATGTTCATAGCTTTGCAGGTATGCCCAAATTCGATTGATGCTTCTGTTGCATTAGCCGCACCAAATACGGTGTATTCTGCTTTAAGGTCAGGCTTGATTTTATGCCAACGTTTGATTGCTTCTGTGACAGAGGATGATTTCGCTGAACCTGCTACTGCTTCTACTATGATGATTGGTGAAGCTTGTGTTAGTACTGCCTCAAAAAATACTTCTTGTTCATCTGTCCATATATGTCGCATGGCTAGTAAGGTATTTCGTCAAAGTCATAGACGAGATTCATTGCTTCTAATTTAGTTAATGGAATAAAATCTTCTAAGTTACTAAATTTATTTAGCACATCTATTTTACCAGTAACTACATGTCTACATAAAATACCGTCTGAAGGTATTAAATGAATATCCCATATGAATTTAGTGGGTATTACCTCTTGTACTAATGTGTAATTAGATAGTAAGATTTGTATTAACATGCAATTCGGTACTACAATCTGCTTGCTATTATTATCAGATACCCATATTACTTCACCATATGGTGACGAAGATATAGCTTGCACAGTTACTTGTAACGTGTGCTTATTATGTGTCCATTTAGAACCAATTTCAACTAATGGTCGAGGCGCAGCTGTTATTGTAGTTGTAGCCTCTATTTCTATGGGTTGTATTGCTTTAGCCACTATAGGCTTATACGCTTCAAGTTGTTGCACTTGAAGTACTGGTAGGATATTATCTATACTTAATAGCTGAAAAGTTCCTCTAATGTTGTGTTTCTTAACATTGATTGTAATGTACCTGTTATGTATTTCATGTCTGCGGTTTACTAAGTTGGATGGAACAGCTACTCTATAGATTGTATCTGATTGTCGCGCTCTAATTAGCATAGAAGGAAATTCAACATTTAGATCCCAAATATGACATGCTACCACTGTGCTATCCGTGTATGGTAGGTCTATATAGGATGTTACATAGTCTACAGTACTGGTAGCTGTGGTATCTGCTTCAGATATTATAGAAATGAAGTGCTTATTGGCTGGTGCATAAAATTCAATTTCAGCGCTATATTTAATACCTATTTGAGGATTAGCTTCTCGCCAACGTTTACCTACTGGCTTATTAATACGATATTGAGCTGTATCTGAATAGGCAGCTTCAATTTCAACAATTAGTTCTGTGTTACCAAACCCGTTCAACTCTTCACCTAAAATAGTGAGAGTAAAATTGGTCGGATAGTAAGTTGCTAGCTGCGCTATTGGTGTTAATGGTATTGTCATGGTTATTCCTTGTGTGAATGATAATATATACGAAAAATTGGATTAATAGTTATTATGAGTAAATGCTCATTGGGCGTTCTAGTAATAACTGTATTTATACTTGCTTACTTAATGAGGCGAAATGCTATCTAAAACAAGTGCTACAATTTGTTATATACTATCTAGCAAGAACATACAAATTATCGACTTGGAATGTAGACCCACCTATGATTTCACAAACCATAGGTGGGTGGAATGGGTAGTCGTTAAATTGCATTTATTCATAATATAGTACAGAGACGATACGTCATCATTTACTATGAGTTGCAATTGGAAGCTATGCTCTTGGGAGATAGTATAAGTGTGGTATGTACTAAGAGTATACAAAATTTTGGTACTGCTGATATAGATATCAGAGGGTAGTAATTTCAGTGCAGATTGGTAATTTCTTCTAGAAAATACCAAGCTAACTGGAAGTTACGGAGCCGTTGATATCTATATTTATTCACAATAATTCATACAGAGGCGAATCGCCATCATTTATTGTAACATATAGATCGGTTGGAGCTATACTCTTAGTACATAACACAATAAAGCGTTATGTTAGTGGTTTGTACTTCTTAGGAAGTAGATTACGTGCCCATGTAATTAATCCACCTAGGCTATTTCCTGCTGATTTACGCTCAGTTGGCTCCAATAATTTGTTCTGAGAATTATGTCTTGCAGCACGAATCTTTCGCATAGTTGCACGAGTTGCACGTACTTCCGTGTCACCTACATTCACACCTAGAATGCGACGATACCCGTACTTAGTGTACTTAATTCGTGTCTTCTTTGTGTTAGCTGAGAAACCGTTGTACTCTAGTATGGCGTATACACTATTTATTACTTCATTGAGTATTTCATGATCATCGTCGTTTACAGATATCTGGATATCATCTGCGTAAATAGTAAGTGCAAAACTAGTAAATAAGTCATCTAGTAGTTCATGTATTTGTCCTAGTGCAGGCAGTAGTGCAATATTTGCGAGTAAGGGAGATGTGGCGAATCCTTGGGCAGCATACCCCTTTATATGAAATAAGCTAGCGTCGTATAGCTCAGTAGGTATCATAGTGTGATGGACTGTATCAAAGAAGTTAGATATGTCCATCATAATTGTTGCTTTATAGCCTATATGTAGGGAGGCACCAGTAATACAGTTACGATTACGGAGGAATCCATGTGCTACATTAGCTAGTGGTGTGTGTGCCACTTGGGCGTAGAAGTACTCCTCTAATCCCTTTAATTTAGAACGTTGATATTTAAGCAGTGCAGGTGATGGTGCTGTTATTTTGCGAAAACCTCCTGAGCGTTTAGGGATTTTGTATTCACGATAGCTTCCTGCTGGAAGAGTAAATTCATGTGTAGACTTATATCCAGGAAGCAAACTTTGTAAGTATTTACCATTATAGGATTCTCTACTACACCCAATAGCACAATCCCCTCCCATAGCTTCTGCTGATTCACTCTTAGTTAGGTTAGATTCTCTTGCGGTTTCTTCAGTATAATACTCAGGGCCAATCATAACTGTGAAGTTACCTGTTGTATCTAGGTTACTGAAATCTATATCAGAACTTGGAGCGTCTCCTGTTCGTTCTATAAATTGTTTTTTTGTCATTAATGTTCCTTTATTAGGTAGTGTAGCGCTTAATTTCGCATATATGCAAATTTTGATCTGTATTGCCTGAAACCAGGTGATCGATGCTGTAATATATAGTTTTCCACCGGACGTAGTCGGTGGAAAACTATATTTATTCATATGCTTGTTACAATGGCGATTCGCCTATATACCATATGAGGTATAGTTTATACTATGCCATATATGCGTAACTAAAAACTATGTGTAGTACTAATACTTAAAAGCATTAGTACATTCGTTTATAGAATCCCATTAATTTCTTACTAGGGCCTACTGTCTTTGACTCTTCACAGATGTAACATACGTTAGTATGCACTGTGAGAGGGTCTGTATATGTTGGGTTACGTGAGTACTTGTCTGCACAATCAAAGCAGATGTATGGACTTAGTTTGCCAGATGCACATTCTTCTGCACGCATTTCTTGTTTATTGTTCATTGATTCTGTCCCTGATTTCTTGTATGCAGAACGTCATCAATTGCAGCACTAATAGCCATCATACTTAGTACTATATAATCCATTGATTCCTTTAATTGTGTTGCGCTCATAATTGCTCCTTATTAGTAATTAGCTTACAGAATATAAATATAGATTTCCAGTCGTTGTTTGCTGCTAGCTCATCGTCTGTCAGCCATACTATGCTATTAGTAGAGAATTCTTCAGATGCAGCCGGGTGCTCGGCTTCTGTAAGATGTGTTTTAGGAATGTCAGTGACATCTACTAAAAACCCATGTGCTATCTGGTCCATTTGAGTAGATACCATTGTAGACCCTACAAAGTGTACCTGCTCATCAGTTACTACATACCCAGCTTCTTCTAATACTTCTGTGATAGTAATTTGTTGAGGTGTGGTTTCTGCAGCCATTGAACCACCAAATGCAGTTGTTAACATAGCTGGTTTACCTAGACGATGATCGAGAGGAGGCTTAGATTCATTGATAAGACCGAAGGGCTTATCAGAGTTACCGTCATGAAGAATGAAGAAGATACTGTCCGTACCTGCTCTAGTGGCATACTGATAGTAACCACGTGCTTGGTTGATAGTTATGTACGGCTGACCATTTATTGCTTTGGATGGTGATTCATATTGTGTGGTTGGTGTGTGCATTGTGTTCCTTTAATTATGGTAGAGTTATAGCTCTTCCCATCCGTCTTCTTTCATTTGCATTTTATGTTGCCATACTGCCTCTGATAAATCCTCTGGGCATTCATTATCAAGTGTCATACTGTCTAGTTGCCTTCTTGTGCCAGAAGTTGTCTTAAGTGCATAAATGCTTATCCAGATACTCTCTTGGTCTGCATCTACTGTGAAATAGAGCACTTCTTCTGGTCCAAGTTTTACTGTGTACTCATCTTTCTTGAATAATGTATATTTGCTCATTTAGCACCCTTGTCGGTTTGTTGGTATTGGGCATTAACTGATTTCCAATATACAGAGTAACCACCTTGGTTTTCCGGTAATTTCCATCGTTTAGCCATCTCAGATATACCAGTTTGTGGTAATGATAATCCTGCTTTAGCCAATTGGTTATTAGTGCACTTAATTAGATTAGCTAGCATTTAGCGTCCTTGTATGTAGTCATAAACTAATGGATGTAAGAATTGTTTATTCGATTCGATATCATTACGAATAGATTGCGCTCTGATTTGTATGCCACTGAGTGGTAATTTAGTAGTATGCATACCAGCTATCTCGTATAGTTTGCAATAAGATTCATTGGTATAATCAATTCCACGGAAAGTGAAATTAGTTAGATCCTCTAGCTTCTCATGTAGGTAGATTGTAGTTTCAGACAAGTCATCAGTTATAGTTAGCTGTATGGCTTTGCATAGTCGATAGAGCCAGTCATCCCAATCAGGTGAATCATCTAGTGCTATACATTTGATATTAGGGTAAACTAAACGAATCATGTGGATTCGTTCAAGTGGGTACCATGGGTTACGGTCGTCATGCATATCTGATATAAATACTGTATTCAGATTGGATAATAAGAAAGGGTCCTCTGACTTATCTAATGCGATTAATTCTTGCACCATATTGTAACCACAATCGAATAAAAGATAATCATTTTCAGATACTTCAATTAGAAATGATGCGTTTGTCTACGTGAAGTCTGCTCCTCCACCGTTACCGAGCTGTTTAAGTTTCATGTTACTATCTCTCACTTATTGAAATTTGTGGTTCTTCTTGCTCTTTGTCTTGTTGAGTAGTATTGAAGAGACGTGCTGCTTTCTCTGCATATAGTTGTATTTCTGTTTGTTCGTTATTCATGTTGGTTGTCCTATATGGATTGTTACGTTTTACATGTCAATAATTAATTGAGGTATGTGGTAAACGCCTTTTTTAGTATCCCAGGCCCGACTTGCACAGGCAGCAGTTCTCATCTAGAATGTTGACTGAGACTTATTTGGATTGTTTAACGTGTAGTGATGGGAAGAATACCCCTGTGAGTACTCCGCGAGTTGGTTGGTCATATGTGGCACCAGTGTCCAAGTTAACAGCACCATCGTAGAATAGGGGCTCAGCAGGGATTGTAGCTTTCTTCTTCAATATATAATCTGTTGGAGTATGTCCAAATACATTATAATATGGAGTAGTGTTCTTCTTCCCATATGGTTGATTACGATTCCATGCAAAGTCAAACGTAAATGTTGCTGCTTCCTTAAGAGGTTTAAATGCACTCCATGTATGTGATACTAATAGTTCAAGTCCTGATTCATCTTTGATACCTGTTTCAATATATAATGGAAGTGACTGAAGGTATAGTAGATCAGTTAGTAATGCTTGATAGTTACCATTATACGCTGAGAATACATCTTGCCCTCCATTAAAGAACCAATCACTATCCCGTATAACAGACATAGATTTAGGTGTAAGGATTTCTCCGTCAACTAATTGCTGTATATATGGAATAAGTTCACATGCCATTAATTCGTGGTTACCACGGACTGCTTGTATTCCAGATGAGCGTATGAACTCTATGGTTTCACGAGAATGTGGACCGCGATCAATTAAATTACCTACTGAGCAGATTTGTATGTGTGAAGGGATACCTGCTATAAGTTGCTTGAGTTTACGAAATTCCCCGTGTATGTCACCTATAATAAAGGCTGTGTCAGTTAATTGCATTACAAGTTCCTGTTTGTTAAATTATTAACATCTCCAAAAGATGTATACGTATGTATTCTATTACAGCTCAATGCCGCTACGGATGTTCTAGCATCGGAAGATACATACTAAGGACTAGAATCCTATATACATCTTTTGGAGGTGCTAAATGAAGGAGGACACTCTTGGAATCAAACCAAGTACCTTCTGATTAATCATTAGATGCCCCCTATCGGTGAGCTAAAAAAAAAAATGTCCGTGTATGGTGGGCAAGAAAGGAGTTGAACCTCTGTCAGTCCGTTATGAGCGGATGGCTCTACCGTTGAGCTACTTGCCCTATTAAGGTGCAGTCACCTCCTATACCATATATTGGAGACTGCGAATTATTTTATTGTCTAAACCATTCGACTACTCCTGCTAGAAGCAGGAGGTAGGATTCGAACCTACATAGTATAAAATGTGTTATTGTCCGACTAACTTATATCTAGTTGCTGAGATTTGCAATGATTTCTGAAGCATGCTTAACCACTAAGCTATCCAACCTGGTGATCAGAGCTGGGATCGAACCAGAGTCTACTTCTAAAATAATCAGCACTGACACGGCCTTGCGAGCCTTGATGAAAGCCTATTGAACGTTAATTCTATTGTGGTCAATAAAATAAACGTGAAAAGAAAACTTATATAGCGCTATATAAGTTGGGTAAAGATAATAATAAGTTTACCACAGTGAACACATACATGCCCGGTTACACTCCCTACTAATAGGTTAAGCATTTCTTCATCTTTCGAGAACCTAGATGCTGCAGAACGGTTTTAATTCTGTCTTCAATGTATGTGCTCAATGTGATAAACTTAGTTACCTAGCAGCTTTAGTACGATTACCTGCATAAGATAGTTTCTCTATTGTTCGTGATAGTAGTGTAGCCATAGTGATTGTATTAGTATGTTTCTTATCAAGTACTTCTAAGTAGTCAATTAGTTCATGCTGATTAGAGCCTTTAGGTCCAGGAGCGCGTACAAGCTTGATGTGCTTATACTTATTATTGACTATATGGTTAATTAATATGCTACTTTGACTTGCTATAGTTAAGTTTCTATACTCTGGGTGCATACGTTTAATGGTATTGTTCAACCAAGTAGTAAATGTACATAGTTCCTTGTAGCGTGATCCTTTAATACCATAACGTTCTGACTGCCCTAGTGCAAATGCTACGAATGATTTAACATTCTTGGATAAAAGATGCTGTAGTGCGTAGTCACGTATGAGTGTACTAGCTGGTGTGTAGAGTTCTGGTGTACCCTTCATAGAGAATAGTAGATCATATGCACCTGTTTCTCCAGCAACTAGTTGACTAAGAAATTTATGTACTGACCATAATGTAATATCTATATCATCTGCTATATTCTTCGAATTAGCTGAACCAGTTGTGAAGACTAAATGCTCAGGAGCTGTTCGTAGCAGTAATGATTGTTTAGATGGCATGAATAGCCCAAGATAATCCACATCCGATGAAGGTGTAGATGTTCCATAGAGGTGTGAACCAGACTTAGTAACATAAATTACTGTACAATCATTGTCTTGTTCAAATTTCGTAAGTATTGATTTAATTGGGTTATCCATTATGGAGCCTTTAGTAATTATTAGAAGTTAGAGCACAGTACGCGTTTAAAATATCAGTAGAAGTCATTAGATCAGTAATTGGTATTCCCGCTCGTAATAACACAGTTAACATGTGTACGTCTTCTTCATCTAATACTTCTTCTGGTTCATCTGCAGCTAATAGTTTAGCGTACTCCGCGTCTTCTATTGCTTCTTGTTCTGCTTCTGCAATTTCGTCTTTAACTAATTTTTCTAGCATATGGTACTCGTCCATTAATGATGCTCGTGAAGCTTGTTGATATGTTGAGAAACTATTAGCATCCCCATAGAAAAAAGTAGCTAGTTCAATTACACTAGTAAGTAAGTTAGCATGTGGTATAGTTCGTTTTTCATTGTAAGTTAACCATTTAATTTGCTTAGCTACATTTATGTAATCTACTGGTGGCGTACCTACTAAGGTAGGTTTTCCATTTCGCTCTGTATAAGGCCTAGGTGCTATTACTTTTTCAATAACGTTAGATGAGGCTATAAAATCTGTCATTGGTGTTAGTGGGCATGTCTCCCATAAGTTATTAAGTAAAGTTAATAGTTCATGTTCCAAAGTAACTTCGGGGAGTGCGTCTAGAGTTGCATAAGAAGTAGTTAGTGGTTTAATTCCCAATAGTTGCTCACTTAAGGATGGTGTAGTGGTTATTGGATTGTGCACAATTGCTATACATCGACCTTTTGCATATGTGATAGGAGTATTGAGTGCAGTGTTGATAGCTCCATTAGCAATACGATATTCGCATCGAGCTAGCATGTTCTGCTGGTAAGCACCGCCTCTATGTTCCATGATTCCTGCAAAGTTAGGCTTGTTAGTAGCTGATGCTAATGGGAATACAACACCTGTGTCAGTTAAATGGTTAGTTGATAAGTCAATTCCAGAGAATCGTTGAGTTGATTTAGATATACGCATTATTGTTCCTTTAAAAATGATGGGAGTGGGCCAATGAAAGGTTCACATTTTGATAATATACAACTAACTTGTGTAGAGTATGCTTGGTGTTTAAGGCATAGGTCCACTACTGAACCAAACACTGTAACACGACCTGATTTATGAATTGTAATACTAGTGTACTTACACAAATGACCATTACACTTATCCCAGTAGAGTTCGCCTTCGTTTGGTTTCCAGAACTTAGTATGCTTGTTTACACACTCTAGCTTATCCTTGGTGCTAATGCAGATAGGATGTGGATCCGCTTTAGACATATACACCCAATCGCCTACTTTAAATTGCGGCATTGTTACCTCCCTATCAAAAATATAACTTATGGGTGTTTATGTATAGAGTTACTATTTACAGATATGAATTCAATATCATAATGCTCTTTTAGAGTGGTTATGAATGAGGATGCCATGTATTTGTTTACCATTATATTATGTACAGGCTCTATTTTCTCTGACATATCACATACATCTTGAAACTCAAAATCAATACGTGCGTGTGCAACATGCTGAGTATAGTTGAAAAATACAGTCGGTAAGCATATATCTACCACAGATTTGTCTGTTTGGTGTATACGACAAATTAATGCCCAATAATGTACTTGGTACTCATTAGTTTCAGTTAGTGGTCCTGATTTCTCTTTAATGATATCTAGTGTATGCTGTTGTAGTAGTAGAATACCTACATTTTGTAAATCCGTAGTAGATTCAATTAAATGAGGAGTCTTAGCTGATGGTTGTAAATACTGTTGCGTCATGTTAACCCTCTTTAATTAGTTTAGCTAGTTTATATATCTCTATACTCTTTGCAATACATGCAGACACATATGGTAATGCTCCTGCTTGAATAATGTTACGTATATGCGGTGATAGCGTATTAGAATGCACTAGTGTACGTAATCCGTTTGGTGTTGTGTTACTGAAGCTGGTGCCTGTGCATACTGATACATACTCTGAGACTATTTTCGATGCTTCCCTATTATAGTCAAATCCATTTAAATCAATCTCTGAACGTATATTAGATGACATCATAGGTGTTAATGTCATGCCTGATGCTTGTTGTGTTTTGAATATTTTTTGTACTATAGAAGTACCGTAGTAAGGGGCAATAGTCCCATTAGTAAGCATTTGGTGTGTAACCAAGTTTACTTCACGGTGTGTATCTTCGTCTTTATGTTGCTTTATTTTATATGTGATTTTTACTGTGTGGGCAATGCTATTATATGACGTATCTTCTACTTGTCGTTTAGTATTAGAATACCTATTAATGTACATGGTTAACTGGTCTTGAAGGTTCTCGTTAATAAGTCCCAAATCGGCTGAAGTAGAGTTATAATACGCATCTAATAGTGGTTTATTTGCGTATGTGTATATTGCAACAGTCCATAACATGTTTGTTTTGTGGGTACATAACTGCATAGCAACTAATGGGTGTAACGGGTTTACACGAGTTTCCTCGTCGTCACTAATTAGTAAAATCCCATACAAAGTACTACCAAGCGTATTGTATAATTTATTTATTATGTTAATAGCGTCTATAAAAGATACTTTAGTATCAAGTGTTCGAATATTAGCTGTCACATCATTAAATAATGGTCCCCATTCATATACAGGCACGGCACCATTAATTAACTCTCTATTCATGACTATTTTAGAACGTGTTACTATATTTTGGAATGATTTTCTGTTTGGTAGTACTCTAATAAGTGTACTACCCTTTTTGAACTCATTTGTATCTTTTTCAAATGATACTGTTATATTATCTATGAATTTTTGTTCTTCATACGCTAAAATTGCAGAGAAGAATGAATGTTTTGAAGTATTAAACATAATGGTTACACCTCCTCTTGTGGTAGTAGCCCAGTATGCTCTAACTGAAAGCTATAATGTCTAGATGGTTTAAGTAGTGCTTTTCCGTTGAATGTGTATTCAAGTATAGTTTTATCCTGTTCTTTTAAATCTTGGTCAGATGCTAGTAATTCTATAAAGGAGATAGCCATTTTTAATTGGTTCATAAAAAATGTTGCTAACGAAATAACACCATATGATTCAACTTGTAGGGCTGTTACCTGCTTAGGATTAAGATCAATTCTGCATGACTGATTAGAATGCGTAGCACTAATAAAATTCCCATGCATTGAAAGTTTAGCACGTGTTGCTATATCTGGTGCTCCATACCTGATTGCGTGCGGATGCAGCTTACAAGGTTTGTAGTAGTAATTTTGTTTGAACACTACTGGTGCTAATCTATATATGCTTTCATTAATTAGGTTCAATTTAGGAATAGCTATACCTTTACAGTTCACAGAATATGTATTACTATTCTGACGAGGATCTAATGGAAATCTAAATAAATTAGATACTTCTACAGTATCTGCTTCATATACAGTGATTTTGTTAAATATTTGCGGAGCATTTAAAAGCTTAGATAGTTCTGATAGCCAAGTTATCGTATTCACAGTTGTGCCACCATACCCAATTAGTTCTAAACTAAGCTTCTTAGCGCGAATTACTTTAAATATTTGACGAAGATTTTTTTCTGTGTATCCTAATATCGCAATAAGGTCACTTAGCGGAATTTGCTTAACCCCAAGTAATGATGCAAACCATGGAGATATGGCTACCGCTGTTTTAGGGACTTTATATATTTCTGGTATAACCAACGGAGACATATATGTTTGATACATAAGCTTTGGAATAAAGCTATCTAGGACGACGTTAAGTAATCCGTCTCTAGGTGGGTCAAAGAATGCATAGCGTAAACGAAGTTGATCACGGAGTACATTGCTGTTAATATTTACAGTATGTGACATTGTGCCCGACCAGTATGACCGTTCGGGGCGCATATCTGGTAAAGAGGCTAATTCCAATGAGCTAGATAGCACACTCTCATCAAGTTTTAATAAATACACATAGTCAGTGTGTAATGCGTTAGCATCTAGCTCTACTGTAAACTCTCTTGTAAGGTGTGCTTCAGGCACCCCATCGTTATCTTCTACATCTAACGATTTGAATCGGTATAATTGTATATTTGGTACATATGACGCTAACTCTTCGGGGAGTGCTACTCGTTCGTGTGACGTTGTATAGTCTTCTGCACAATACATGTTACTCTGTAGGTCTTTTTTACTAGTATACCTTACTATTCGCATATCCGTAAACATGCTAATGACTAACGTCCATAATGGTGGTGTCATTTATATTCCTTTTAATCAAATGTATACACTGCTATTACGCAGTGTATTTATAGCGGGTTAATATCCAGATCCTGCTTTTGCTGTAAGGTTCTCACCTGAGTTCTGTGTGACATTTACGTTAAGAGATGCATCTTCTCCCGCTAATGCTTGACGCACTAATTCGTCGACTGATACCGTCGTATCTGGTGTAGTAGTATCTTCAGTCATTATATTTCCTCTAAAGTTTCTACTGGAGCAGTGGGTTTAGCTGGCTTCAGCTCAACTGGTAGTGCAGCAGATAGCTCACCCTCGTATATGTATAACTTAACTGTTTTACCTTGTGGTGCAAGTTGTTTAGCCACTTTCTCTGCTTCTGCATACGTAACTACTTCAGTAGATACGCGACCATCAATTGAAAGAATACGATCTTTAGTGTCTGTTGGTGCGGTTTGAGATGATAATACCTTAGCTAGTGCTGCTAAAAGTTCCATTGGTGTTATTTGTTTGGTAGGCATGACTACTCCTTGATTATTGGGTTTACGTATCTAGTACTACCAAATTGTGTATGTGATTGGTGGGTATAGTAGGATTCGAACCTACGGCAGGATTCTCCTGCGTATGTTTAGCAAACATATGACCTAAACCACTCGCCCATATACCCATTACTTCCAGCTATCTTGCTGGGCTAGATTCCTAGTCGATACGCTCGACTATCTAGATCTATCTGTTTCAAGCATTAAGTTTGACTTTATCGCTTACAGGTTTCCATTAAGTTCACGCACTTAGGAGAATACGAATACAATGAGAGGTATTATCTATGAAGTTGATAAGACTTCTAATAGCCTACATACAAACTTTTTGTAGCACCAGTTTTATCTTTAAGATACTTAGAAGCTTTAAGATTGGTTGTACTGCTCTGTTTGCAACTGCTTCACTATGTATGCTGTTAGAAATCTTACTAAGCGTATTGCTAGTGGTGTAGGAGGATACGTATCGAACGTATCTTCAAGGATGGCACTTCATAAGTTACCATTCAGATAATGTTACCAGTTTACCCGTCCCCCATTGGGATCTCCCACGTAATATTTTATTGCTGAGCTTATTGTGATAGCTATGTCGCCATAGCTAAAGAATTCATGGTATTGGATTACTTGTCCCACTCAGTGTGAGTAATTTATTTTATAGGATTCGTTCACGGTGTACATAGCACTCAACAACTCTGAGTCTCATATAACTATGATTAGCCCAAAGCAGTAGGTGTTAAATATTACAAGATTGTAAAGTTCGTACAGCATCTTCTTTTGCAATTAAAAGTTCGTTATACCTTTTATTCAACTCATCGTATACTTCGTAAGTTTCTAAATCCTGTGCATATTTAGATATAAAATACTCCATGTATTCAGCAATAGGTGTGCATGCACTCCTAGTAACATAATTATCAGTGAAATGACATATTACGTACCCATGTGTTGATACGCCTACTGCCCCTGAAAAAGATCCGTGTGTAAGAGCTGTTGGGAGTTCTGGCTTCTCTACATTTTGTAGTGCAGTAGTTGCATTTCGTAATACAATTAATTTATCCTGGTTACGTTCAATAAACTTAGATAATAACTTATTAGTGTAATCAATTTCACTATCTTTTGGATTCTTAGTTCCAAATTGTATTCCGGATAATGTAAATACTGGTTTATTACATTATCTACTACCTCTAAACATTTATGCGTGTTTATAGTAACATGCATATTTGGTAAAACGGCTTTGTCTAATGTTGGTTGACATATTTGTCTTAATTTTAAGGGTATTTGTGTATCCTTTAATTGTGTTGATTATATGATTTAAGTGAATCTCTATAGTATTTTGATACTATTTTAGATACTGCGCCACTAATCTCTTTGATAGTTAGATTAGTTTCTTGTAATACAGGAAGTTCTTCTTTAACTATATCCGCTATTACCCACTTAATCACTTCACCTGTTTGCTTAAGCTCAGTTGCGTTGAGTTCAGTAATTGCTTGAGTAATTCTCCATACAGGTGTGACTTTATCTGCTATGGTTTGTATATGTAAAGATTGCTCATCAGATTTAGGCGGTCGAGGTTTTTTAAGTTTACCGCCATGTTTCTCGCCTTTGGCTTTAAGACGATACATATGTCCGTCATGAAAGCCGATAAGATAAACACCTTCACCTACATTTTCTGGTTTATTGAAATGAGCTGCAATAGGTGAATTAGCTTCTACTGATTCTGCGAGTTGTTTAAGTGCTGTGGTGCATTCAATTGGTTTGCTAAAGTCAAGTGTGATTGAATATTCCGCAAATTGCCTCATATGATATATATTGGAGGTGTTTAGTTGAGGGTTAATAGCTGTTTGCAGATAAACTATTTCGTCAGTAGTGTTGTCTACAACTCTAAAGTAGTCAAATAGGTATGTACCTTTAGGTGTCCCCGAACAAGCTGCATTACCCTTCTGAATATTATCTCCAGCCCATTCACAGTCCAGTATAATAGTATGTGTTTGTAGGTCTATATTATACGTATCTATCAGATTAGAAAGTATTTCTAGCCATTCTGGTTTAGTTGACTCAATAAATGCCGCCATTCCGTTTTGGTCGTCAAGTAGTGTACGGATGTGATTACGTCCTTGTACCCATAATTCACCTTGTGAGTAGCATATTGCCATATTCTCACCATGAAGCTTCTCTGAACCGGTGAAGTGAATAATCGGCATAATTGGCTGGTATGATTGAAGTAATTCAATTTGCTCTGGTGTAGGTGGTACGCCTATAGATGGATCAAAGTTAGCGTATGCTAATCTGCCAGAATTATCTGTATTACGACTGACTTCCTTATATAAATTATGGAAAACAGGTGTAGCTGGATATGCTATATGGCGTCTGATTGATTGTTGCATGTTAAATACTCCTGAATTTGTACTAGTATTGTCGTAGGTATTAGTACAGTTAAAAGCTGTACAGCATGTGTTGTAAAGTCTAGCCCTACACACGCTAATGAAACCCCTAAGTAAGCAGGAACCATTGACGTAATTACTAGTCTTTTCATGGTAGGCTACTTAAGTAAGTGAGACAAAGCTTTCTGAATTAGTGTTGAGCCTGTTTCTTGTAATGGAGTTGGTGTGTGTGTGAATACTGATAGTAATGTATTTTTCATTGTGCTTTCCTTTTAAATTGTGTGTTGTGCAGGATAAGCGTAGTCCTGCTACCGAATATGCTTTAACGCTCAAACATGCTAGGTTACGAAACGAAGTATCTGTAGCTACTCATACTATTACTGGAGCTTATCCCAGATTCTACTTCTTAATTTTTTTTTTAACGTCATGAGTTGAGTGGGTTGGGAGTTGTTATAGTACTACAGTCGTAATAAGCACTGTTTGTGCCTGTGTAGTTAATAAAAGTATCTGTAATGGCTAGTCTAGCAAGTGCTTTATAACTAATGTTATTGAATTACCTGGTTTAAGGACTAAGTGGATACTTCCTTTAGTTCTAAAGTCGGATGGTGCGTTATTCTTAATTGATATAACATGGTCTCCTGGCTTAGCTGTTGAGCCTAGTGAAGTCTTGACTATTTTGTAGTTTACTGCAGCTATGAAATTTTTAGTACCATTGTCATCTGTAATACTAGCAGTAAGCGAATGCTCATTTACTGTATTTACCAGATATAACTTACCTCTCGTTTTAAATATACTACTGCAATTCTTGTATTCAACTACATCTCCTATAATAGGGGGTCGATTTTCGTAAATATACGTATGTTTCCTTATTGTGTTAACTTCTTAACTGAGGCTAATGTATTTGATATTAGAGAAGAACTTGCCATAGAGTCATAGAACTCGTGGTCTGCTCTAATTTTATTGTGAAGTGCGGCTGTCTTCGTAGTAATGTCAGTTGCAAACTTATCAGCACGTGTCTTCAATGAGACAAGAACATCTCGTGTAGTAGTATCGTTGATTTGGATATCTAGTAAATCTGTGATAGCTGAATGTGCTTTAGCATCATTGATATCTCCGATTTCCTTAACAAGTTTAGACAATGTCTGAAACATGCTTTGGTAATCCCCTACTTGCTGTAATAAGCCTGAGAGGGCTAACTCATCATTCAGTTCTGATTTGAATGTCGGTAGATACGCTCCAAGCTGCTGAATGGTTTGCTTTGCAGCAAATATGGAAGCTTCTACCTTCATTAGTCTTGACTTGTACTTAGTTAAATAAGTTCCTGCTTGAGTATGTGTAGAAAGGAGGCTTAGTGGGACTTCATTTGCGTCTTTGTATAGTTCTATTTTAGAAACTATATCTTCTTCTAGAGCTTGTAATTGTGTTATCTGCAGTTCAAGTACTTGCTTACCTTCTTGAAGTGCTGTACCTACTTCTACGAGTTTGTTGTACTTGACTTCTGTAGTAGTGAATAAGCGATCGAGTGTCGAGTATACAGATTGCATGCTAATAACAGAGTGCTCAGCTTTCTTTATCATGCTTCCTAGAAAACTAAAGTTTTTGGCTTTGTCTATTATAGAAGTGGCTGTAGATTTAACAGATACTTCCTCTAGCTGTTCTTGTAGGCGTAGAAAGCTTTCAGTAACTTCCTTTATTTCTAAGAGTTTAATATTCTCGTTAATAGTTTTGTTAGTGGTGTTAATGCGTGAAGTTATATTAGCTAACTCTTCCCCATAGGATATAGTGTGTGTTTTTAGTTCTGGCATAGGTTAGTCCTGTGAGATATTGGTTACTTTGTGTATAAAAGCTTGTCTATTCTTGTAGATAATTCTACGGAATTTAGAATTGATCATTAGCTCTATAATGATTAATGGTTTATGCCACCATTGCACACTAGTTGTGGCTATACCCCCAAAAGCTAAAGCGTTTAATAACGCAAATGTTAACCATGTGGGTAGTAAGTACAAGGAGCATATTGCTATACCTGCCCATAGTGCAACGCTAGCCCATGGAGTGTCTATGAGAGAAAGCACAGCTATAGAAGTAATAAGCAAACTCCCTAGTATACTTGGCCTATGTATAGCATCAAGGCGTGCTAGATCGTCTAATAGCAGGTCTCCTTCAGTTGTACGGCTAGCAGTGTATCTTGTATAATGTATTTCCTTCTCATATTGATAGTAGTACCCAGAAGTTCTATCAATATCCGACATGTCGTTAAACTTAAGGTACTTTAATAACTTCCTGCCTAAGCCTTTACTAACTTTTATGTATCCCACAAAATACATTGTGAGTAAGTACTGACGTATTTGCGTGTTAGTTAACATGTGTGGTTCTGTTTATATGACTTATTTTAGCATAAAGGGTAGGCTGGTGAACTCTAAGTAACTCTAGCATAGCTACAGCTGTTTCACGGATTTCTGCTTGAGCATGGCTATCAAGTCGAAGACGCAGAAAATTGGCTAATCCTTCAACTTCAAACATACAATAAAATTCAGTGTACGTTGTTTGAGGTAGAAAGCGTGACGCTATTTGAGTTTCCATACCTGCATCTATGCAGCTTTGGTATTCATTTAAAGCGTGTGCAGAATCATATACGAATCCTACAGGAGACCAAAATTCAAATGGGATCTTAGCTCCTTTAGTGTATCTGCGAGACATCTCTAGGTAGGATGCTGAACGATGACGCATGAACTGTGAACGAACAAACATAGGTACTTTGATACGAAAACAAGCTATATTTTGGCTATGCGTACTTGCCACCTCATATGGATATTGGTAATTATCCGCGTGCATGAAATTTCGCATATCATACCCTAATGGGCTGAAATAGTCATTACCAATTCTAATAAATTCCCAGAGCGATTCATGTCTAATAGATTGCATACGCTTATATAAGGCTTCAGGCTGTTTAGCTTCCTCGTTACCATACGCTAAACTTGCAAGTGTGGTTACCGTCCAAATGCGTTGTTCCTCTGACTCATTAGCATGGGATGCGTCATATAATGAGACTGCTCCGATGTTGTCTGAATATAGCTGTATAGTAGCTACTTTCTTGAATTTGTTTTCTTCTGTCATTTATTTCTCCTCTAAGTAATCATATGGTAACGTACCAATATAAATGGTGTACATGTCTCAAAATATCCTCAGTGAAGTACAAACTTCATCGCTATTACCATTTAGAGCATAGCAGTTAGTCTCGTATTTTACATGTGGATTTGCATTAATAGTTCTAATGAGTTTACCAAGAATAGGTACTACTGATTTATTAAGTATGTGGTATATTCTAATAGCATAGTTTTACTTTGATGTTATAAATTACACATTTTCATGGTAAGTCCGAACTAATGATTGCAACCACATGATGTAATTGCTCCAGCAAGTACTTTCTGAATTTGCTCTGTAAATTGGCTATAGCATTGAGGACATATAAAACATGCTGTATACTTGTCATCCTCAGAGTGTACCTGTCCCCACCATTTAATATTATTAGGGAGATCCTCTCCTAATTTATACGATGTTGAAGAAAATTTGTTGACTCTCATGGGTTTTATATCTCGTATACCAGATATGGTAATAGGTTGTAAAGTTCTCATGCTTTATAATGTGCGCGAATTTTTGGTAATGAGTTTAGAGATTTGATAGATTGACGTATGTTCATAATGGACTCCTATAAGGTTGATAAAAGGAACTTAAGTCCTTCTAAGTATTTAGCCTTTTGTGTGGGCGACTGATTGCTAGACATGTTATGAAACATGTCTGCTATTTTGATTTTAGTTGCGACTGTGTCTGTTGCTACTTCTGTGAGATATTCCATATATGGCATACCTTTGGTACGTGGTAGAAGATGTAAACGTCTCCATATGGGAATAGTAACTCTACTTTCTTCTAGTAATTCCCCATAAGGTTTAGTGACGATATATGCTACATTTCCACTTATATGTGCTGTACATTTATAATTAGTATCTTTAATAACATCATGGAGTAATGCCACAATTTTTTCTTCATCTGTAGTCATCATTTCTGTGACTGCGATTGGATGAGTATGGTAAGGTAGTTGTTTACACCATCCGAGGTTTGCGTCATACGAAATACGATTTCCTTCATTTGTAATTCCTTCATCTGTAACAAAATAACCTAGTGTGCTAAATTCCTGATAATTCGGTAGATTGTAAGTTTCATTTGCAGGAAATAGTTCTAGTTTACACCATTGCCCTTTATGAACTTCAATGCAGAGTTTCTTTGCATGGTCAACTGTTATCATTAGTAATTTCCATAATTGATAGGAGGTTGTTCGATTTCTTCCATATACAATGTATATTCATCGCATGTAGTTACTAATTTTCCATCTTTTTCATGTGGTAATTTTTGTATAAGTGCACCTTCATCAAAATTTAATGAATGTACTATACTTCCTGTTATTGTGAAACCTTTCATGGTATTTCTTTTATTTATTTATAAGCTATTGAATGTTACACTAGTGGCTAAATAATTATCTATATAGTTTATTGGCAATGAAATAGTTTATTTTGCTACTAATACGTTTACTATATGCAGGAAAATCCCCGCCAAAGTACCGGAGTAGTGCCGATTCTTCTTTAGATTTAGCTGATTTATGCATAGGCATTTTGTAGAGCGTATTATAGATGAATCCAAAAGCTCTAATATTAAGAACCGGGTCAAATAGATCTGCTCTGTTAGTAATAATACCTGCTTTGATGAGGCTTTCTCCCCACCATTCATATACTATACCTTGTAATCCAATAGCACGAACTCTTATCTTTTTACCATTTATCTTGATAGTAACTTCGTTATGAAGTATGTAAGGGTTCATGGACGATTCTGCATGTCCTACAAAGTACGTAATAAGTGGGTTGATGTTATAGAGTTCTTGCATTTCAAGCCCTGTAGCTATAATTTCCTGTTTAGCTCTTATAGGTGTTGTAGGATAATTGTCCTTGATATCCTGAAGTAGATCTTCTTTCCCTATGGTAATGTAGCTGTTACTTACATTAGGCATAGGCTTTGGTGCTATTGTAATTTCTACGTTGGGTGAGTGCGTGATTTGAGGTTCTACTTTAGCTGATGATAGTATCTGAGAGGTTATAATTAATGCAAAAATTAATAATAGTATAGGTAGTATTATTAATCTGTGCGCATGTAATCGTTTCTGATAAAAATTATTTAGATTCATTTTGTTACTCCTTTGATATGTGCTAAACTAGGATTAACCTAGTTTAGCACGTAATGCTTCAAGTTCTCCGACTGATAAGCCTGCAAGTTTCTTGTTGCTTTTTTTTTTTACGATTGATGCGTGTACCCTATATAAATGTAAGACAAAAAACAAATTAGTAGTATAAACCACAAAAAAAAATAAATAGACCCCACTCAATTTATTAGTTGCCAATGGCTATACAAGTAAAGGCTCTTTATCTTGTTAGCATAGTTACCCTTCAGCTTAAAGAAGACCATTGCATTGTTAGGAACGTTTTACTGCAATTACTTTACGTGGTTTTTGTATTAGTGTCGTGCTATAGTCAAATATATGTAATGTACGACCTTCGTTTGCTGGTGAACGAACTACTTCGTTTAGCATCTTTTATGTCTCCATATTCGTACATGTATTCTCCTTCATGTGAGGTGGTTTGACTATATCAGTTTGCTGTATTATAATACCATTATATGTAACTATGTTAGTAGCAGCCCTACAGATAGTATATAACCACTCTTTTACTGCGTTAGTATGTTGTGGGTCTATTTGAACACCTTGAAAAAAGGGATGTACTTGGTTAATTATCTCTACAGAAAATATGTCTGTTGGAGGTGGTTGTAGCAGTTGTACTGGTATACTATTTATACGTATTTCTTGCATTTTATCTCCTTTTTAAGTTGTAGTAGTCTTGAAGTTATTTAGACTGTTATTTATTGAAGAACTGCTAAATTTATTTCCATTTAGATTTTTGTATGGTTTTTGAGTATAGTAGAAATTTCATAGATTCTTGTTTAGCTAATAATCGTTCTTCTTTTGATTTAAATACTTCATGTTGTGTATAGAATTCATCACGTAATTCTTTTTCAGTAGGCTTAGTAAAGGTATAGTTATTTAAATAGTAATGCGGAATACCTCTAAATACGTCATTCGCATGTCGTTTGACATTGTACAATGTTGTAATGATAGTAAGTTCCCTACCTTTTAAACTAACTAGCAATGCAGCCATTCTGCCAGTATTGGTGCGAAATGTGATAGTTATACGCCCTTTATTGCGATATTGTGATATAGATTGTGCTGCACGAGATAGAATTTCTTTTAATTTTTTAACTGTAAAAAACTTTCTACGTGAACGCAGTTCTCCTTTCCTTACTTGGTTAAGATGATATGAGATATTTACATTGAATTGTGTATCATATGCGTTTATAGAAAATAAGTACATACAGTTCCTCTCTTATACCCTATGACAGGATTATAATTATGTTTGATTTTTTGACTAATCGGACGCGACCAAGTTTGATTGATTCCGCTAATGTGTACAACACTTTTGGTGTAGGACCTGCTGTAGCAGATGTACGTTGATAAATTTTGTTTGACATAGATTCACGCATTATTAATTCCTAAATATTGTTTCATTGTTAATTTGTTTGGCGCTACACATAAAAAGCCATTGGCATGTACGAATATCATATCAGGGTTTGACTTAAATTGTGGGTGAGGCATCTCATAACTAGATGGGTTAATGGTAGGTACTTGTGCATACCAATGTGATGTATCATCTCCTTTAGGCCACATAACTGCACGAATATGTGCTAACTCAGTTATGCCATTTACATATGTTTGCCAACCGGCGATATACTCTGGAAGAATAAGCACATTATCAATTATCGGAGAGTTATTTATAATGTTAGGAGCATTGTTTACTTTGTCCTGATAATCTTTCATGGAAGTGAAATATAAAATTAGCACATGTAATGCTGTATTAAATGCACTCATTTGAGCGGTATCATCATAAATATTATCTGTATTTAATGCAGAGATAAAATGAGGTAGTTCGAATGCCGTTGCTTTACGGATACCTACGTCGTGTTGGTCAATAAGTTCAATGATAGAAGATATACGAGGATACGTATCAGATACGCCTAGATGCTCCCATATAAGTCCAGCAGATGATTTGCCATGCTCCCATTGATGATGATCAAATAGACCTTTAGATGGATCGTACTGACGTCCTATATCAATTACAAAGTCAGCATTTGCTGGAATTGGTGATTGCTGCGAAATACGTGTGATTTGGTAGGTATTTGTAGTGCATACGTGGAGTAATGCACAAGCTGTTAGCTCATCTAGATGAAATGCGCCTGAATGTGTGATAATTGTTTTTGTCATGATAATTCCTTTTAATCGATTGGGTATACAGTTTCTCTGTCATAGCCTAATTTATCATGTAATGCACTATGACATGCGTTACATTGGATTCTGACGTCATCTATATCTTCTGCAGTTAATCGTAAATATGTAGTATGATGCAGTTCTAAATTATCAGTGCTACCACACGATTCACACCGGTAATTAGCTATAGCTAGTCGTACTTCTTTAAGTGCCTTCCATGCATAACTATCTAAGTATTCTGCTTTCTCCTGTGGAGAAATATACATGGTACCAGGTAATGGGTTTGTGGTTGGCACTAGTTTTACTGGCTGTAAAGGCTGAATAGAAAAGTTATCTTTGTTATCTGATTGGTAAAGATCAGAGAACATGTTAGGATTTTCTAACATAGATTGAGTTACTACGTAAATGTACCCCAATATAGCAGCTGGAATAATTAGTAGTTCATGAATATTAAAAGCTATAACTGCTATGATGAAAACTATAGTGACTCTGACTTCAGGACTGATATACATTTTATTCCTTTGTTTATTAAACATGCTTAAATGAAGTGCCCAACACAAAGGTGGCGTGCCCTTACAGAGGATTTTAACACTCTTCTTGTCTGTATTATGTTGCCTATGTGTACTTCATTTAAGGTAAAAAAGAGAGATGTAAGCAAGCTGCTTACACCCTCAGGTGGCTAAAATCTCCAGTTTGGTTCATACTTAGCCCCTTACTTAGTTATTATGTATAGCCTGTATTTTACCTATCGACCCTTCCTGCTATATGGGGTAGAACCCTGCCAAGAACGCGCTCCCACAAAGACGTTTAAAAATGTTATTTGCTCATTTACGTGGATGAGTAGTGCTTAATGTGCGTATTGAATAAATTAAATACCATAATACAACCGGTATCGCCACAATTACAATTACGTATATAATAGCAGATACTGCCATTATACTAGTGAATATTGCTAATAGCACTATAAGTATTATTGTGGTTTTAAGTATTTCCATTTGGTGCTCCTGTTGAGAATAGTTTATCTACTTCACTTTCTTCTTCTTCTTCGCTATCGAGTGCAGCGAAGTTTAATGGAGTTTTAAATAGAACAACTGATACAACTGCTGAACCTATCATTGAAACAATCATCCCACCTTGTCCAGTATCACCAAATAACCATACGAATGCTACCATAAATCCTACATCTAGTGTAGCGTCCATATAGCGTTCCATTTGTATTTTCTTAATTATAATAATCCAGTTAAAGGCCGCGATTATACCTACTATGATAAATAACATTTGTTTTCCTTTGTTGTAGAGAGATAGACCCTATAGTACACTCAAACTTACCTTTGTTGAGTATACTATAGAACTTACCTAATTAATGTTATTTCCCTTTGTTATTGGCTCAATTTTACATTGTTCATAAGCTGGAAGAGTTCTATAGTTTAAATATTCTCTTACTTTACTTTCAGCTAAAGTTATGTCTGTAGCTGGTTTGTCTAACCATTCGTATATATATGTAACTATTTATTCATAAGGTACCTTTTATTATAGTATTTTCATTCTTCTTTACTTCTTGTTTATAACATTGTGATTGTGTAAAAAAAAAAAGGAATAACACACCCGAAGGCGCGCTATTTCTTATTTAAGGGCAGTCATAGCACATTTAAAGTCTACGACTGGTGTCACATTAACCATTAACTCATTCCATTCTTTGATTGCATTACGTTTAATGTTAATGCTTCTGAAATAGTTATTAATGATAGACTCACGATTTTTATTTACAAGTTCTAGCTGACTAGCTGCAAGTCTGCGTGTACGTAGTGCATGAACTGGAGATACAATGAATGCGTCGTGAATAGTTAAACACCATTCACTGTTTAATGCTACGTAATCTGCAATTTGACTATCAACCCCATGTACTAAAAGTGTAGCAAAGTATCGTCTGAATTGATTTAAATCAGGTACTGATGATGTATGTGTATGCGCAATTGCTTCAACTGAGCTACTGTCCGTAGAGTAAATGGGATAGCGTTTAGTGTAGTCACCTACTCTACGGTACCTATTACATTCAATATTGAATGTATCATTCCATACGGTAACAGTCATATTCTCTTGTGGTTGTACATTATCAATGATTAAGTTCTTGAACTGATTAGCTAATGTGTATTTTCCGCTGTTTAGTTCATAGTTCATGATACCAACTTGCTCAGCTGTATAGTTTGTAATTTTGTTTTTAGTCCATAAATCACGAACAGGTGCACTTGAACCATAAAGGTATGGTGTAGCTGCGAATTTAACCATAGGTCTAGTAAGTTTATCTACTTTCCATGGGTCTGTAATTGGGCCTTCTATAGCGTTTGTAATTGTAAGCAGATTAAGGTCATTAAGTAAGGCTCCTTCAATTTGTAACATTGAAGCCCCAAAATCGAGCTCTATAGGCACTGTCCACTGAAATGGTGCTATACTCGTATGTGCATTTAATGCATCTAATTCTACATAGAGTCGTTCTAGCCATATAAGCTCATGTAGTTCTTTACGATCATCTTCGTTTGAAAGATTAAGCTCTGGTAATGTACGCGCTACGTATGATGAGTAACCAAATGATGCTTTAGCGTCTTCGCTATCAGCTTCCTTCATACCAAGTAATTCTGCAATGAATAGGTATACTGCAAATTTAGTATCAATAAGGTCTTCAGGTTTAACTGATACAGCTGGGACTTGAATAAGTAGTGCTCTAGCGTCTTTAAACCCTATTGGATTAAAGATACGTGCTAAGCTAGAACTGATTGCTCTACCCCTGCTATCATTGTAATTAGCACCAAGTGTAAAGCTCTCATCTGGTGAATACATGTGAAAGTCGATGATATCTTTGCTGATTGAAGTGTAATCAGCTCCGTCTTCAATAAGCGTATAGGTTTCAGCTATCTTCATCATACCTTTAATAGTATTAGATATGATAGTATCGTAGTATCTATGAAGCATAACTGTATCATATTTAAATGGTGCTGTACCTGCTTTAGCAAAGCCATCGCGGATTAGCCCTGTATTGCGTGTTGCACCATTCTGACGAGTTTTTCTGCTACTACGCGTAGTAGTGTCAGATGCCATACGGTAATCTGCGAACTTCGCGTCTCTACGAATAGCAAGAAGGTCGTCTTTGTCTAAGTAGTCAAGTAGCTTAGTTTCTACTAAAGACATTTCTGCCCAATGTCTGCCTGATACAACAAGTGAGTAAATCCAACCTGCGTCTGATGCACGTTTAATAAACTGATTGAATGCACGTGGGTCGTTGAATCGGTCAAACCAATATGGTGTTGATACTGCTCCCTCGTTGTTAAGGTATGCTTTCCATAACGCTTTCCATAACGCTGTTTCCACTTCTGAGAACTCTCCTAGTTCTACTGGTACTGGCAATTTGCCCTCTTGTATTTGCATGCGAAATGCGACTCTGGCTTTTAATCCATTAATGCTAGGTATTGCACTCATGTTATTCCTTTGATTTAGTAGGGTCGAAACCCTACAGATAGCTAGTGATTACACTGATTTAAATGTGGCTGTGTCGTCGATTGATGCATCTGCATTATTGGAAGATGGGGTAAGAAGTAAGTTATCCTCCATAGTCTGTTGCGCTTTGATAACGCTACGTTCTTCAATAAAGTTAAATTTAGCTTGTGTGATTTGGCTGAAGTCTGGGTCGATTAAACCAAGTGCACGAGATAGTTTCTCGAGAATAGCTTTAGTTTCAACGGCATCTCCACCTATCCCATGCATGATTGTGCCTGTGAGTTTGTCGAAGTATGTATTACGACCGATTGCATCTGCAAAGCCTACAGCATGCTCATCTGTTAAGTCACGGAATACTCCAAGTTCTGAGTGCATAAGACATGCTTCGTCTAATGCAACGAAACCAAGTTTCTTCTGTAGTAATACAGTACGAAGAGCACCTATGAGTGCATTTGCTTGATGGCCAAAATTAAATTCACCATAACGAGTAAAATGTTTGTTGCTGATAGCATCAAGTGGGTCTGTGATTAGCTTTAGAGATGCATTATCTTGCGCAGCAATTTCGTCTGTAAGGTACCTGTCTGATTGTACATAGTTCAATTCATTGGTGAGTTTACGTTCTTCTATTTTACCTTCGAGTGCTACTGCTCTGTCTAGTTTTGCTTTAGCTAGTTGCTCTAGCAATGTTGGTTTGTTATCGGATGTTGTTCCCATGGTATGTTCCTTAAGGTTTATTTGGTGGGTTAGAGGCATTTCAGCACGCGCATAAAATAAGATCCTACTAGATGGAAATACATTAGTAGATATAGTTACTTAATTCGTTTACCTGAGATATGCCATGTACCTACTGAAGTAGGGTATTGTGTTTCTAAATACCATAATGTATCTGATAAGTAAGAATGAAGCGTACCAAGAAAACTAGTTCCAAGTACTTCTTGTATTGATTCCTGCATCATTTCGTATATATCTTGCTTCTGTTTGGCTAACCATACTTCGGCACGATTGAATTTAAAAATTATAGCTAATATAGCTACTGATTATGCATTTCATCTATTTCCTTTGGATGACAGTAAATCAATGAATGATTCACATAATTCTTTACTGCCTATACAGTGGATGTCGGCACCTCGCACTTCAAAGAAGTAACGATATGCTTCAGGACGAACTAATGGTTTATAACCTATGGTAATAAGTATATAAGTGGGCATTAGAAAGGCTACTTTACGCGTAGTAGGTAGGAGCTACCAATTCTTTTGCATATTTAAATGCTTCATGCCCTGACATTTTGGTAGTACTAGATTCTGACCATTCTAAGCCTTTAGGAGTTTCTCGTACGCAACGTACAAGGTATTCACTCGTCTTATCGTCGGCGTACGGGCAGCCAACGTCGAAGTCGACATTCCACGCAACGATAGTAGAACTCCAGTAAGTGCTAAAAATGTTGTCTAGTAATTCAGTTGCTGTATTATGTTTTGAGTAGTCTACTAATGTGAGTAATTCTTTGAGTGTTGGCAATCTCCAATCAGTATGAAGTATAGGAGATTTTGTAGATAATTTATTAACTGATGATTCAAATTCAGTTAATAGTAGGTGGCATTTATCATGCAGCTCGGCGATAGTACTACGACTATCTGTAGATATGCGGCTATTATGTAGATGAACTGCAAGTATCTTAGCTGCTTGTTCAACTGCTTCATATGCAGATGGTTCAAAGAAGTCCGCTTCTATTGTGGATTGGTTGTTGATATGCATTGTTATTCCTTTTATGCGTAGTAGCATGTTGCGGCTGGAAAACTAGTTTGTATGTAGTTTATCCCATAAGGCTAATGTATGCGTGTGATTACTATGACCATAGTGAATATGAGCATAGTATGCGTGTATTTGTCTATAACGAGATTGGGTTAATAGTAACCATAGGTGTCTAATGTAGTTCATGATGTACTCCTTGAAGGTGGGTTGAAGTTATTGGATTTTGAGTTGGTATGTTGAGCTTTGGGTGGTTGGAGATGTATGCCTGACATTCGGATTTTGAGCCTTTGTAAAGTGATTTGTTATCTGATGATAAGGCGCGGTATTCGTTGGCTTCTGCATTGATTGTTGAGATAAACATGGGTATCCTTGTTATTTGGATGATTTGGGTTATGCTGGCATGCTGTTGTTTCTTCTATTATCTATATACTGTGCGAAATCGCAAGAGCGAAAGACTTAGTATTAGTAGCTCCATGGAGCTATTATTTTGTACTGTATCCCCCTTATTATACAGCTATTACTTGGATTTGCTATTTGCTCTTGACAGATTAGCTCAAAGTAAGTATAATTAGCTCAAAGACACATAAGGAGTTCCCATGAGAACGCAAACAATAGGAAGAGCGAATGTGCTCACTGTATTAGAACACAATGTATCGGCTCTTCATCCGCTCCATACTGCTGAGCAGTTCCAAGGCCTACTAAATGATATACGATTAAATGGGCAAAAAGAACCTGTTAAAATGTATAGAGGTAAACTTGTAGATGGTCGTCATAGACTAAAAGCATTGAAACAATTGGGAATTGCGTATATAGAATATGTAACACTTCCTAATAACCTGACACTGGCGCAGTTGAAAGATGAAGTAATTTCTAGTGAGATGAGACGGCATCTAACACCTACTCAATTAGCGTTGAAAGCACTAGATGTGTATGATGCTGGCAGTATAACTCAAGAAGGTGCATGTGTACAAACTCAAGCAACTCTAGCCCAACTTAAGCGAGCATTAGCTATACAGAAGATAGGCCGTAATGATATACTAATACATCTACGTAGTGGTAAATTATTTGATGTGAGTACAACTAGTAAATTTGCTAAGCCAACTGATAGCTTAGGTGCAATACTAAAGTACTTGAAAGATAAGCAGTTTACTGATGCTGTTAAACTACAAGCTACTGTTAAGTTAGATACCATTGCTGAGACTACTTCCCAATTTAGTACTGTATTAGCTGATGGCTTATTAGCTACTATGAAAGCATTGAGTGATGCTGAGCGTTCATACATACTGCAGAAGTTAGCAGAAAGTGTGTAAAGGCGTGCCTAAATTAGATACGTTTAAGTTCCGAAATAGAGTACATAAAACCTCTCTCAAACTCCCTGCTTGCTTCAAGTAATTTCCTAGATATCTATATAACCGAACAACTATGGTCGTCTATCTGGTCCAACATCTGCTACAATCCATGCATATACGCAGTAGATAACTGATAGTGTAATAAATATTTCCATTATGCTTGTCTCCTGATAGTGTATAGCGTATACCTATGTTTATAGGCGCTACAATCACCCGCCATCAGATATTTGTTATAGTGTAACCCCCACAAAGCTGTAGGCAGTATTATACTTAGTATTAGTATTGCGTGTCCCATGGTGCGTCCTTTGTTGTGTTTATTACGAGCTAGTAGTTCCCCACTAAATGGAAGTACTGTTGGCGAGGTAGATAGTTCATCCCCTTCCAAGCCGTCCTTTGTTCCGTGTGTGTAAATGAAAGCAGAGGGACTAACTCTGCTAATGTTACTACCTGCTAGCACTATCCAGGTCAGGAGGATAGTTTTGTTAAACTAACCACGGTAGTTGTGTATGGGCTTAGTCGAATAGACGATCCATAATATCTAATTGAGCTTTAGCTTTGAGCTTCTGTTGCGTTGTAGCATCCTCCATAGCTTCTTCGAATGCACTCAATTTGAAGGAACGTAATGCTGCATTGATTTTGTTATCTGCTTTTGCTTCTGCAAGAATGTCTTCAGTGTACTCACTACCTGTAGTTGCTATATCTGAAACTATCTTCATAGTTGGTTTTATTGAGTCTGCAGATGAGTCTGCTATTGTTGTAATAATGTTACTTACCCCTGTTACAACCGCTGTTGCTGCGCCGAATGTTGCACTAATTGAAGTGCTGATTTCTTTGAATAGTTTCGCCATGGTAAATTCCTTTTGCCTGTATAGGACTTGTAGTATAGAGTTGATTGGGTAATTAATACCTACTTAGATGGAAGTACATTAGTAGAGACAACTAAAACGGGTCTTGATCCCGCCATAGTGCCGATATGTTTATAATGATTACTGCGAGTAGTAGAGGTATGGCTACTGTGAGTAGGACTGTAAAGGTAGTTTGCATGCTAGTATGCCTTATACCCTGTTAGTAGTTCCTGCATAGCTGCTGCGGTTACATCTTTAGCAAAGTCAGTACCGAATATAGCTTCTATTGTTGTTGGTTCCGTAGCTATACCAGTAATCAGATGGTATTTAGTATTGATGATAGCTTTGAATGCTTGTAAGCTGTCAATGATAAGAAGCTGTTGCTTGTCAGCTTTGGTGCTGAATAGTTTGGTTTCTGCCCAAAATGATACAACTAATGTAGTAGTGTCTGCAAACTGCTCATATGTCGGCAGTGTAGTTTGAGTAGCGTGTGTCTGTTGTGGTTTAGCTGATGCTTTTGATTGTGTTTTATAGTATGCAGGTCGTTGGTAAGTAGACATGATGTCCTCCTTTGAGATGTGTAGAGTGGGTAAGCCCGAAGGCAACTAGGGTTGTAGCTTTGCTTAGCGGTTAGCTAAATACTCTGCTGTTTCTGATGGAGTTAATAATACTCCGTCAATTATAATGCATGTCATGATTGATTCCTTGTGATGTAATTGAGCGTAATGCTTCCTCGTTGAATGGAAATACATTAGTAGAGATGGTTGCCATTACGTCTAAGTATGGTGTGGTTGAATGTAGTAGCAGGCGATGTAACTAGGTCGTGATTCCATTCCTTACGGTTTGTGCGTGTGTAACGCTTAGTGAGTGGGATGCATCTGACGAGGCTGTTGTCTGTTTCAAATATTACTGTGCCTGTTGTGTTACATCTCATAGCTTGTGTAGCAGTTTTGTAGAGTACGATTGCTTCGTCTCTAGTGATAGTAGTGATTACCGTATTGTACTCCTTGCAGTGTTAGCTTATGCTATATAGGTATTGTTGATCCTTACTTGAATGGAAGCATGAGAGGAGAGTCAGCCGCTGATGGATGAGATGATACTGTGGCAGTATGTATAGTGAGCTGATGCGACAGTAGTTAATGAGACGGATGGCTGAGAAAAAAGGATGGTAAGTAGTCAGCTGATAGGGGGGGTGGATGTTTTGCTGATGTGTAATTGTGTAGAATACTAACACCTCACAAAAAAATTTGGTTTCCCGTAACATTCGATACCCATTCGACCTGCCTAACGATCCATCGTATATACCCCTCAACATCTCATATCTCATCTATACGTGATAATTATGTGTAACGTAAGTAAATATACATTATCATGCCACGATAACGTACAGGAGAACTATAATGAGTAATAAGGTAGAAGAAAGATACAGAAGACGAGGCGGAGCTGTAAATGAAGCATTTGAACTAACGTATGTCAGCTTCCTAGTAATTCCACGTACACTGCTAATGGGTATGCCAACAGATGGGCAGGATAGGTTTGTAGTACTGCTGGATGAGTATGATGAAGCATGTGGTAAGCTAGTACCTGATAACGAGTTGGGTATAAATGTAACGTTCAAGAAAGATGGTAAGTTCTGTAGAATACCAGATACGTATGCTAACTATAAACATGTAAAACATGAGGATGTATTATCGCTGGAGAGATCTAATAATAACTAATGCTACATGTGCTTATGTGTCTATGAGGACCTAGAAAGTAGTGGGTAAGTTAGTTAACAATACGAAGGTGCTACTAGATAGAAGGAGAGATTAGGTATGTTTGTAGGGTGCAAAACACACATACCAGCAGAGTTCCCAGAGTACCATTTCCTAATAGAGTGGATAACTTACATCCATGGCACATTGAGGAGAGCGCTGATGAGCTAGTCGCATTCCTCAATAACAACCAATTTGAAATAGTAGACACTATAGAGTTTCTAATGAGTAGCGATGGTGGAATAGTATGGGAAGCATACGATTAATAATAGGTTAAGTTAAGTGGTAGTGCAATATTGCTTATAAATAAAAGAGGAGAGTACTATGGCAATTAATGGTGTAAAGCCTATTGCTACAGCAGTAACACATAGTATGAGTTATAGTACCTTTTATTTCCAGGGTACTACACTATAAAGCAATTCTTCACTCCGAAGAGCTACTGGAAAGTAGCTTCTTTGGAAGCACACCCAATCAAACTACTTACAGAAAACAAACAAGTAATGCGGCATAGAGTACTGGTAACTCAGGAGTTTCATACGCTTCGATATACAGGTTCAAACCCTGTTGCCACAACCAACGGGGAATTAGCTCAGCTGGGAGAGCGCCTGCCTTGCACGCAGGAGGTCAGCGGTTCGATCCCGCTATTCTCCACCATATATGCTGAGTAAGCCAACTAAGTAGAAGTACTAGCCAGTTCGCAGCTTGCCATCCACACTTAATGGGCACCTATAAATAATTATGATATAATTCAGTACAGTAAACAAAAAGGTTAAAATATGAAAGACAAGTATGATGTACTAAACGATGCTATAGAAGAGTTTATTCAGGATGCTAGCTTAAGTAGTTAGTAAAAAATGTGTGTTGAGTGCTGATGAGGTTTTAGGTAAGCTAGATGAAATAGCTCTCCCATATGAAAAACAATGTGCAATTGCAGTATATAACTATACAAATAGAATACAATAAGTGGGTATGCCGGACTATTTATACGGTATGGCAGAAGTAGTTGTGCTACAACTCGTTTGGTTCATGTGAACTAATGGCTACCTTTAGTTGGTTTAAGGTTGTGTTATGTACACTTATAAAGTAAATTCATACCACACCATAAAGGACATAGATGAAACTTGTACTAGAACCGGAAAGACCAGAGATAGACTCAATTTGGGAAGAATACGTTCCCATCCTCCAGAAAGACAACAACTACTATATACACCTCACAGAAGAAATAGTCTCACCAAGTGAATACAACAAAACATGTTACTTACTAGAGAATGCACTAGAAACAGATGTAGTGCACTTGCTAATCAACTCGCCTGGTGGGCTATCCGATTCTGCGTTCATGGTAATCAATAGTATGATTAATTCAAAGGCTAAGATAATTGGTAGGATAACAGGCAATGCGTCAAGCGCTGCTACAATGATAGCGATGTACTGTGATGAGCTGATTGTAGGTAGATTTTCTACTATGATGTGCCATAACTATAATCATGGCGCACAAGGTACAGGAAACCAAGTTAAGACATACGTAGACTTTATAGACCCAGAATTCACAAAGGTGGTTAAAGAAGTGTATAAAGACTTCCTTACACCTGCAGAGATGAAAAGAGTGTCATCTAACGATAAAGAGATATGGTTGAATGAGCAAGATATTCGAGCACGTTGGGATAATAAATTAGCTAAAAGAGCTATAGATAAGGTTGTGTAATGTCTAAGATATCCGTGGATACAAATATACTTATTAATGATAGTAGTATCCTATTCGATACTACTAAGGAGTTCGTAATTAGCTTCCAGGTACTCAGAGAACTGGATAAGCTGAAACGTAACCCAGATTTAAAGCGTAGTGCTCAAACAGCTATCAAGAACGTAAAGGTACAGCTACTTGCAGGTAAGATAAAGATCCTCAACGTGCCAACACTAACTGAACTGGGTGATTCACCAGATGAATGTATATTACTTGATACATACAATAGTGGTGCTAACTTTCTGAGTGAGGATATAAACGCCACAGTTATAGCTATGGCTTTAAGTATACCCTTATCAGATATGGATGCTGAGGCAGCTATAGACTATGGGTATACAGGGTATAAAGAAGTAACTATAAATGATGAGTACATTAAGACATTACGAACACTGAAAGAGATGCCACAGGCAGAGTTCGAAACAACTATGTCTATAGTGCTGGGCATCAATGAATACTGTATAGTGTGCGATGGGACAGAACTTCCTGATATATGGAAAACTAAAATAGACATAGTTAACGGGGAAAGTGTTAGTAAAGTGGTTCGCATATCACAAAAAATGTCACCATACACCAGTGCTGGGGTGTGCGGCGTACAACCATTGGATACTATGCAAATGTGTGTGCTAGATGCTGTGTTTGATACAACATGCCCTTTAGTAGTGGTAGACGGTGTATTAGGGACTGGTAAGACTATGCTCAGTATGATGGCGGCATTGGCCACTACACAAGGTGAGAAAAGGTACCAACACTACGACCAAGTGTTCGTAACAGCATCACCGGAGTCAGTTAATAAGAGCCTATACACTGGGTACAAGCCCGGCAGTAGCGAAGATAAGTTATCAGGTCACTTATCAGGGTTTAAGTCGAACTTGAAGTTCTTACTAGACCCTAAAAGAGTTAAGGAAAACAGAAAGATTAAGAATCCAGACGAGGAGGAAGAAACTCCTTCTGAGAAGGCGTGGCGAAGTAACTTTAGTGTAGTTGAGATTGATGAGATGCAAGGTATGAGTTTACATAATAGCATACTGCTTGTGGATGAGTCCCAGAAACTAAGTGAAGATAGCTTAAAGTTGATACTATCTCGTATAGCTGAAGGCTCTAAGGTTGTGCTTATGGGAGATACCGTAGGACAGGTATACTCACTCAACCGTGGTCACGAGGGGTTTAAAGTACTCCTAAGGCATTTAGGTAAGTCACCAGAGATGTGTTATATCAAACTTGCGAATATCTACCGATCAGAGCTAGCTAAGTTCGTTGCTAAGATATTCAATGACTAAGTAAGGTATTGTTTAAGTGTAATGTAGTATACTACTACACTTAAACAATACAGGGAGTTACGATGGCTTGTAAGTCTAAATCTCCTAAACCGAAAAAGTAACTAAGTAAACACACCTCCTCCACCTCTTTACAATGTGCCAACGAGGGGGTTTTCCAGTATAAGGTTCCCCAAATGCTTCCCAAACGAAAACAACATAAAATTAGAGAGAATGGAACTGTTTACCTAATAGAAATTACATTAGGAGACGACATAGTGTATAAGGTTGGTGCAACAGCTAATAGTGCGAGGTATAGGGTATTACAATTGATAGCTGGTATGGAGAAGGAATATGGATACTTCCCTCTGGTTAGGTTACTTAAGGAAGAGCGATGCGCAAACTACTACCAAGTAGAGAAACGAGTACATAATCAGTTATCTGAGTATAGGTACATAAGATGCAGGACATTTGATGGTAGCACAGAGGTATACAAATGTGGAGCTGAAGATGTACTTAGAGTATACAATACAGAGCTATTCAATAGTAATGATATAGTAGAAAATGATGAGCTGTTAGAGTGGTAATGGCGAATACTTCAATACGACTTCAATATAAATATGGTATACTACATAAAAATAATATGTAGGAAGCACTAAATGAGTGAAATAAAAGCAAAAGATATGGCGAATTATCCTGTTACAGATGGTATACCGTTGGATAGAGAGACACTAGTTAAACATATGCCGAAGGGGTTTAGTGGTAAGATAACCGATGAAATACTAACTATGCTAAATAATGTCGAGAATGACACAGGTATGAGTAAGGAGCTATTCAGTGAGCAGTTATACTCATACACCCACTTACTTACAGGTGGGGTAGGGATTGAGACACTATCCAATGCTATAAAGTTCGTGAACTTACGTATGCTTCCAAAGATGGGAGCTGCTAAAGCATTCTCTATAGTGTTCCCGGAGAAAGCTAAAGAGATAGAGGATAGAGGTGCAACAGTAGACTCATTCGCATCTATGTATGCTGGAACTAAAACGGTTGTAGCTGTACAAAAGTTAATACTAGTTCCAGTATATATATCACATGCTCCCATACATAATGCTATGTTAAAGAAGTTATTTGACTTGAGCAATGGCATAGGTGCTAAAGCTGATGATAGGGTAAGCCCCACTGTGCAGATGAATGCTGCTATAGCACTCCGTGATGCAACTAAAATGCCAGAGGATAATAGTGTAACACTCAAGATAGGTATGACAGATGACGCTACGAAGATACAGCAAGGACTGTTCGAACAGCTAGCAATGAATAGTGAGCTGCAGTTAGCTGCATTGAGGTCTGGTAGGAGTATAGGTGAGATTCAAAGGATTGGTGTAAGCACCGATAAAATCCTAGAAGCGGAGATTGAGTAATGGCTGAGAAAACAGAACTAGAACTATGGGATGAACTGCCTGGCGTAACAGGTGATGAGGATAGTATACCATACAAGAATTGGCAGGAATATGAAGTAGCTGTAGCAGAGGGTAAGGACACAGTACCAGATGTACCAGTAGTGAGAAAGCTGCCAGGTAGAAAGGAGTATGAGTTCAGTGTGGATAAGGCACTAGATTCAATCGACTTGACGTTCAATGGATACATACCAAGTAAAGAGGCTATAGAGTTCTTCAATATAATTAGATTAGTACTCGGGGAAGACCCAGAAGTTAATAATAGCTTAATGCATTATTTCCTAGTAGATTTACTGTTTGGGAATATAGAAAGAAATCAGTACCCGTACAGCAAAGAGATACAAGATAAGCTTAGGATTAATAGCAGAAAGGTGGCAATCATTGCGGCCAGAGGTAGTGCAAAATCGACAATAGTTACAGCGTTCTTCCCGATATATGTGGCTATAACAGGTAAGGTACCAAACTTTGGTAGCTTGATGTTCATGGTAGGATTTGGTGATAGTCAACAAGCGGGGGCTAAAGTACAAGCTAACACCATACGTGATATATGCGAAGATAGCGCCTTCTGCAAGGAGTACTTCGAGAAGATGAGATTCACTGACGAAGAGTGCGAGTTTATAAGAAAGGGTCCAGAGAAAGTGCGAAAGCGGGCATTCATGTATAAAGTAAAGGGAGCTGCAGGAGGATCAGTGCGTGGTATTCGTTACAAGACTGAGCGTCCAGGTATGATACTATTTGATGACATCATCAAGAATGAAGCAGACGCTAATTCAGATGTAATTATGGCTAAGTTACAGAGTATGATATATCTAGATGCAGAGAATGCGCTAGGGTCAATGAAAGGTAAGGTAGTTATCATCAACACTCCGTTTAACAAACGTGATCCAGTATATAAAGCACTAGAAAGTGGAGTATGGACACCAATATGTTTACCTATATGCGAAAAGATATACTCAGGTATGCCCCGTGAGCTATATAGGGGTGCATGGGAAGAAGCACATAGTTATGATAGAGTAATGGAAAGATATGAGGACTCAGTAGGTACTGATACACTACGTGGATTTAACCAGGAGCTAATGCTTAGGATTGCAGATGAAGGTAGTAAGCTAATCAAAGATGGACAGATACAGTGGGTCAGTCGGAAACTGCTTGAGAAGAATTTAAATAACTACAACATATACATAACAACTGACTTCACGGCTAGTAATAGTAAGAAAGGCGACTTTAGTGGTACATTCGTTTGGGCACTAAGTAGTGGAGGTGATTGGTTCCTATTAGATATGAGCTTAAAGAAGTTAGGTATTTCGGAGCAATATGAGCCGTTATTCCATATGGTTACTAAATGGGGTGGTAGGCACGGTAGGCAAGTTACTGTTGGCGTAGAGATAGACGGACAGCAGCAGATTAATTTACACGTGTTAAAGAAGATGATGATTGAAAAAAATACATACTTCACATTCGCTAGACAGATTGGGCAACCATTCGGTAGCGAGGGCATTAGCAGACGGCGAGCGGGTGGTAAGAAGCATGAGCAATTTATGCGAGTACATCCACTATTCCAAACTGGTAAGATGTTCCTCTGTGAAGAGCTACAAGATAGTCCAGATATGGCTGAACTGCTAGAGGAACTAGGATACGTGACGTGGGAGGCAATCACTAGCACACACGACGATGGGCTGGACTGTGTAAGCATGCTACCACATATGGAAGTTATATTACCAGCTAAAGTTGTAGTCGCTATGCATAAAACAAGCGCCCATCAAATGTGGGGATTTGAGGAGGAAGATACGCAAGAGGTTAATGGGTATGCTGGATACTAAGGTGTAGTAAAGGATAGTTAGTGTACTATACTATGTAAATAAATAGGAATGTAGCATGACACTAAAACGACTTAAAGCAACTACTAATGGACTACTAACTGCTGATAATACTTTAACTGAAGATCCTGAGGCTGTTTTAGGCTTACTAGAAATGGCGTTTAGTGATGTTATCGCACATGCAGATGCACTACATCTCATGACATTAAATAGAACCGGTAATATCTTTCGATTAGCACAAGGTAAGTATGTTGTTAGAATGCCAGAATTACCTACAACAGACGAAGATGAATTAGATCTTGATAATGAGCTATGCTTCGCGGTTGCACGTTTTATGGCCAGCTATATGAGCGAGAAAAAGAGTAGTGTGCATTTCACTGAAGCAAAAAGACTTATACGTAATTACAATAGTAAAGTCTTTGAAATACTAGAAACAATTAAAGACCAAGGAGACGGTACATATGACACTAGCCCAACTCACTACGCTTAATGATAATAGTTCCGAGCGTGAGCTTACTATTGATGACGGTATAGCGTTTGCTAAAGAGTTACTACATGCGGAAGAAGCGTATTTTAGAGAAGATGCCATACTTGGTGCAGGTTTCTACACATGGAATGAGAATTTCATAACACTAATTCAACAGTCATTAGCGGAGAATAAGATAGCCAACTTCAGTAAACCACAACGCGTAGTATTTGATAAGTATATATTATTACTAACAGATGGTATAACTGGGAATGAGTCAGAAGACATAATTGAACTAGATACATACCTCGGAGGGTTACAAGGATGATAGGAAAACAATTTACGGATAGTGTAAACTACTTGGCTGGGCTAGACCACTCGTATGGTAAAGCGTTTAGTTTAGTAAAAAATAATATATCTATGCAGACTGGTAAGGTATACTCATGTACCGCTACACTTAATTTATATGATGATACAGATAAGTTGATACACCCTGTGGTCTTGGCAGATGACACGGTAACCCTAGCAACTATCGAGGCATTTATAGCATCTATTAAAACAACTATAGAAGCATCATACCCAACTGTAACAGTGGAAAGTTCTGCTGTTGGTGCATTACAATTAATAACTATTAAAGTTGCTGGGGCTACAGATGATACTCGCTATCTAATTAATGGGTTTACGTTAGAGATTAAAATAGATGGGTCGCAGTTGTATACTGTAGATGCAGATATACTCAACCCATACAATGTCATACCCTCATTAGTTATGAATATGGACACAATGGTCACATCTGGTATGGCGATCACTAACAACATAGCAGATATACAGTCTGTAATTGATAATATTGATGTCGTAAACACAGTTGCACTGAATTCTATAGATGTAAATCTGGTAGCAGGGAGCATTGCTAACGTGCATGCAGTTGGCGAAAACTTACTAGACGTAGGAGTAGTAAGTAACAACATACTTGATGTAAATATAGCAGCAGATAATATAGCTAGTATTAATACTGTAGCAAATGATTTAGCATTAGGAGTAGATAGTAATATAGTTATTACATCTACAGGTATGGATAATGTGACGATAGTAGCAACCAATATAGATGGCACTATAAGTGCAGATATACCTTTAGTGGCTAATAGGATAACTAATGGGGATTTAGATAAAGCATTAACAAACATAGACCATTATAATGCTACTAATCTTGGGCCGTTAGCTATTGAGCCTACAATACTTACACATCCGTTGCTTAGTGTGGGAGACTACTATTTCAATACTGTGACATTGCAAGAGCACTACTACGATGGGGTTATATGGAATACTAGGCAGTATACAGATAGCGCTATAAATACGTTTACTAATAAGACTATAGATAGTATAACTAATAGCGTAGGTGCTAACCACATGTACTATAAAGTTAGAAATGAGAGTGGGAGCACTATCCCAAGAGGGACTGTTATAACAGCAACAGCTACCCAACCAGGTACTGACTATCTAGAAGTAGAACCTATAGCAGATACAACGACTCAAATCGCGCTTGGCATTACACGTGCAGATATGCCCACTAATTCCATCGGGCTAACTACGAACTCAGGGCTGACTGAGGATTATGTGAACACTAGTGCCTGGGCAGAAGGGACTATACTGTACCCGTCCAATGGTGGTGGACTAACAAACGTGCAACCAACTAGCGGGGCTTACCAAGCATGTGCACTAGTTATGCGTAGCCACGTAACACAAGGAAGATTGCTCATAAGATTCAGTAATCCTATATATATAGCAAGTACTACGCAAAGTGGGTATGTTCAGCTAAACAACACACTTACTAGTACTAGTACTACCAAGGCATTAACAGCTGCTCAGGGCAAAGCACTACAGGATACTAAGGTAGATGAGAATGCACCCATAACAGCCGGAACTGCTACAAAGATTACGTATGATACTAAAGGTTTGGTAACAGTCGGAGGTATGCTAAGTGCTGAAGACCTACCAAATATAGATGCCTCCAAAGTAACCACTGGAACGTTGGGCGTAGCACGAGGTGGTACAGGTGCAACTACTAGTACAGGAACAGGTAGTGTTGTACTGAATACTGCTCCAACATTAGTAACCCCAAACATAGGAGTAGCTACTGGAAGCAGCTTTAACGCTATCACAGCGTTAGCCGCTACACCATCTCCTATGGATGGTGTAGCAGGTACAGGGGTAAGTACGACGGTTGCTAGACAAGACCATGTACATCCAAGTGATGTCAGTAAAGCAAATGATTCTGCGGTGGTTAAACTTACAGGTAATCAAACCAAAGCAGGTGTATTAAATCTTACGTCAAGCCCAATAGTGCCAGTACCAACACTAAACTTTCAACCTACCGTAGCACGAAGCACAGGAATAGTAGTACGAGTGCCCGAAGATTACGAAACTATAAACCTAGCACTAAAATACTTAAGTGGCTTTAGACATCTATATGTAAAAAATGGTGTACGGTGTGAAGTAAGTCTGGCAAATGGCTATGTTATAGCAGAACAAATATTTGTGAATGGTATAGATTTATCGTACATAACTCTAACAAGTAGAAGCACAACGGGGGCAGGATACGAAAATGGAAAGCACTTAGTGGATAGAGCAGCGTTAACTACAGAGTTTAGTGTAGCAGATTATGGTATTACAAGTTACCCTGTTATAGGAGCAAAAAAAGACGGGAAAAGCCCTGTACTGAGCTTTGTTTTAGATTGTCAGGTTGTGCTAGGCAGTGAGACTGCAGCCGACCTTAAACATGGCCTCTTTGCTATAGGTGGTGGCAGCATATCTTGTACACACACGGCTGGAGCTATACAATGTTCAGGCCATGCAGCGTTTACACGAGCAGGAGGTACAATCTCAGCAGAGAATATGACAAATAGTTCAGATAGTAGCTTTGCAGCGTACGCACAAGGAGGTACAATCTCAGCATCTACTATGACAAATAGTTCAAATAGTAGCTTTGCAGCGTACGCACAAGAAGGTACAATCTCAGCATCTACTATGACAAATAGTTCAAATAGTAGCTTTGCAGCGTACGCACAAGAAGGTACAATCTCAGCATCTACTATGACAAATAGTTCAAATAGTTATCATGCAGCGTATGCACAAGCAGGTACAATCTCTGCGTATGCTATGACAAATAGTTCAAATAGTTATCATGCAGCGTATGCACGAGCAGGCACAATCTCTGCGTATGTTATGACAAATAGTTCAAATACTGGCTTTGCAGCACATGCCCGAGCAGGAGGTACAATCTCAGCAGAGAATATGACAAATAGTTCAAATAGTAGCTACGCAGCACATGCACGAGCAGGCACAATCTCTGCGTATGTTATGGTATGTTCAAACACCACAGCGAGTACGGTAGAATTAGTAAGAATTTTAGCTGGAGGTATAATAACGAACGACGCTGGAGTTTGGACAAACTTAGGCACTGGTGCAAAATGCAATGTGGCGGCAGGTACAATCTCTGCCAACGGCTATATAAATAGAATAGGGTAAAAAATGATAACAATAATAAATAAACACGGTAAATATACGGGAACACAGTATGGAGAGATATCTAAAGAGGCTCTAGATTGGCACGTTAGTCAGGGAGATACTTGGATAGATTTGCCTAAGTTTGAGCTTGATTTTATAGAAGGGGAAGAGCCAGATTATGGTGCTCCAGCTGCAATAGAATTGCTTAGCATTACTTCAAGAGAGGCAAAAGCAGCCAAGCAATTAGCCCTCAACTCTATTACAGTAACTGTAAATGGTAAGGTATTTGATGGCAGAGCTAAGGACCAAGTGAATATAATGGCAGCTATACAAGCAGCTACATTACTAAACATTACAGAAACAGAATGGGTTATGAGTGATAATGTTCCTACCTTAGTGACTTTAGATGAGCTAAAACAGGCATTAGTTCTCTCTATACAAAAAGTTGGTGAAATTGTTAAGGGTTTAGTATGATAGTAGTAATTAAAGATGCTAATGGTAAAGCAGTAAAAGAGATAAAAGTTGAATCAATTACTAATGGTATACTACGAAATTACCCAACAGGTTACACAGCTGAGGAAGTAGTGTGCAAGTAGTATTCTATGGGAACCATTATGGTCATTTAGGTAATAAACTGATACGTTGGTGGACTTCAAGCACTAAAGATAAGTTTAATGGTAAATGGAGAGATTCAGTAAGTCATTGTGAAATACTATTCAGCGATGGTATGATGTTTAGTGCTAGTCAGTATGAAAATACTACTAGATTCAAGAAACATAGCATGACTGGTAAAGCTTGGATAAGATTACCTCTAAGTGTAACTAGTGAAGAGGAAATAATAGTAAGAAGCTTCTGTGAATCACAAATTGGAAAAAAGTATGACTACTTAGGGGTTTTTGGGTTTGTGTTTAAAAACGCAGACGATCCTGACAAGGAGTTCTGCTCTGAAGTAAGTACTAAAGCACTACAACAAATTGGGTTGGTAATGGATCTGGTGCCTAGTAAAACTAGCCCAAATGCACTATATTTAGCAATAACAGAGTTAATAAGTTATACAAAATAACGAAATAATGGTACAATACGTGTACGATAAGTTTAAGTAAGGATATTAGAGTGATGGATGAGCAGCAACGGTTATTATATGACCATGACAAAAAGATAGATAAACTGGAAATATCTATTGAGCAAGTAGCTAATAGTATAGACCAATTGGCAAATGGCATCAGCTCATCTAATCGAAAGGTGGAAGGTATAACAGGAATGCTTAATACACAAAATATCCTTATGGAGAGATTCTCCAATATGGATCTGTCCCTCAAAGAGTCATTTAGTGGAGTGTGCACAAGGGTAGGAAAACTAGAGACAGCTAAAGAAAAACATGAGCTAGATGGGTGCCCGGCCGCTACCTCTGCACATAAGCGAATAAGTAGAATTGATAGTGCGTTAGGGTGGGTCAATAAATTAATTCTCCTTGCAGTGCTAGGAGCTGTGTTAAGTCTGGTGATAATCAAATGAAGAAGTGGTACAAGAGTAAATTTCACTGGTTTAATATAAGCTTGGGAATAATAGGCATGGTTGAGATTAACTTACATCTGCTGCAAAATACATTAGGGAATTACTATGGGTTTGTGCTTATGTTGATATCTGGGATTGGAATAGTCCTTCGTAATGTGACAACTACCTCAATTGAAGGAACAGGTGATGTTCGATAAAATACAAATAATAGCAGCAGTAGGAGTACTGCTAGTGTTCATAGTTAGTGTAGTCACTTACGAGAGTAAACTAAGCTCATTAAAATCAGAACTGTTAGAGACTACGAAAGACCTAAGTGATATGCAAGCAATCAGCAGAACTTGTGAGCGTAACTATAAAGCCCTTAACACAACCCTAAATGAAGTGAACGAGGCTAATGAGCAGTTGGGCGCTATATACAACGATATGGATGAGAAGTACAAAGCGGAAGTTTTAAAGCCACCAAAAGTACGCTATGAAGTGCTATACAAATTTATAGAGCAGGAGGTAAAGAGTAATGAGATTGAAGCTGTTACAATTAGGATTAATAATGCTGTTAACTACATTAACAATGGGGGGATGCACTAGCAAGCAAATTATTTATGAAGATAGAGTAGTTAAAAAGATAATAGCTACACCATGTGTCCTACCAGAAGTTAAATGCTACATAGATAGTAATAGCACGCTAACAGAAAAGGTTGACGGGATAATGGAGTGCCTTGCAGAGCATGAATTAGTACTAAAAACATATAGGGCAAAATAAATGATGTTATCTAAAAACTTCTCACTAAAATCGTTCGTAAAATCAAATACTGCTATAAGATTGGGCATAGATAATGTGCCTACATCAGCGCACATAGAAAACATGAAATACTTATGTGCAAAGATACTACAACCAGCAAGAGATAACTTCGGAATTATAGATGTAAGTAGTGGGTACAGAAGTGTTAAGCTATGTGAAGCTATAGGTTCAGACAAAACGAGTTTTCACGCAATAGGCTGTGCTGGTGACTCTGAAATTAGGTATGAAAAAGTCAGTAATTTTGAGTACCTACTATGGGTGTATGAGCACTGTGAGTTTACTGAACTAATAGCCGAGTACTTTGATAGGAATAACAACGAAGCTGGCTGGGTACACTCTGCAATTCAAAAAGGTAGGGAGAACGAAAGAACTCTAAAGCTAAAAGATTCAAGGCACAACTACCAAATAGTAACCATAGACTATTTGAAGAAGCTATACCAATAGCTTACTATAAACAGCGTGCCGAGGTTACTACTGCTATTAATACCAATGAAGAAGTTAGTGCTGAAATCCTGTAAGATAAGCTGGGCTTGTATACACTAAAGGTAGTTGAAAGCAGAAGTAGGCTAAAATTTGCATAACTAATACTTAGATAGTATAGAAGATGGTATAATTATACTAGAAGTAATGTAATACCGACATGAAGACAATTGGAGATACTTATATGAGTACTAGAAAGAAGAGTGACGTATTGCAGCCTGGATGGAAAAACTGCCCTGATTACCTCAAGCTAAATGCGGATGTAGAGGCTAGTTCTGGTATACAGGATGAGATACGATCAGACTTAGAAACATACAAGATACTAAAACAGGGTGGAAAACCTGTTAAGGTGAAACCAGGTAAAAGTGCTATACGTCCTAAGATGGTACGTAAGCACCAGGAGTGGAAATACCCTGCACTAGAGGAACCCTTCTTAAACACACCTAATATGTTCCAAATAATGCCACGTGGTCCTAGAGACGCTGCTGCTGCACACCAGAACTCAATGTTAATTAACTACCAGTATGAGACGTTGATTAATAAAGTAAAACTAGTTGGGGATGTAGCTAGAGTATTCGAAGATGAAGGTACTGTAATAGTCAAGACTGGCTGGGAATCCAAGTACGAAATGAAAATGGTCACTAAGCAACGCCCGATATTTGCGTCTGCTGAGGATAGTTTACAGATAATAGATGCCGCGGTACAGTCAGGCCAAATGACACCTGAACAGGCACAGGATATGATTACTAGTGGCCAACCAATGGAAATCGGTGTAGAAGACTACGAAGAGGAAGAGGAAGTACTTACTAAGAATCAGCCTACGCATACAGTACTGGACGGCGCTAACGTAGGTATAGACCCAAACTGTGAGGGAGACTTAAACTTAGCCGGGTTCATATGGCATGAATATGATACTAGTTGGGCAGAGCTAATTAAGAATAAGTATGAAGAGCTCCCAGATGGTTCAACTAGAGGGTACTACAAAAACATAGATGAAGCAATTGCAGCCGATTCAGATGTAGCTTACTTTGAGAATAAGTCCAAAGATTACAGTAACTTCGTATATAGTGATAAGGCTAGAAAGAAGTTCAAAGCAATCGAGTACTGGGGCTACTGGGATGTGCAAGGTGATGGTGTATTAGTTAGTATAGTTGCAGAATGGGTGGGAAGTACTCTGATTAGACTAGAAGAGAACCCATACCCACATAAGAGACTACCATTTAGTATAGCATACTATATGCCAGTGCTGAGAAGCACTCGTGGGGAGCCAGATGCTGTACTACTGGCTGATAACCAAGAGTCAAATGGTAAGATGACTAGGGCTATGCACGACATAACTAGCACAGCGGCTACTGGGCAGGAGTTCATAGATGCTAACTTTTTTAGTACTATAGCAGATAAAAATCAGTATGAGAAAGGTAATACAGTATACTTCAATAGTCACATGGACCCTAAACGTGCTATACATAGGCGCTCAGTAGATCCAATAGACAGTTCAATACTACAAGTTATGCAGATTAACACACAAGAGGCAGAGAATCTAACAGGCACTAGGCCGTTTGGGGGTACCAATGGCGCACAGGGGCTAGGGCTAGCTAAGATGTCATTAGATGGCACAGCTAAACGTGAGCTATCTGTACTACGCAGAATGAGCACACTATTTGTGGATATGGCTAAGATGGTTATTAGCATGAACCAAGCGTATATGGATGAAAAGCAGACTATTAGAATAACGGATACTGAGTTTGTAGAGATAGCCAGAGATGACTTACAAGGCGACTTTGACTTGCGAATTAGTATCAGTACACCTGAGAAAGATGACCAACAAGCTCAGTCATTAATGATGCTACTACAGACTAATGCTGCTAGTATGCCTCCTAAGTTGTATGCTAAGACTATGGGTAAGATACTTAGATTACAGTATCAGCCAGACTTAGCAGAAGAATATGAGAAGTACGAACCAGAGCCAGATCCAATGCAGATTAAGATACAAGAGATGCAGTATGAGAATACTAGGCTCCAAAATGAAATGCTGAAGATGGATATGATTGCTAAACAAAGTTTAGTAGAAGAACGCACAAGCAGAATGATAGAGAATACGGAAGCTGATATTAAGAACAAACTAGCACAAGCAGAGTTAAGAGCGGCTCAAGCTGAATTAGCGTTAGCTATGGCTGAGAAAGCTAAGAGTGAGGCAGATGTACTAGATCAGAAGTTTATTGATGTAGATAGTGGCAGTGCCCGTGAGAGGGAAATTCAAGATTTAGAGTATGCTGCTACTGTTAAGAATCATCTAAAAACGGTCGGCACACGTAACCAAAAAACAAGGTGGTAATTAATATGGTTGGAGATATGACAGAGCAAGGGCTAGGGCAACTTGGTGGGCAACCACAGCCTCCACAAGCAGAGTTCACAGTAGACACCGCTAATAGAAAGAATGCAGAGATAGTGGAGAGAGTTAGAACAAATAGTGGTACAGGGCTTGGGACAGTACGTCAGGTAAATGATGGCATGGTACCACCAACGGTCCAACAAGGATTAGGGCAAGTGGTCCCCACTATGCGGTCAATGAGTCTAGATCAAGATGCTATAGAGGCTGTACGTAGTGGGCAAGTTAATCCTATGGATGTTATGAATGATCCAAACATTAGTGGTGGGGCAAAAGCTACTATACAAGGGATGATGTCCTAATAAAGAATTAAGGTTAGCTCTAGTATAATTCTAGTATGACAGCTTAGGGTTGGATAATTAAAAGGATACGGGATGAGTCAAGCAATGGATGCAACTGCAACTAACTTCGAATCAGATACTACTATGGGGCAGTGCATTGATGCATTAGTAAAAGAAATAGAAGAGCTAGAAATTAAAGCTACGTATGCTAAAGCATTTAAAGAATTATATGAAAATGCTAATTTCAAAATAGTTATTCTTGATGGGCTTCTAAAAGAATATGCAGCTGGTATAGCTGTTAAGCTTACAGACCCTACCATAACTGAAGAGTTAGAAACTGAAACATTAGTTGAATTGAAGTCATTACGATATCTTAGTAAATTCCTGCAGATGCAGTTAACTACAGCAGCTAATGCTGATAGACTTGTAGCAGAAAATAAACAATTACTACTTGATATACAATCAGGTAAAGAGGGTATATAATAATGGCAAAAACATACGATAGTGTAGCAGATGAATTAGATGCAATGATAAGAGGTAACCATGAACATGACTCCTCTGAAATTACTGAGGATTTAGATGCTAACAACGAGGACACAGATCACACTGAAAATGATGATACTGGAGCAGAAACGGATGGTGAAGCTGCCGAGCTTAGCCAGGATACTGATGAAGGTGCTGAAAATGAAGGTGAGGAAAACACTCCAGTAGATGCTGATAGTTTAGATGTGGAGGATGAAGGTACGACTAAGGAAGCCTTAACTACTACAGAAAACAGCAAAGAAACAGATACGACTGAGACCGGCTCAGCAGTAGAGACAACGGAAGCTGTTGACTACCAGAAACAGTATGCAGAGTTATTAGAGAAATCTAAAGAAGCTACTGAGTTCTATGAAAAAGTCGCTGGTGTAAAGTTCAAAGCTAATGGTAAAGAAGTTGAGGGATTCAAAGACCCCCAAAAGATTATCCAAGCGCAGCAAATGGCATATAACTATAGTGAAAAGATGGCAGGATTCAAAGCGTATCGTCCATACATGGGTCCGTTAAAAGACCGTGGCATGTTAGATGATCCGACAAAGTTTGATCTTGCTATGAGCTTGATAGATGGTGATAAGGAAGCATTAAAGCAGCATATGGCTAACATAGGTGTAGATCCAATGGAATTGGATATGGACTCTATTAAGTATGCGGCAGCTCCTAAAACTTCTAGTCGAGATGCCCTAGCTATAGAAGACGCATTAGATGTAGCTAAATCCTATGGAGTTGAAGATAAAATCTATACTACTGTATTAAAAGAGTGGGATGATGATAGCTTCAAAGAGTTCATTGGTAATAGTGCTGTACAAAAAGACCTTATAATGCAGATGGCTGATGGCACCTATGATGTAGTTATGGATAAGGTGTCCTCCTTATCCGTACTCGATGATAGGTTCGCAGGCATGAAGATGGTTGATAAGTACAGAGCCGCTATCACTGAGCTTAACCGAGAAACAGCACCTGTACAAAAAGTGGTAACTCCTCCTGTAGCAGTAGCAGCTGATACACAGGCTATTGCTGCTGCTAAAGCGGCTGAAATAGCCGCTAAAGCTGTTGAGGAGTACAAGGCCAAGGTGAATAAAAATCGAAATGAGAAGGCTAAAGCAGAGCGAGAAAAAGCAACCGCTGCTAGCAAACCTAAGAGTACTGTCACTACACCTAGTAAACACGATCCTATGGCCTTAAGTGGTAAAGAGATTGCAGATATGCTAGATAGAATGATGATGGGAAAGAAATAATATAAAGGATCCATAAAATGGGTATCACAAGTACATTTAATGATGGTGGAACAACTTCAAACACGATTGAAAGACAGTTTACACCAGAGTTCGTAACTAAAGCTATAGTTGAAATGCCAGCTCGTAAGAGATTTTTCTCTAACCGTTCTAACAAAGTGGCTATGCCAAAAAATCATGGTGACACGTTGACTAAAGAAGTAAAACTTCCAATGCTACATAAAGATAATATGGTAGATGGTGGTGTTGATGCTACTGTTGCATCTATAATCAAGAACGAGTATGCTCGTGTTGTTTCTGCTACAGGGTTAGTTGTTCAACGTTACAATGTAGAGAATTACCTTGCATCTGATGGGTCTGTATCACTTGCTGATGCTAGAACTGCTGCACGCGCTGCTGCTGTTGCTGCTTTACAAGCCGGTGAAGAAGTTAAGTCTACTGCTGGTTCTATCTTGAATGGTGCTGCTGGTTATAACACGTCTACTGGACCACTTGCCGAACTACCCGAAGAGGGTGGAGTTGTTAACTTACTAAATAGTTCTAGTAAACTAGTTAGTGCTAAGATTTCGTTCCATGGTATTGCTTCTAAGTATACTGTTCGTTCTGTGGAGCTAGACTCACGTATGGGCCAAGTAGCTACTAAGATTAAAGATCTTTCTCGTGCTGTTATTGAGCTTAAAGAAATGCAAGTTCAAAACTCTGTTTTAGCTGCTGCTGAACTTAACATGATGCCATCTACAACTAAAGCATATGTTGTTGATATGTCTGATATGGATGGTATGGATACACTTACATATGAGGCACTTACTGCATTCGAGCAAGAGTTACAGCGTGATGATGTTCCATTGGATACTGAAATCCTACAAGGTGTAGATTTGATTGATACTGTTACAGTTGAAGATGCGTACATTGCATATGTGAACCGTGAAGCAATTCCAGTTTTACGTAGAATCACAGGTCCTGGTGGAGCACTTGTATGGGTTGAAAAATCTAAGTATGCTGCTGGTACTACATTACTTGAAGGTGAGCAAGGCTCAATTGGCTCATTCCGTTTTGTTGTTGTTCCTGATCTTGCTGTATACCGTGGTGCAGGCGCTGCTGTTGGTGGCACACTTACTACTGTAACTGCTGGTGCATTCATTGTGGGTGATACGTATGTAATCAGAACTGTTGGTAGCACTGACTTTACATTGATTGGTGCGCCTACCAGCGCCGTGGGTGTTCAGTTTATTGCTACTGGTGTAGGTGCTGGTACAGGCACAGCTGACTCGTCCGATGGTGACTTGGCAAATGCTGCAACTAGATCTGCTGCATACAAAACAGTTAAGACTGATGGTACATTTTATGATGTATTTGCAATGGTAGTTGTTGGTGATGACAGTTACTCAATCACTGGTTTTGGTGGCGAGTCTACTTCTGCTAAGCATATCATGCCTAAAGCTGATGTACATAACGACATGTACGGAGAGGTAGGTGGAGTTTCAGCGAAGTGGAGCTATGGATTCCTCCCATATAGACCAGAGCGTATCAAGATGCTCGCTTATACTGCGACACGAACAGGCGTAACAACTGCAGCTTAGGCTGTGGTTCTGTGCTTATTTACGTAGCAAGCTTCGGCTTGCTTCGGCTACACACTCATAAACTTCAACCCAACTTAAGATAAACAATAGTATAATAACGGAGATATAGTAGTACTAGATGTAGTACCATAGCACCAATAGGTATGTTGACTGTAATGTATACATGTCAAATTAAATAATGGCAATGAGTATAGCTCAACCAAAAGGACAGATAGATAATGGCACAAAAAACATTTGATAAAATGAACAAGACCGAATTAGAGGGTGCGATTGCGTTTCTAAAATTAGAGGATGTAGCACTAGCTGCAGCTAAAGACCCTGAGAAGATTACTAATGCAGAGTACGTTGCAGTACTAGAAGCATTTAAAGCTAAGCAGGACATCAACAATGTAGATGTAGTTAAAGAGACTACCGCAAATGATACTGCCTCAGTTAAAGTAAATAACAGTGTTGAAAAGGCATTAGTTAAAGCTGATGACCTACATACAATGATACCGGTAATAGTTACTGACCATGATACCTCAGTTGTAATAAACGAAGATATAGAAGGCCGTACGGTAGCAATTCGTTGGGGTAACCCCGTTATTGGTGGGTATACCACTAATGTACCAGTACACGGCAGAATGCAGTACTTACCTAAAGGGGCTGTTATCAGACTGAAAAAAATTACACTTGCACAGAATGTAAAGAATGCTGATGGCCAGGAAGTAGTTAACCGTAATCGTAAACGCTTTAGTATAGCACATACAGAAGGTTGGACAGAAGCTGACTTCGAAGCGCATAGACAAGAGCAGTTGCTCAAACGTATCTAGTTATACAATCCTCTTAGGAGGGTTGAACTAAACAGATAATTAAAATTATAGGACTATACATGGCAGACTTTATTATACCAAAGAACCAAGCGTTTGATTTTAGAATAGAAGTAAAAGAAGCTAACACGTTTATAGCACAAAACCTGGATGCCTGTATATCTGCTACAATGGGGATAATCCCATTAACTGATCCTGATACTACTACACATACTATAACTATGGTAGTACCAGTACCTACTAGTGAAGACTCTCAAAATGGTGTACTACGAGGGGCTATTACAGAAGCAGATAGCATAGCAGTTAATAATGGTACAGGATTCGAATCTAAAAGAGCGACTAAGGCTGATGGGTATTACTTGAAACCTACATATCAAGGAATTATAAAAATAGCATTTAGTGATAGCACCCCAACTATTACCACTATACTTGATAAAATATATGTTATACCGACAGGCGTGTAAACATGGAAGTGGTTGCAGATAGCGCATTAGTTACAAGTGGTGCTACCACTGAGGTAACTACTGAGGTAACCACCACTGATGTAAATGTAGCTACTCCTAAAATAGCTGAGGTATCGACTAACACATACGTACTGAGTACAGGTGGTGTGTACAGTGGTAATATCCACAATGGGGTACCTACATGGCTTACAGATGCAATAATAGCGCAAGTAACAGCTGGTACGCTTAATATTAGCCAACTAGTGAATGACTTGTACGTACTAGTTCAAAGTATAGAGCTAGGTGTAAATCAAAGTATTGCCAGTGTACAGAATGAGGTGGTAAGTCAATCACAATACTTAACTACAGTTAAGAGTGAACTACAAGGTGATATAGCAGTAGCCATAGAGCAGTATGATACAATTGTATCTCCTGAGCTAGCTAAAGCAGTAAAGACTGATGCATTAGGGGTAATTAAGGGCCAGGTGGAGGCATGGGCATTAGATGTAACTGATGTGTATGCAAGTAATAACTTAGCTAGTGCTACGCAAGTTGAGCTACTCACATCCACGCTAACTGATGTAAATACAGGTACAGTTGCAACAGCTACGAAGTTGTATGAGGGATATACGACAATTGGGATAACACCTGATGGTACAGGTATTGCATCTGCAGGATACTTAGACACACTAAGTGCTAGTGTAGATGATGTAAATACAGGTATAGCTGCAACAGCTACGAAGTTGTCTGAGGGGTATACGACAATTGGGATAACACCTGATGGTACAGGTATTGCATCTGCAGGATACTTAGACACACTAAGTGCTAGTGTAGATGATGTATCTGTTGCGCTCACTACTGTTGAACGAGTGGCTGTTGAGGCTAATGAGTGGTCTGCAAGTTCTAGTAAACTTATAACAGGGCCTGATGGAAGTATCACTGGATGGGGGTTCTCAGATGGTAGTAATGAAGTTAGTAATTTTCAGATAAAAGCTACAAACTTCAGTATAAGCGATGGTCTTACAGGACATACACCATTCAGCATTGTTGGTAGTGATGTGAATTTTAATGGTAAAGTAACATTTAGTAGTATTAGTGATTCTGGTACATATATACCTACGATATCTAGTGTCGCAGCAGCACAGACAGAAGCCGCAGATGCTAAAGAAAATGCTATAGCAGCACTTACTCAGTTAACTGACATAGCTTCAGATAGTGTGCTAGATCCAGGAGAAAAAACTAGTGTAATAGCTGCTAGAGATGTGATAGTAGCTGAGAAGGCGGGGATAGACACACAAGCTACTGCATATGGAATTACAACTGAAAAAACTACTTATGACAATGCTGTGGGTGCACTAACAACGTACTTAGCAACATTGACTAGTCCTGTTCTATGGAGTAATCTATCAGGTAATACTACAATAGTAGGTACTACCTTTAGGTCTAAATTTAATAATGTGTACACAACAAGACAAGCACTATTAGATAAAATAGCTATTATTGCAAAGAGCCTTGTAGATACAGCACAAAGTACAGCTAATAGTAAACCAAATGTGTACTATCAGACTACGGCCCCAAGTAGTGTAGGAAGAGTATTAGGAGATCTATGGTTTGATAGCGATGACAAAAATCATCCGTATAGATGGTCTGGTGCCGCATGGGCAAGTATTAGAGATCTGTCAATAGCTGATACTGCAACTGCTTCAGCTAGCGCTAATACTGCAGCACTAAATGCTATGACTGCTGCTCAAGCTGCTCAAGCCACTGCAGATGGTGCAACTACTACGTACTATCAAAGTGCTGCACCAACAGGATTAAACTCTAGTACTGACATAGGCGATATGTGGTTTGATACTGATGATAACCAGGCATACAGATGGAGTGGGACAACCTGGCTAACAATTCAGGATAAAAGTATTGTTGTTGCTCTTGCTGCTGCACAAGATGCACAGACCACAGCTGATGGAAAGATAACTTCATTCTACCAAACTGCACAACCTACAGGAGCCAATATAGGAGATTTATGGTTTGATATTGATAATAAGAATGAAGCGCACTACTATAACGGTATGGCATGGACCACGCTTAGGGATGGTACAATTGCAGATGCATTTTATGCTGCTGAGCTAGCACAGACAGAAGCCGCAGATGCTAAAGAAAATGCTATAGCAGCACTTACTCAGTTAACTGACATAGCTTCAGATAGTGTGCTAGATCCAGGAGAAAAAACTAGTGTAATAGCTGCTAGAGATGTGATAGTAGCTGAGAAGGCGGGGATAGACACACAAGCTACTGCATATGGAATTACAACTGAAAAAACTACTTATGACAATGCTGTGGGTGCACTAACAACGTACTTAGCAACATTGACTAGTCCTGTTCTATGGAGTAATCTATCAGGTAATACTACAATAGTAGGTACTACCTTTAGGTCTAAATTTAATAATGTGTACACAACAAGACAAGCACTATTAGATAAAATAGCTATTATTGCAAAGAGCCTTGTAGATACAGCACAAAGTACAGCTAATAGTAAACCAAATGTGTACTATCAGACTACGGCCCCAAGTAGTGTAGGAAGAGTATTAGGAGATCTATGGTTTGATAGCGATGACAAAAATCATCCGTATAGATGGTCTGGTGCCGCATGGGCAAGTATTAGAGATCTGTCAATAGCTGATACTGCAACTGCTTCAGCTAGCGCTAATACTGCAGCACTAAATGCTATGACTGCTGCTCAAGCTGCTCAAGCCACTGCAGATGGTGCAACTACTACGTACTATCAAAGTGCTGCACCAACAGGATTAAACTCTAGTACTGACATAGGCGATATGTGGTTTGATACTGATGATAACCAGGCATACAGATGGAGTGGGACAACCTGGCTAACAATTCAGGATAAAAGTATTGTTGTTGCTCTTGCTGCTGCACAAGATGCACAGACCACAGCTGATGGAAAGATAACTTCATTCTACCAAACTGCACAACCTACAGGAGCCAATATAGGAGATTTATGGTTTGATATTGATAATAAGAATGAAGCGCACTACTATAACGGTATGGCATGGACCACGCTTAGGGATGGTACAATTGCAGATGCATTTTATGCTGCTGAGCTAGCACAGACAGAAGCCGCAGATGCTAAAGAAAATGCTATAGCAGCACTTACTCAGTTAACTGACATAGCTTCAGATAGTGTGCTAGATCCAGGAGAAAAAACT